TCATCGCAACGCTGCACTGACACATGCTGCAAGCGTCTGGCGAACGCAGCCGTCCGCGTCACCATTTATCTCCGAGCCCGAAAAGCGGATCAATCGAATTCCCGCATTCAAGGCGGCCCGATCTTTCAGCCTGTCGTTTGCCTGCTGCTCCGGCGACGAATGGAAGTCCTTTCCGTCGCATTCGACTAGGATTAGCGGCCTCGTTTGTCCTTTCGCGAGTAAGGCGAAATCGTATCTGAAGCGTTGGAGAGCGTACTGTGGATAAAGAACGAGATCAGCGCCCAATTCTGCACCGATAGAGAAATCCCAACCTAGCTCTTCACAGACTGGTCGAAGCACCAGTGCGAGCTTCGCACCAAATATGGTTTCTATCGGGCTCTCCGTGATACCGGCCATTGCGACGCTCTCTCCAGCGCTCTCGATGGCCTTCGCCACCGCCAAGCGCAGAGGCACAAAATCGCCTGTCGGCGCTTCCTCCGGCTCTCGTTCGTCGGGCCACACAATGGCGGATTTGAAATTGGAAAAGTCGTCCACAAGCTCACGGCTCATCACATATGCTCTTCCAGTTCACCCAGTTGCTTGCTGCATCGCTTGAGGCGCAGCAAGTCGTTGCGCCGCAATTCCCCGACACCACTTCTCCAGAGGCGCTCGACGAACCGTTCATCACCTTCATCCAGATCGAGCCGCGCTTCGTGGCAGCGGACGATTAGGTTCCTGACGCTGATGCCAGCTATGTCTCCATGCAGTTCGGTAGCATCGCGAATTTCGAATAGCTTTTCTGCTTGAAGCGCGGTGAGACGAAAGTCGCGCAACGCAAGTAGCGCCTCAGCACGTTCCTTACTGAACTTGAAATCCTTTCGCTCCTGGCGAGTGAGCGACATGATCTCCGCCGATTGCTCCGCAATGTCTTTAAGGAATGTCAACTCCCATTCCGTGAAGACACTCTCTGCTGTCTTGGCTAAGGCGAGCAGGCTGAGGGCAAGATTTCGAACCTTCGCCGGATCGCTGCTGACAGCGTGCATCTCGCGATGTGACGCCATGTTTGTAACCTGTGGAAAACCTGTCGATAAGGCTGTGCGACTCAGTTATAGAACCTGAGGATAAGGCGAATTGCCTATGCTGACAGGGCGTCTCTCGGTTTATCCACGGAGATTTGACGCGCCCTCGCCGGGCCAGATTTTCATTCCCAGCCAATTTTCGATACTCAGACCGGCAAGCGGCCGCGCGTGAAGCGGCCCCTTCAGGCGGTGGCTAATCTCGCATGCGCAAGTGGCCTAAAAGAAATAAGTCCCAGCGCGCCGTGAGCGCTCAGAAACGCAAAAAGGCCCGGCCATCCCCTTTGGGACAGCCGGGCAAGTCGCGTTTTGGGTCGCTAGTCCAGGATGCCGCGATTGCTCCGCGACAACCCTTGGTTACCGTCGCAACTTGGAGCGCAACGACGGATTTATCGCGGCGCGGGCATGCGCTGGATCGGTCTGGCTCCGTTCGGTGGCACCATCACGTCTATCGAACTTCGCCGTTGGTGATGAAGCCGTGCCAAAGGCCGCCTGCACTGCCATCGATCGACGGCATGACGGTCAGCGTATCGAACTCGGCAGCTTCGATGCCGCCTTTGATCGTCCAGCATACGTCGTGCCTAGCGGTCTGAGTGTGCTCAGCCTCATGCCCGTCTTCGCCGCCGCTGAGAAGCGACCATTGCTCACGCGTCGAAAGCGGCACCACCTTGCAGAGCTGGCGCCACCGTGGATCAGTCGGACAACGGAAAGTAAATCCCACCCGGCTCCCGTTTTTCATGACCCATCGCGGATCGAGGTCAGCTAGTCGCGTTGTCATGTCAGCCCCCCTACGACGCTCGCCAGCACCAGGCAGATGGCAAGGATGAGGATGCCGACGAACTCGGCACCGTATCCAAGGTTCAGATCGTCGGCCGTGGTCGAAACATTCACGATGACAAAGCCGGTGCCGACCGCGGCCGCCCCGAGGAGGACGAGCCCCCACAAAAGCAGGTCCATGCGGCGGTCCCCGTCAAACGTAGAAGAACGCCGCGGCGAGTCCGGCGGCGACAAGCGACGAAATGAACCAGATGTTGCGTCCCCAACTATCCGGGGCAAATACTCTGATGACGCAGACGATGCCGAGGATCTCGCCGGCCGAGCTCACGATGAGGATCGACCGGAGCCCGTCCCAGTTCACCGCAGCGCCCGCGCTCTCGATATGGCACATCCACCAGACCGGACCGAAGATCAGCGCTTGAAAGAAGAGAAGCACGAAGATCGAGATCGCGGCTTGGAGTCTTGTCCGGTGAAACCCGTTTTGCAGGATTTCACGCGTCATGTAAGCCACGAACATCGTGCAAGCGAAAACCAGCAGGAAGAAGAGCGTTCCGCTCAATCCCTCGATCAACCTGGACGTCATTTCAATTCCTGTGAGGTTGGCCCGACGACCTCATGTCGTGGACGAGCTGGGCGATTGGGTCCGACTGCCTCACACTCGAGGTTCGGGAATATTCAATTGAATCACGCAACTTGCCTTGGGCTTCGCCGATGTTCCGATCTGCGGCATCGAGCCGACGCATCGTGACGTTATGATCGTGGAGCGCATTCTCCGCGGACGCTTTCTCAATCTCGTCATGATCAAACGGATCGATGAGATGCAATTGACGCAAAATGGTCTGCAGAAGGTTCATCGCCCCCTCCGCGATACCATTCCATCCAGTTTCACAGCGACCTGCGCCAGCATCGCCTTCATTTCGACGACAGTATTGAAGGAGGACTGCACCCCATTCCTGGCGTCGGTGACCATGCCGGTGTTCACCCTCACCGCCTCGGCCTGCGACCCAATTGCTAGCGCAACATCCTTCAGCTTTTCGATGTTGCCGTTGTGGTAGAATTCGATCCGCTGGTTGACCATCTCGAAAGCCGTGGCCTGCACTCTGATCGCTTCTGCGAGCGCTTCGGTGACCTTGTTTCTCTCCTCGGTCGACTCTGCGACCTTGGTCAGGGCCGCGTTGTTGGCCTCGACCAGCTTGCTGAATGTGGCGAGCTCCATCTTCCGCTCGGCGTGCAGTCGATTGTTGATCCGGAAGATGACGACAAGGCCCGTGACGAGCGCTGCTATCGTGCTGAGAAGGACAGTAATGACGGCGCCGGCGAAGCCCATGCCGGCGAGCGTCTGAGTCACGATCTCCGGCGTGCCGGCAGCGCCCATCATCACTTCCCCGCCTTCTTGCGCCGAGCGCAGGCCCGGGCGATATCGCGGTCACCGATCGCCTGCACCGCGACCGCGGCGAGCGCGCTGTTTGGCGCCGCCCGGAGCTCGGTGGCAACCAGTTTCTGGAAGTCCTGGGACCAAGCGCGGACCGGCGGACAAACGACCGCCGGCGCCGTATCTGGCATCGTGCAGGTAAGCTGGACAGCGATGAAGGCCCAGCCCGTACAGGTGAATGTCACGCTGAGCCCTCCTCGAGCCGCTTGATGGCGTCGTCGACCGATTTCGGGGCGTTGGCTTGCGCCTCGAGCTCGGCTTGTTGCGCATCAATGGTGGCGTTCTGCTGCTGGACCGTGGCCTGAGCCGCGCCGAGATCCTTGGCGTTCTGGTCAGCACGCTGCCGCGCCAAGTAATCGTTGAGCGAGCTCCCGAAGGCGTTGAAGAACGCCTCCAGGAGCGGCTGCAGGGCGGTCAGGACGGCGGCTAACGTTGCCCCGCTGAACATGACGCGCCCTTACGTTTTGGAGACGCTCGAGACCGCGGCGGTGACGTCCGGGACGGCATCCGGCGCCAGGTTCAGGCGGGCGATGATCTTCTGGGCGATGGCATCCGGGCCACCCATCCAGGAGGTCAGCCAGTCCGGCGAGTGGTCAAGGACGTACTGCAGAGCCTGTGCCAGCACCTGGTTGTGCACGTCGACGGTCAGTGCCTTATCCTTCGTAGCGTCCTTCACCATGTTGATGGCGTAGTGGATCCCCTTCGAGATGAGCTGATCGGCGCGCATGGAGACGATGACGGCGTAGATCTGCGCCGGGAGCTTCCGGAGCAGCCAGGTCACGAAGGCGAGGATCAGCGTCCCGATGGCGCTGGCCCACTGCGAGATCGCGGCTCCATATGCCCACGTCACCTTCGTGGTGTCGCTGGTTGTTTGAGCGACGGTCTCGGGAGCCGCGGCATCGGCCGCGAAGGCGACGTCGATCGCAAGGGATGCGCCGACAAGCACGGCAAACACGAGCGCGAACGGCCGCACACTCCGCGGCAGGACGACGGCGGCCAGCACCAGGCCGAGCAGCACGACGATCAGGGTGCCGGTCGGATCGAAGGCTTGCCCCACGGCAGCGAAGGGCGACTTGGAGCCTGCCAGCGCCAAGCTCGGCGCAAGCAAAAGCGGCGCGGCAAAAGCCGCGCTGTAGATGCGGTTCATATTTCACCTTTTTGGATGTGGAAATGCGCGAGGTCCGTCGCGCGGCGGGCTATGCGACCTCAAACGGATCGGTGAGATCCGTCAGGCCTCATTCGTGGACACGCGGCCGTCACTGCGAACGACCGGAAGATGATTGAAGCCGATCTGGCTCGCCGGCGGCGGCGGCACATCCTTCGGCCACCAAAAGCCTTGGTTGAGGCGCGACGTCGCGAAGGGCCCGATATTGACGGCGTCCGACTGGTTGCCACCGAGCCCCATGACGTTGCGGTGCTGATCCTTGCCGACCACGACCATGATGTGGCCGCCGCCGGTCCGCTTCATCGGAGCGAAGGCGCCGACCGCCGGACCGGCCAGCTTCACGGCCGGCCAGTTACCGGCGAAATCCAGCGCCCAAAGCGTCTTGGTGCCCTTGAGACCAACTTTGGTCAGGATGTGGTTGGCGAAGAGAGCGCACCACGGGATCGAGTCATGGGTGTATTCGGCAGCGATATCGCCGCCCTCGTCCTTCGCCCAATCGATGATGACCGGGTTGTCCTTCGAACCAACCCCCTCTTTCGTTCCGATCAGCTTGATGCCGGCTTCGAGCCAAAGCGGTCGACCGATCTCCTTTGCTGGAGCCGGAACTGGAACCTTGCCCGCTACAGCCAAATCGAGCGCGGCGCCCGTGAGCGGTCCGACCTCGCCATCGACATAGAGCCCGGCGCGTTTCTGGAACGTCTCGACTGCCGTATCGGTCGCCGGGCCAAACCAACCCGTGCCGGTAAGAGCATATCCGACAGATTTCAGCGCGAGTTGGACCTGTTTCACAGCGTCGCCCGATGCGCCCATGCGCAAGGGTTTCGCCGCCACGAGGGCTGCGATCGTCATCCCAGTTCTCCTTTGCTCATGAAAAAAGCCGCTCGGAAGCGGCTTCGGTGGAGTGGCTAGTCAGCCGGCCTAGACGAGCGCATTCGCTCGTATCAGCAAATTGTCGACCTGCTGATCCGTCAGGCTCATCGTCGTGATCATGTGTTGGACGAGCGGATCAGCGCGCCGAACCTCAGTGGCAAGGTCCCATTCTTCCTGAACATTTGCGTCGTTGGCGATCGCTGCTCTAACCGTGGCCCACGTCCCCAATTCGTCGAAGGCGCGCTTTAGCCCAAGTTTGGTACAGGAAACTGGCACTGGCGGCGGCGGATTCAGAAACGCAATGACCGCCGGGTCATCATCCGCAACCTGCTCGGTCACGATCGGCGCCGGCTGCTGACAAGCAAACCATCCGACTATTTTTCCTGCATCGTCTCGCGCTACAAATCCCATGCTGCCCTCCTCTATTCGAGCGGATCATACCAACCGCGCGTAATGATGCGGAGCGTGACACCCGCCGCGCTTGCTCGCGCTGCAACCTGTCGCAATGTATTCGTCCAAACGCGTATTTCAGAGAAGTTGCCCATTGACACGGTCGTCACTTCCGTCGCGGTCGCTCCGTTGGTGAAATTCGGAGCGGTATCTACAGCCGCAACATCGTGGACCCACCATTGCGTATTTTGCGTTGCGCACCAACCGATGACCGTCAGGATCGCTTGCACCTGCACACCGGGCGGGATGCTGCCAAGCGTATAGGTTTGCAGCGTCGATCCGAGCGCGGTATCCATGTCCAAAGCAACTCCCGGCCACCAAAATTCGCGCGCGCGCTGCAGGATTTGAAGGAACGTTGAACTTACTGACCACCAAACCGCACCGATGCGCCTGAACATCGTGTAACCGGACGGCAAAGTAGGTGCCGTTGCGCTCAACGACATGAGAATGTCAACAACACCTAGTGGATGCTTGATTACGAATACATGATAGAAACCGCTCGTGAGTGTACCGGTGTCAAGACAACCGTTACCGGTGCCAACCGACCAAGCGGCGGAAGTCTTTGTCATCGAAGCGTTGAGCGCGATCATATCGAGTTGATTGCGATCACACGCTACGCCAGCCGAGACAGTGAAAGTGGCGGCGCCCGTCGACGTGATCTTCAACCCTGACAAGTGCCCGCGCAGCAACGCGGGAATACCGAGATTCACCACCGCAGCCGGCTTGCTGGTCAGGTCGGAGAGATTGAGACTCGAAGTAAGATCGCCTGCACCCGGTTGACCAACGCGATTGAAATTCCAATCTCCAAACGTGCCGGCGCCGGCCGTTTTGTCGACCGTCATCGTGATGATCTGCGCAATGGGATCGTAGAGACAAACGCCCTCCATCCAATTGGTCGGCGACGCATTCGACGACGCGCGCAGACGGACGCCGTTCTGATACGAAAAGCCTGTGACCGCCGAGAACACCTTCGTTCCCGCGCCGATCGCGAGCGCCGTCGCGCTCGTCGCCTCCGTTGCACTCTGACCGATAAGCAGCCATTTGCCAGCCGCCAGATCGGTTGCGAAGTTACCCGACAGATGCGGGACGACGCACTGATAAATATTTTTGTTGATCGGGTGCACGACGATCGAGGTCGGCGGCGCGGCTACGTAATTCGTGGCTGTTGCCCAGGCCGTCGTATTGCTCCACGGCACAGCGCCGGTATCGCCCTTGTCGCCCTTGGCCGCCAGCACCTGCCAGTATGTCCCATCCGGAGCGGTATGGCCGGATCCTGGCGTCGCGTTGATCCAAACATATGACGTGCCGGCCGTCGTCTGGACGTCGCCCACTGCATAGGTCGCGGCGTTGTCGTAGACACCTCGAAAATTGAACCCCCTGTAGATCCCAAGGTAGGACCACGCGCCGCCGGCATGGAACCACATCTTTCCGGTTGAAGGCTGCAGCGCGTACTGGCCATCCGAGCCGAGCGAAGGATCGGGTGCAGCGAGCGACACGTCGACGAACCAAAAGAAGCCGGTCGTATTCAGAGCCGCGACGAGTGTCGAAACGTCGGCCATCGCTTGCGCGCCGGCGATGCGCTGCGACGATACCTTCCAGACGACGTAAGCAACGGCTGCCTGCGCACCGCCGCCCCAGGGTGGGATGACGAGATGCGTTGGATCCGTAACGTCGGTGATGATCGTCTGGAAATTGCCGATCTGGAGAATGTCGCCGGGCCGCACGTTCGTGCTGGACCAGATCGTTCCGACTCCGGACACAATCGTATCGCCGGCCGCGACGGACACCGTCCCGGTCGAGTAATTGGCAAGCGCCGTCATCTCGAGAACCTCTCGATTGAAGCTTCGTGGTGTTGTTGGAGAGAGGAGGAGTTATCGGCTCCAGGAACGGGGGCTATGGCAGCAATGCCAGCCGCTGGTCCTCGTAATGCGCCGGCACCCTGTTGTCCTCGAGGAGCTTGTTCAGTTCCTCCAAGGTCTCCGCGTTTCGAGCCGCTACGAGGAGACTCCGGCGCCTGTTTTCCTTGACCATGAGCTCGTCCGGTTTCGCGAGGATAATGGCGGCGAGTTCCTGCGCGGTCTTTCCCTCGATCTTAGCGGCTTCCTCGAATTCCGCGGTAGGCGCTGCTCCGCTCTGGACGGCCAGCGCGAGCATATGCTTGCGGGCATGGGCGACGTCATGACCGTCTACCATCAGGAACGTGTTGATCCTGCGTTCCGCCCGCTTCTTCTCCTGGACAAGCGGAGAGATGCTGATCTTCATTGTGCCACCACATCAAAGGCGCCGACCTGGTAGGGATGTCCGGCGACGATCGTCACCCTGAACGTACCGGGCTGGTCGATCGCGAACTCGATGGCACCGTCTGTGACGTCTTCTTGGTGCACCAACTTGTTGTCGTACCAGACGTAGACCGTGCACTTCTCCGGCTGCACTGTCAGGTGCAGCGCGTCGACACCATCGGCCTTTATCGGTCTGATGTCACCGGTGATGGCGATCTCCGGTTTCGGCAGAACTTCCGGTGGATCCTTCGAGAGATCGATATAGGCCTCTTTGATATCTACTGGGCCGTCATAAAGGATGTGGTCGATCCCCGCCTCCGTGAACGACTTCGATATCTCATCCATCGGCCTCGCGGCCTCGAGAATGACTTGGGTGATGAAGCCGTTGGCGTCGTGCCTGACGAGCGTTTTGGTCTTGTTGAGCGCTTCTGGCTCTTCGATCGTGACGGGCTCCACGCCAACCGTTTTTGCCTGTCCGTCAGCACCGACCGGTACGAACCCGGGGACGGCCCAAGCACTATCGAGCGTCACTCCGCTCATCCCGCGATCCTCCTGAAGAGCGAATAATAAAGCCGGCCCTGCTGGTTGCCGAACTTGAACCGGAACGTGATGGACGAGCTGGTCACCGCGGCATAGATCCAGAAGTCAGTGCCTCCACCTCGATAGGCTTCGCACTGGAGGTACTGCCCCCCAGGGTTCAAAAGGATGCTGGGATCGCAGTACCCGAGCATGAATGGCACCTCCGGCAACGTCTCTCCGAATGCCTGCGTGGCAACACTGTCGTTGATGCTGTCCAGCGTGCCGCTCAGGTAGAACTGATGGCCCGACCATCTGGAGTCGAACACGGTCTGGTCAAGGTTTGCGACGGACGCATCCACGCCGGGCTTGCTGACAACCAGCTTCGCAACCGCGCCACCCTGCATCAGGACGCGTTGGGTCATCCCAGACTCCGGTTGAAGACCATGTAGTCGACGTAGATGCCGTACGCTTCACTGACCGCGTTGTTGAAGATCATCTGGTTGTTGTAGATGCGGAAACCATTCGAGATCTCGTAGACCGTGACGCCGCCGATCGTGATATCCCTCGGAATCGCCATATCCAGCCGGTACGGGTACGACACCACACCCGAGTCGATGTAAGTCCGAAACGAAACAAGAGGGTTCTGTGGAAGCGTTGCTGGGTAAGGCACCGCGACATCGCCGCTGAATGCCGGCAGAAAGATGCTGCCGGACATGATCACCTGCTCGTTCTTGACATCGGACTTGAGCAGGAAGCTAGCGGCCGCCGTGGCCGAGACGACATCCACACCCGGCACGGATAGCCAAAGGCCGTACTGACCGAGGGTCGGGTGCAGGCCGAGAAGGAAGCGCCGCGCCACTACCAGACCTTCCAAGCGATATAGAACAGCCTGTAAACGACGCCGTGCAACCTGGAGTATCTCGCAAACACGAGGCCAGAGTCGTCCGGGATGAAGCCGTCCTTGAAGCATTGGACCGCGAACGGCGATCGCTGAATGGCCGTGCTACTGTTGGCATCCCTCATCACCATCGTCTGACCATAGGCGGCGACGCCCGAGACGAGATTGTAGAGGACGATGTCCACCGCAGGTGGCGTCGGATACGCCCCCGAGTAGAGGATCTTGGCTCCGCTCAGGAACGTGTAAGCCGGGATGACCCCGACCTCCAAGGGTCGACCTTGGTTCAACCGGCTGTCCAGCGACAGATACTTGTAGTCGACGGCTGGTGGAAACTGCGCGTCGTATCCGGGCTTTGAAACCGTGACCCTCGTGGCATCGATATAGATCCGGACAGCCATCTCAGATCACTCCGAGATGATGAGCGTACCGGCTGTCAGGTTGAATACCGTCTTGCCATCCGTGCTTTGGATGATGCCAGCAGTCACCGTCCCGATGTTGGCGGTAATCGCGCTCAACACGCCGATGTTCATCATGCGCGCCGTGAGGACGCCGTCCAAAAACAGATTGGCTGTGATCCCGATCGAGGCGACGCCGCCAATTGTGCCAACGGTGAAGACCGCCTTCGGTGCGCCGCCGTTGTAACCAGGCAGCTGGATCTGGAACTTGTCGGCAACGACCGTGAATGCCGAAACTCCCGATCCGCCGTTAACCAGCTGAATGCCGGAAATGTAGCCGTTCACGTTGAGGGTCAGAGACCAGGCAGCGGCAGCATATCCACCGAGTTGCGCGATCGCCGTCGACTGTTCGGTGATCGACGCGTTGACGTCGCCGAACTGGGCTGAAACGGACGTGCTGAGATCCGCTACCGCCTGCTGCGCGTCGACGGCCACGGTCTGGACTGTGGCGATCTGCGCGAATGCTGCACCGACGCGGGTCGAGAATTCGGACCTGAGCGTCTTCTTGTCCAACCAGTTGCGGGCATCCTGATTGGCGACGTTCGCAAAGGTCGCTTGCAGTGCTGCATTGATCTCATCGTTGTTCTGATCGGTGACGTCGGCCACCTGCTTCTTCAGAGCGGCGTTGAACGACTCTAGCGTGACGAGGCCCGGCGACAGCTTGACCGTTGGCGCGTCGAGCTCCACGGTCGAATACGCTCCGCGCATGGTCGCGTTGACGGCCTGCACCCGTAGCGTGGCGGCAGCCAGGCTGACGATAACGTCGAATTGGTTCTCGGCACCCTCGTAGACCTGCGTCCAGTTCTTACCGTCGTCGTAGGAGATGCCGGCGACGTAGTAGATGGCGCCCTCGGTCGGAAACCAGCTCGCGAACAGCCGCGGCTCGGCAGTGCCTTGGCTGATGTAGGCGTTCAGACCGTAGACCAGCGGGACCTTGGCATTCGACGGATATTGCGGACTCGGCAGTATCGGAGGAGAGCCGAGATCGGTTGCGTGGACCCGCTCATCGTCAACCACCAGGCTCAGCGAGCAGGTATCGCCATTCGGTGTGCCATTCAGGACGAGACAGAGCTTGGACGAACTCTCGCCGGTACCGAGTTCAAAGGAAGGCGGCTCTCCGCCATCCTCTCGCGCCAGCACCGCGGAAAGTGTTGTGGATTGCGCCGATTGCGCAGCCGCCAAGCTGGTCGGGTCGAGGTTCGCGATCGCGGCGTTGGCGCCCTCCGTGCACAAGATGGGGCCGAAGAACTTGCCATTAGGCCGGCGCAGCCGGATATAGAAGGGCCCGCTACCCCATGTGGGTGCCGGATCGAGCGTCAAGCCGTTGCCGGCAACGCCAACCACCGCGCCACCATATCCATAGGCCTGCGGCAGTTCGGTCTGCACCCGGATCACGGAGCCGAGCGTGATCGCCCGCCCCTCGTACTCGACGCCGATCGTGACGTTCTCGCGGCGGTAGAACGACTGAAGATAGGTGAAGCCGCACTCGCGGAAGGCCTGCTGACGATTGACGACGCCATCGAGACGGATGGTCGTGGCGTTGAGCGAGGTGAAGGTGTCGCCGTTCGGCGGATACTGGACCTGCGCCGCCTGCCAGGTGCTCTCGTCGACATATTCGAGGATGACCGCGTCCGGGTCTTCCTCGCCGAGCATCGTGAAATCGATCGCGGTCGAGTCCCTAACGATTTCGCGGTCGGTCAGCAGCATTGTCGGGACGTCGCGCCATTCGTCGCGGACGATCGAGACGGTGTCCCCGAGCCAGAAATGCTTCGCTCTCGCGACGGCCAGGATCTTGTCGAACGCATCTGGTACTGCGACGGCGGAGTCGAAGCGGAAATCGAACGTATCGCCGCGGCTCGTGCAGCCCGCCGCGAAGTTCACGACGGAGTTGAAATCGACCTTCGAGATGCCGAGGCCCGACCCGTACTGGGTATTCGTGACGGAATCGAAGAACGCCCAGCCCGGACTCCGCGTCGCCTGCGACACAAAGGCCGCCCCGTTCCAAACCGGCAGCACTCGCGTGGCCAGTACGCCGAACTTGTAGGAGCCCTGCGTCGACTGTGACGCCTTGATCCGGATCGCGATCGTCGAGACGTCCGGGAACGAGTTGCTTCCCTTTAAGAACGAGCGCAAGCCGGCCCAGATCACAGAATTGGAGCCGCCGGTACCAGCGAGCTCGGCATCTTCGCGCCGGAAGCGGACCAGGTATCGGCCCGGGAAGACGTCGACCTTCACGCTGTTGCGTACAGGCGCTTGGGATGCGTACTGGAACGAGGTCGAAAAGAGCGTCGTGAACGGACCAGTTTGGGTGCCGGCATCATCGCAGGTAGCGTATTCGGCCGTCAGCCCGACGTTCGAAAACCCAATCGAATTGTCCTTGCCATTAATGGTGAAGCAGCCGGCCGGGAACGCGAAGTCGACAGCGATCGACTGGGACAGCGTGCCGGCCGGGTTGGCGACGAACGGCCCCACCCAGGGACCGGGCGTCCTTGCCGACGGGGGCAACGGCGCGCCCATGGCATCGTATTGACCGCCAGATGTGCCCGAACCGGACGGCAGCTGCTGGCCAGTGACTTCGGTCGACTGGTCGACGTTGGTCGGGAACAGCGTGACCGTAGCGCCCGGCGCGTAGAACGCGACCTGCGCGCCGGCAAACGCCGCCGAGACGCCGTTGACCGGATCCCAGAAGACCGTGTCTTCGACGTAGATCTTTTCGTAGGACATGGTGCCCATCGAGACCGACAGCAGCAGGTTGAGGTATTGATCGTTGCCGACGAATTCGGCCCACGGTGTCGCAGCGAAGTCCGGGAAGGCCTTCAGGCGGCCGTACCAAACCGGCAGCGGCTGTCCCAGCTTCGCGACGTTGCCCTGTGCCGTCACCGAGTAGATCTGGTCCGGCGTCGCGCTCGGCGAATTGGTCGCTCCGGCCTTCGGCAGGATCAGCGCGTTGACGAGCAGCGTGCCGCCGATCGCGAGACCGGCACCAAGTGCTGTTGCGCCAAAGCTGCCGGCGGTGAGACCGAACAGACCGACGGGCGCCCACAGTGCGAACGCCGAGACAGCAACCAGCGCGACGATCCCGATGACCTGCTTGACGGCGTTGCCGCCCTGCCCGCCCCCACGCGGGAAGCTGAGAAACCGGACCTGGTCCGCGGAACCGATCCGGCGCCGGCGCCATTCCTTCCGCAGCACCGCCTCGCCGTTGATCTCGAGGATGGTCGGCAGCCCCTTCGCGAACTGCCAGCCATAGGTGCGATCACGCCACGCCCAGTTCGTCCGGCGCAGAAACGACGTCACGGTCTCGCGCGGGCGCGGCTCAGCGCGCGCGACCTCGAGCCCCGGCATCACGAGATGCAGGGCGGGATGGCGGGGGGCAACACGCTCGCGCCGGCGGCGGTCACGCGGCCGCGGCGCCGGTGTGCGTGGCGCCCGTGCTGGTTTCAACGATCCATGCATGTCAGTTCGGCTCGAAAAACCGGAGTTTCTTCCAACCCATTTGTCGCAGGGCCAGAACAGTTTCGCAGGCGACACCCTGCTTCTCGTCGCAGTGGATGACCCGCTGCTCGTATTTCAGCCAGACGCCGATGTGCGCCGGTGTGCGGAGATGCGCCATCAGGACCAGCGCACCATCCGCGGCAATGACGAGACCGCCGGGCCCCTCCGGCACCTCGCGCCAGAAATCCCGTTCTGGATGTCCCTCAAAGGACTCGAGCACCCAGCGCTTCGAGAAGTCGTTTGGCACCGGGACGCGCGGCAGCTCGCGGCCGAACAGCTCGCGCTGCACATGGCAGGCGAAATCCCAGCAGTTGCGGGACTGCCAGGCCCACGGCTCGCCGATCAGGGCCGACAGGAAGGACGAACGGTTAATGGGCAAGAGCCGTTGCCTCCCGATGGCTTGGCGGGTGCCTTGATGGCAGCGGTTTATTGAAGAAAGGGCGGACGTCGGTCGGTTTGACGCCATGGGCCGCTTTTTGACCCGATCCGGGCTTGGCGGCAGTTCGTGAAGCGAGTTCTAGGTCCGTTCTCGCCCCTCGACCAGTTGATCTAGATCAAGGGATTTAGTCCGATGAGAACAAACAACGAATTTGGGCGTAGTTTTAGTGCAATTGTTCTAATTTCAATCCGAAAAGGTCCCGATTTGCTAACGACACGTTAATTTACTTTTGGCGTGTGATCCTTTTTGACCAGCGCCGGAACACCGGAAGTTCCCATATTACGTCATCGCCGGCCCACCTCTGGCAACCACCCGGCGACTGAGAGTTCTGTAACGCTCCCGCCTGATAGAGGCGCGCAACATGTTCCCCTATCCGCGAACGCTATGCTCTACGTGTCGAACAGCAGCCACGCTGGCACGGATCACACCGAGCCCCTCGGGCTTCAAAATCCTCACCTTTGAGTGCCCCGAATGCAATGACGTCGCCCAAACCGTCGCCGATCTGGTTGATCCAATGAAATCCCCGAGAACGAACAGATGGCTACGAGGGCAATTGCTGGCACCCAACTGAGCGGTTTCGCGCTCCCGCCTTGGAGAGGGTTATCATAGGTTATTGCGTTTCAGTTCCCTCTGCGGAACGCTCCCTAACGTCGCGGGGGAAGACCGAAATGAAGGACATGGCGGCGCACCTAGAGAAGCTTCGTACCGAGGCGGAAGAGTGCGAACTGATCAGCAAGCTCGCGACCAATGCAATTAAGAAAGAGCTATTCGCCAAGCTCGCTGCCCATCACCGCAATCTGGCTGATGAGGTGGAGCGCGCGATGAAGCAGTCTCGCCCAGAGGTCTAGCTGCGCCAATTATCAGAGTGGGCCCGGGCTAACTTGCCAAGTTTTCCCGAGCCTGGTTACGTCCTGTTAGTTGGTTGGACATACAACGGCGGGATCACTTCTGTTTACGCAATGCCCGCAAAAAAAGAGCAAGAAGGCCGACGGGTCACCTTTGAGCATCCGTTGCCCGCGCTGATGATGGCCATCGATGGCACGTGGTGTCGCTCATGCGTGCTTAAGGATATCTCAGATCTCGGGGCGAAACTTCAAGTTGAGACCTCAATTGAGGGGTTGATCCTGAAGGAGTTCTTTCTTCTGCTTTCGTCCACAGGACTTGCCTATCGTCGCTGTCAGCTCGAACGAGTAAACGGCGAAGAGTTGCAGGTCAGCTTCATTCGCCAAAAGGCTAAGGCGAAGAAATCCTCCGACACGAGCTAAACCGGGTTCCAAGACTGCCAAATTTTCCCGATCCTAGGAACTTTTGTTGCGTGCACTTTGTAACGTCCAGTTCACGTGTGCCCCGGGGGGAAACTTTGCCGGAAATGCTGCCGACAGTTCTGCTCGTAGAAGACGATGATGCGATCCAAGGCATTGTCGAGGATGCGCTGACGGAGGGGGGCTTCAAGGCCGCCATCGCCAGGTCCGGCGAGGAGGCGGTGACGCTGCTCAAGAGTCGGCTCGTTGCATACTGCGCTCTTGTGACTGACATCAATCTGTTAGGAAGGTTCAACGGCTGGGAGGTCGCGCGGGCGGCGCGCGAGGTCGATCCAAATTTTCCCGTCGTCTACATATCGGGCGCAGCAGCCCACGAATGGCCGGCGCGAGGCGTTCCCAACAGCACAATTCTTCAGAAACCGTTTGCCCCCGCCCAGCTTACAACAGCGGTCTCTCAGCTCCTTAACGAGCGCTCAGCAGCCGATTTAGGCAAGGCTTGAGGCGAGACATGACGCAGGCATCGATACTCCTCGTGGAAGATGAGGCGCTTATTCGAATGATGCTTGCCGAGATGGTCGAGGAACTCGGACATAGAGTCATCGCTGAAGCGGGTTGTGTAGATGATGCGCGATCTCTTGCAGAGATTGAGGGCTACGATCTCGCGATCCTCGACATCAATTTGCAAGGCGCCAACGTGCGGCCAGTTGCCGAGGCAGTAAAGCGCCGAGGGCTGCCCTTCTTTTTCTTGAGTGGATACGTTAGCAACGCCGCGCCCGACGGATTCGAAGGAACGCCGGTCATACTCAAACCATGTACGCTGGATACGCTCAAGCACACAATCGATGCTTTCCTGCTGAATGGAGAGTCCGAAACTGGTTCATCGCGGCAAGCGTTGTAGGTCTTGCTGAGGTCTCCTGTCGGAGCAGCGGCGACCCGATTTACTCACCGCAAGTATTCCGGCTTCCATTTGAGGCGACGAGGAGCCGACCTTCTTGCCCGACATCCGGCCACTAGGGCAGCAACGACGGAAATTGCACATAATCGTAATTCCTGGTCAGCCGCGGAAACCGCTTGTTCTGCAGGTTCTTCACCATCACGGTGCCGGTAATCGAGGTGCCAACCACCTTCACGTTGCGGAGCTCAAACTCGACGGCGCCGTATGACGGTTGGGTAAGATCCGTCGCGAGATATTCTCGGTACAGGACCGAGATGTATTCGCGGTAGCCCAGCGCCGCACGGATCTTCGGCAGCAATTGGCGGTTGACGTTGTCGATCTTGATGTTGGTCTGCGGCGGTTGGCCTTGCCGCTGCTCCGGATATGTCGACTCGAACGGGCAAGCGATGAACGTCGCTGTCTCGCCGGGATTGCGCGGACCGGACAATTCGATCCCGAAAGTCATGTCGTCGCCGACATTTGCGACGACGCGCGCCGGAACATCGAATGACGACTGCCAGATCTCGAGCGTGTGATAGACGCGCGCGCTCGGCGGGCACGACGCATATGCCTCGAGCAGGGCTTCGCTGTGACTCGCCATCAGAGGTCAAACACCATCAGCGTCATGGATACTGCGACATACCTTGTCCCGACCGGGACGTAGGACGGCTTGCCACCCTTGGCGAACTTGCACGTCTTCGAGACGTAGGCCGATCCGAGCCAGATGCTCGCCGTGAACCGCCCGCTCCCGTTGCCAATCGTGTCCCGGACCCAAGCCACGAAGGCGTCATGCTCAGCAAGTGTCAGGTTGATCGTCTGCACAACGGTTCCGACATTATCGCCAGGGCGCGGCCGCTCGCGGGTATTGCCGCCCTCCATGTCGGTCGCGATCGGATCAAGAAACCGCTTCGTGATCTGGAAGCCACTCTTCTGCGGCCGATAATTGACCGCGGGCCAGGTTGGGATAGCCATCGTTTAACTCCCGAAACCACGCTGACGGGATGAGATGGCCTGAGAGATCGGGCCATTCTTCGCAGCGTCGTCCACCATCAGACCGGTGACCGCATTCTTGAACACGATGTCCACCTGGCTGCCGTTGTTCGTCCGACTGACGCTGGTCTGCGGATCCGAACCCGAGGGCGCGTTGTAGATGTTCACGACGACATTTCCCGATGCCGAGTTGTCATTGGCGGCGCCACCGAGTCCGCCGGCCGAGACGCCGAGGCGACCGTCAGGACCGCGGCGCAGGGGCATCACCGCCTCCTCTCCAGCCTCACCCATGAGGCCGGTACCGCCATTGGCCATCGGAAACAGCGTTGGCCGCGTCACGACACCGCCGCGGGCGAACGGGATGATGTTGCCGCGGGCGAAGACGTTGCCCAGCGCGCTCGGCGCGACCGGGCCGAACAGGTTGCTGCCGGCGGTGCCAGGGGAGCCGAAGGAGACGCCGGCGGAACCGAGGAGCGAACCGAGGTCGGCGCCGCCGCCCAGGCCACTGAACGAGCTCTGCAGGCTGCGCATCAGCGGGCCGACAACGAGCAGCTTGATGATCATTTCCTCGATCGCTCGGATCACAAGCTTCGAGGTGTCGGTGAAGGCCTGCCCGAAGCTCTTGGTCCCATCGAGCGCGTCCGTGATGCCGGTCACGAGATCGCTCGATATGGTCGACGAGGCTTGACCGATCGCGGCGTTGGTGCGCAGCGCCTGCGCCTCGACCGATGCCAGCGCGGCGGCGACGTCCGGATAGACCGACTTCAACTGCTGCGCGATCTGGACATCATCCGGCGACAACAGCGCGGTCTGCCGGCCGAACCGGATGTCGTTCTGGATCTGCTTGAGTGCATTCGCCTGCGCCGCGGCGCCGAGGGCCTTGGCCTGCGCGTCGATCGCTGCCTTGTCCTGGTCGGTCAGTTCCTTGTGATTGCGGACGGCATCGGCGAGTGCCGTCATCTTCGCGGTGTATTCAGCCGCGGCACCGGCGGACATGCCGATGGTGGCTGCCTGGATCGTGGTGGCGTCGACCTGCGCCTTGATCTGCAGCGATCCGTCGGCCTGCGCGCGCGCCAGCGCCAGCTGGTCCTGGATCTGCTTCGCCGTCAGGCCAGCCCCGGCCTCCTGAGCTCGCTGGAGCTCGAGGAACTTCTGCTTGACGCTGTCCGCTACGCCGGCCGACTGGCCCAAAGCCGACATCCGCGCCGACTGGACGCTGGAGGCAATATCGAGTTGGAGCGCCGACGTCGCGCGGCTGGTGTCGGCCGGCGAGGCGTTGATCTGGGCAGATTTCGCGCGGATCTGCTCGAGTCCCGCGGCTAGACGTTCAGCCGGGCTCGCCGCGTTGCCCAGGAAGTCGACAAGCGCGTTCTTTGGGATTGCCGCCAGCGCGGCGCTTGTGGCGATGATCGACCGCTGAAGCTGATCCATGGACTGTCCGACCTTGGCGAGCTTCTGGTCGACGTCAGGGGCCGCGGCGAGGTCCTGCAACAGCTTCAGTTGATTTTGGAGATCCTGCGTCTGCGCGATCTGCGGCAGCGCGGTCCGGATCGCTTGCTGCTGAGCCAACGATTGCTGCGCGTTTCGGGCATCATCGGCCGCCGTCTTCTGGCGCTGGAGCGCGGCGGTGAGCTTCTCGATCTGCGCTTGGGCCGCGGCGATTGCAGCAGGGTCAGCAATAGCCCCGAGCATGCCGGTATCGGGGTCGACCGTCCGTCCTCCTGTTTTCTGCAGGAGATCAAGTTTGCGCTTTGCCGCATCCAACTGAGCATCGAGGCCCTGCAGCGGATTCAGGACGTTGTAGATGCTCTTGCCGATCGAAGCCCACGCATTCGAGACGGCATTGCCAAGCGCCGTCCATGCGGACTTCGTTGTCGACACCGTCGTGGAAACGTCCAGCAGGCCCGTTTTGACCGCGTTTGCGAGTACCACCTGCGCCGCATAGACGTTGTTCTGCGCCACAAGGTTGGTGATGAGCTGCTTGGTGGCGCCGTCGAGAAAGCCGAGCCGCTGATTGAGGTCGTCCGCACCCTTGACCGGATCGGCGAAGGCGTCGGCCAGCATTTTGGCGGCTTCGGCGGCGTCGGTGCCGTAGACCGTCGCGATATCCTTGCCCATTTTGACGATGGGCAGGATGTTGTCGTTCGCGACCTTGCCGGTCTGCGCCAAAGCCGTGGCGAGCTCGCGCGCTTCGTTCACCGACAGACCGGTCCGCGAGGCACCGGCATCCGCGACGGAGTTGATGCTGCCCACGGTAGCGCCGCTGGCCCGGCCGGCGCCAAGGAGCGACCGCTGCACCTCCGACTGCTTGCTCTGATACGAGATCAAGGCCGCGATGCCGAGGCCGACCGCGGCCGCGATACCGCCCCAGACCACCCGGCTCACGCTCAGCAGGCCGAGGAACTTCGACCCGATCGTCGCCGCGAAGTCGGTGATGCTCGCTTTCGAGGACTGGAAGATTTGGAATACCTGGCCACCCTGCTGCGCCAAGATCATGAACGGCGACTGCCCCAGCGCAAGGCCGGTCACGACGTCGTTCAACTGGTAGGACAGGTTGACGAGCTCGCCGGATGCAACGCGCCCGGTCGAACTGGTATTCTTGAGCTGCATCTGGACGTCGGTCAGCCGCTTCGCCAGCAACACCTGCGCCTGCTCGTATTCGGCAGTGGAGATTACGCCGTCATTCAACAGTTGCCGATTGGCCGCCGTTTGCTTGCCGAGGTTGATCATCTCGGCCTGGAGAGGGTTCAACTGGGCGCGCAACTGCTCCGCGGCCGCGACTGCCTTCTGTTCCGCAGCGGCGGCCTCGTCGAATTCGGCGGCCAACGCGGCGCCGGCGGCGTCGATCTCCATGAATGCTGCAGCCGACACCCTCGCCGACTTCGTGACCTGGTCGAACCCGTAGGCCTGCGCGATCGCCTGCTGAGTGCTTTGCGCGACATGCGCCGCCCTCGCCTGGTCAATCTGGTCGAGCCGCTGCATCTCCGCCGCCAGCGCCTCATAGGTCGCGCCGAGCGACGTCGCCGCCGCGCCACCGCCGCCCAGCGCCTCGGTTAGGCTGCGTTGGAAGTTGGCACCTGCCTGCTGCGCCCGTTGGGTAGCAATTTCGTCCAGCTGCCGCAGGTTCTGATCGAAGACGCTGGCGGAATCCTTGGCGGACTTCGCGGCGCCGGCGATCATCAGTTGATCCAGATCCTGCGAGAACGCCTTGCCAGCCTCTTCGGCCTGCGCGCGCGCGACACCAGCCAAGCCGCCATACTGCGCCATGAAGGCGTCTGCGCTCTCCTGTGCCGACTTCGTTGTGTCGCCACCGATGCCAAGTGTCGAGTTGATCGCGGCTTGGCTCTTCTGTGCTGCGGCGAGTTGCTCAATTGCAGCCGCCGCGCGCGTCGCGACCTCGGCGTGGACGGAATATTGCTCATTGAGCTGGGTAACGGCCCCGGAAATCGAGACGAAGCCCTTCTCGGCCAACGAAGCCGCATCCGCGGTGAGCCCAAACTTCTGGTAGGCCGCGTCGAGGAGCAGATTGACGCGATCCAGCCCCATCCCTCGGTCGGCGGCGTTGCCGATACGACGGATGATCGCCTCGAACTGAGCGCCGGCGCCGTAGCCGTCGAGCAGCGCCTTGCTGACCGACGTCATCCCACCCGGGATCTTGGCCAGGGCGGCATCCGACTGCGCCAGTGCCGCATTGCGAGCCTTGTCGCTCGCAATCATCTTGTTGTCGGCGTCCACCTTCTGAGCGGCGCCCCGGACATAGCCCGCGGCGTCGAAATCAGACGTGACTCGCAGGGACGACAGCGCTACTCCCGCCATTTGCCTGCCCTCCCTCTCTCAATGCCCTGCGGTTTTCTTCGGCTTTCTTCTCCCGATCGGCCTCACGCTGAACATGCTCGAGATATTCCTCATCCATGGCGCTCACGAACGCCAAGAAGGTCTCGAACTCGACGCCACGAATGTCGTAGCGCCGCGCGTAGGTATCGATGGAAAGGAAGCTGATGGGTGACTGGCCACCCATGGCGCCGTATTGCCGATCGAACCGAAGGGCATGCCAGGCGCGCCAATACGTTTCAGCCCAGATCGGAAGCGTGGCTTCCTCTGGCCGTTCCGCCTGCGCCGCAAACTCTGCGGCGTCAGGATCTTCTTCAGCGAGCTCGGTAAGCCAATCGTCCGTGCCCTTCTGCTCGAGCTCGTAGCGAAGGGCCGCTCTCAGTTTTTTGCGCCGGCTCCGACGAACTCGGCTTCGCCGATACCGACGCGCGAGGCAGCCATGTAGATCGAACCTCGGATGAGGCGGTATGCCGGATCGGTCAGGATATCGCGGGCTTTCTCTGGCGAATACGGGATGTCGGTGATCTCGTCGTCCTCGGCCAGACCTTCCCATCCGAGCAGCAGGTGCTGGACGGCCAACTTGCCGTATTCTTCCGCGAGAACGTCATCCGGCACGTTGTTGCCGTGCTTGCGTGACAACCGGATCTGGACGGCGTCGCGCGCAGTCTTGAACGGACCGTAGTTTGTCGACCGCACGAACCAACTGATATCTGGATCGATATCCAGGGCTGGCTCCCAGCTTCCTTCGCGCTCCTTGTCGAGGTCGACCTTCATCGACGACAGTTTCAGCTTCTTTTTGGGGGTTTCAGTCATGGTTTGGTGTCACCTTGGAGAAACAAGGGAGCCTGGCTGGCGCCAGGGGGTGAAACCGCACTTCACGAGGACACCAATCCTCTACCGGCACCAACCGGTCCTGAAGGCGGGGAAGATGGAGCTAGGGTGAGTGACCTGCCGTCCGCGATGGGCGTAGCAGCAACGCCTCGTTATTGAAGCTGCGGAGGCGTCGGAGGCGCCGACGGAGTGTTGCGATAGAGGTTTGCGGCCGAGATCGTCACAGAGTATGCGACGCCGCCGGGGTTCAGCGGGCCGGTCACGATGAAGCGAGCGTTCGAGTCCGAGGTATTGATCGGAAAGTTGAATTGATATCGTCCCGCCGCGGTCGGGATGGGCTGAATAGCTGTGATCGTGGTGCCAGAATTGGCGACGATGCTGAACGCGCACGGATTGCCTGACGTGCACCCGGTCCAGGACGTGACGTCCAGCGACGCCCAGAGAGTGTCGCCACTATTGAGAGCGCCGAGCGTCATGCCGCCACCAGCCGGGAAGGCCGACCCGGAGATCGTGACGGACCCGGCGGCGTTGAAGACAACCGAGCCGCCGAAGCCCGGATCGGAGACGAACGGAGACGCGCTGGTCGGAAAGGTCGTCTCGACGTAGGGACTCAGCGTCGGGAACGGATAGCTGGTGGTCGCCTCGACCGTGCAGCGATTGATCTGCAGGAGATTGTCGAGAAACTCCGAGAACGTCAACTTTCCGGCGTAGGTCGCCAGCTGCGGATCATGAACGGTCTCGCTGCCCAGCACGGCCCCGGTCGAGGCGTTCCGCATCACCATGGACGCGTTGGTGCCACCGTCGTAGTTGAGTTCGGACTGGTACTCGACACCTGATGTCAGCGAGTAGCTGGCGGACACCCACCATGCGGGCTGGGTAAAGTTGGCACCGTTCACGCCGAGACGCAGGAGGAAGAACGAGGCGTCACTCTCGCCGTGCAGATAGGGCAGCGTCCCGGTGGTGTCGTTGGTGAACGCGTAGGTCGGCGGAGTGTTCACCGTGCCGGACGGATAATTCCACAGGCACGAGATGCGGCGCGGCACCTGATTGAATTGCTGGAAGGCGTAGAGAGCCTGACTCGCGACCGGCAGCGTCATCCGGCCGCCGCCTGCGATGCCGTTCGCCGCGCCAGTGCCGCTGGCCTGATACGCCGGCCCCTTCGGCGGGATGCGGCCATTCAGCGACTTGGTTGCGCCCGTGTAATCGTCATACGCCAGGTATTGCGCGAACGGCTGTGGCTTGGCCAGCAGCGACGCGCGCGTGCGCTGTTCAAGAGCGTGCGCTTCAGTGACATGCTGCAGGAAGTTGATGAAGATCGCGACGAAGGCGACCAGCGCAAGGATCGGAACAATCCATCCTGCCCATCTGGGACGATCATACATCAGTTGAGCCCCACCGTCGCGATTCCGACGCGCAGCACCTCGCCGCTCACCGGAACGTAGGCGTTGGTGACCTCGACCATGCCGGTGATCGTCGTCGTGCCCGATGCACACTGCGCCTGATACGAGGTGCCGGACAGCGAGACGCCGCTGTTCGAGCCCGACGACTGATTGCTGCCGAGCGTAAACGGGATGCCATTGAAGCTGCCCGTCAGGTTAGCGAAGTCAGCCGACGCGATGTTGAAGGCGGCGTTATCGTTGACGTTGGTGCCGGGGATCGCCGAGAACGGCCAAAACACGCCGCTCAGTTTCAACGTCGGATTTGCGCTCGACCAGACATCCACCCGCGTGATCAGCACCTGACCGCCATTCACGCGGCACACGCCAGTCAGCGAAAAGAAATTGGTAGCGCCCGACGTTGCGTTGTTCCAGCCGGTGTTGACGGTATAGGTCGTCGTGTTGGCCGGGCGAGTGATCGAGGCCGTCGCGTACGCCGCGAAACCCGCTCCGATCGTATTGCCCGAGGCATCGACGTTCTGGCTCTTTTGGCTGCCATTGGTCTGGTTCGCTGCGGTAGCGGCACCGGACGGCAAATTGACGGTAAGCGTGCTGGCCAGCAGCGCGCGGATCGCCTCGAGCTTGACACCCTGATAGCGATTGATCGCCATCAACGTGGCCGCGCTCGAGCCATCCCACGTCGTATTGCCCTGGGCGCCGATGGAGGTATCGATGTTGCCCACCGACGTATTGCCGGTCGCTTGGGCCGCGGCGGTTGCGGCTCCGTTCAGCGTGCCGAGATTGAAGGTCGGCGTCGCCGCAAAAGCGGGAAGCAAAACACCGGTGCCGAACTGAAACGAAAGCGGATTGGCCGCCGTACCGACCGCGGCGCCGGTGCTGTCGGTCAAATAATGCGGGACGACGCAAACAATGCTGGTACAGTCGCCGCTGCTCTTGAACGTGATCGTTGCGCCGGCTTGGTTCTTGCTGGTGAAGTCGGCCTTAGCCGAACTGATCAGACCAGCGGCCAGAGCAAGAGCAAGTAAAATCTTGCGCATAATATGACCTCAGAGCAGAGCTGAAATGATTGCGGTTTGGCAGGTGTCGGAGAAATCCAACTGGCCAGGGCCGGTGCAGCCTGCCGGCTGAGTGCCACCGGACTGCTTCTTCATGACGACGCGGCCCATCTTCCCGAAGCCAACGCCCAGCTTGCCGAGGCCGAGGGCTTGCACGTCCGTCCCCCAAAGCGCGGAGGCCAGCAGAGCGGCGACCGTCAGCGCTGCGATAGCGCGCTTCATGGGTTGGCCACGATCGAGATGATCTGGCCGGCTTTGACCCCGAAATATTCCGGGGCATCCGGTCCGAGCGGCGTGTTCACCGTTGTCGCCGTGGTCGATCCGGCTGGACCGATCTTCACCGCACACCTCGTGTCGCAATTTACGCGGATGTACGTCGTACCGGTCGTGAACGCCGCAGACTCAGCATGACCGGACGTGAAGTCGACAATCGGTTGCTCGACCGCCGGCGGCATGGCCGCAATCTGCGCCCGAATGTTCGTCGCGGTCACTCCGACATCAGTGAACTCGGCAATATGTGCCTTCGCGGCGAGCGCCTGGGTGGCACCCAACACACCGGCAGCAGCGATCAGCGCCACGAACCACTTCATGTCGTCAGCCTCGTCTTTAGCGATGGGACCAGAGTTTGGCGGCCGGCCTACTCCACGTATTCGAGCCGATCGAGAAGGACGTGCGCGTTGGTCACGACGTCCTGCGAGGCCTGGTAGTCGAAATCGGCCATGACGTCGGTGTTCTTGGCCGTGGCCTGCGGGTTGCCGCCACCACGGTAGACGGCGCGCGGCACCTGGAAGATCAGCGCCTGGCCGTTCTTCGCGATGCGCGAGTTGATCGGCCGCGGCGTACCATTGTAGAAGGCCTGCACCTCGGTCGCGCTGCCGAAATACGTCGTCACCTTGCCGGTGACTGTGCACTCGCCGTCATTGATCGCCACCGGCGCGTCGGAGTCGACAGCGTCGAGCGTCCGGAGGTTGTTGTTGATCTGGATCGAAAAGCCCTTCGCCCAGTTCGGCGAGCCCAACTGCACCTGGTTGACGCCGAGGCGTCCGACGTTAGCGTTCGCGGCCATGACGACGCCGGTCGTCACCGGATCCGGGCTCGCGTCCAAGGTCACCGTCCCGATGCTGCCGCCGAGGCCAGTGAACGTCGCCTGCCACTTCAGCTTGTCGCCGCTCTGCATGTCGACGTTGAAGGTGTTCGCCTGCATGCCGATGTTCACGATGTAGGACGGCACCGGCTGGCCGAGGAAGCCGCGCTCGATCGTCATGGAGTTCGGAGCGACACCGTTCTTGATCTGGTCGCCGAAGAAAGCCCAGATCGTCTTGCCGGTACCGGGATCGGCCGCCCATCCGGACGGCAGGTTGTCCAGCGTGAGCTTCTGCGCCGCGATCGCGGTGACGCGAGCGTATGCGGCCGCTCGCGCCTTGGCACCGGCAGTGACGAGGAAGGCGAACTGGGTGATATCCGCGGCGCCGCCGACCTTGATCCACTGCCCAACGACCAAGCCAAGCGTCGTGAAATCCAGCGCGGTCGAGCCGAGGCCGTCGACCAAGGCCGTGATGTCGCCGGCGGCGCCGGCGAAGCCCACCACCTTGAGCTTGGCCGTGCCGGGAGGAGCGACCTCGGCGACCAGTCCGGCGGCGCCGACAACCGTGGTTCCCGTCGAGGCCGAGGCTCTGAAGACCTGGTTGTTGGGGCCCTGGGCGAAGCCGCTGGCACGGACGAGATGGCCGAGCTTCACCGCTGCACCGCCGGAAGCCACCGCATAGGTGCTCGCGACCGTGCCGGCATCCGTGATGACGCTATCCGCGGTACCGTCGTTGAAGAACTGCGGCGTGTTCGCCCAGACGTTCTCAAACGCCGACATCAGGATCTCGGACAGCGGCGAGCCGTCATCGGGATACGAGATTTCGCCGTTGATTCCGCCGGACGACGCCTGGTTCGTCTTGATCGGGTCACCAAGCATACGGTCGTCGCGGATCTCTTCCGAGTCCACATAGGTCGGACCGAACTGCAAGGACTCCCCGGTCATCCTGACCTTGCGCATGCGCGGCGTCGTCGGGGTGACGCCGGGCGTGGTCTCCCGAACGAGAGCAAGTTGCGTGCGGTTGGATGAGGTCACGGCGTTCTCCCAATGAAAAAGGCGCCCGTTGGGGCGCCTTGCGTGAGGTCAGCGATGGATGGGGTGAGTTACTTCTCGGAGGTCGCTGGGGTGGCCGGCCGGCTCACCTCAAGCTTGTTCGGGGGCACCTCCGCCGCCACGGACGTCGGCAGCGCTACAGCCTCGCCGCGCTCCTTGATGAAGCCGCGGGCCTTCAGTGTCTCGATCGAGTGCGGCTCGAGATGATCATCCGAGCGCACCACGTTGCAGCGCTCGTCATCGGGCCTGAAGCGCCGGTTCACGGTGTTGAAGGGCTTGAGAACGTCGTGCTCGTCCATTGGAGTCTCCTATTCCGCCTCGATCAGGCGCCATTCGATGCTGACGGACATCAGGTAATAGTTCGCGTTCTCCGCACCGGGATCGCCCGCGCCCATGTCGGCATCCAAGAACTCGAGCCGGTCATTGAGCATCGTCTTGCCGCGGAACATATTGGCAAGGCCCTTCGCGATGCGCCGCGCCTCACGCGAGCCGATGCCGCGAGGCGTGAAGACGTGAAACCAGATGGTGCCGTCTTCATCCCAGCGGTTGTCGCCGGCGTCGATGCCGCCGCCTATCGACTGCTGGCCGTAAAGTTGGCTGTTCAGGATGACGAGGACCCAGCTCTTGATCTCTCCGCTGGGAGAGCCGTCCCCTTCGTTTTCATAGACCAGCGGCGCAACGCTGAAATCCCAGTTGCCAATGATCGGAGCGTTGGTATGGACATCGAAGTAGCCGAGATAGTCACGAATGGCGTCGAATACCTCGTCGTACGGCAGATCCATCAGGAGACCTTCATCGTCAGAACGAGCGCCGGATACGTCATCTGCGCTCCCGCCATAGTGTCTTTCCGCAGCTTTGTCCGCGCGAACGGTCGATAGCCGCGGCGAAAGTGCCCTTTGAGGATGTAGCCACCTGGCAACGTGATCATCGTGCGCTTCGCCGTGACGAAGTTGCCAAATCTCGCCATAACCGCCTTGCGGACATCTTCAACAACACCGGGCGGCACCGACATCAGCATGTGACCGACGTCGATTTTCCGGCTGTAGGGCTGGTTGTTGGTCAGGATGACCGTCGAGTTGATCGGGATCTCGTCGAAGCTCTTCACGACGCCACCTGGCGTCATGATGAACCAAGCCCGCTTGTAACGGCCCGACTTCTCAGGCGACCGCTCGACTGCGGTTTGCAGCGCGAACTCGACGATCTCACGCCACCAATGGAAGACGTAGAGGATCGGGCCCGGCGGAACGACTGTTTCCTCCGCGGCGCCGAGATTTCCGTTCACGTAGCGATCGTAGCGCTCAGATCCCTCTCCGGATTGAATGACGGCCGCCAGTTCCTGCCTCGCGAATGCGGCCAACTCCTTTGCGATGTTCTCTGGCGCCATCCCCGCCGTGGCGAGTTTCAGATCGCGCTCGAAGGTCGAGATGCGGGCCATCTCTAACCATCGACGATCATCTTGACGCGGACGACTTCGTCGTCGACCGCAACCGGATCGACTGCCTTCACTGTTTTGGCGCTGCCCTTGATGATGGTGACGTCGCCGATCACTGGAATGCGTGGGTCGACATCGAATGGCGCCGCAGCAGCCGCCGATGCATGCTCCGGCCACCCCGCTGCCGTGATCTGCGTCAGCGTGATGATGACGACGTACGGCTGCTTGTAGATTCCCCTGGCGAGTTCGTCGGCATTCATCCGATAGCTGCGGACGTGCGCTGGAATCCCGACCTCATCCCTACTCGCGCCGATGGTTCGGCGCAAAAGGATGTTTTCGCCTCGAGCCGCGAGGGAGGCATCCTGCCGATCGGTGTATTCGCTCACAGCGATCGATACCTGTAGGCTTCGAGCTTGGCTTCGATATCCGGCGGGAATGGCCCCTGCCCGATATTGCCGACCCAGTAGTCGACTTGGTCGACATCGACCACCGCAACCGACTTGACCATCGGATCCCGTGTCCGCGCCTCGCGCGCGGCCTTGATCAGGTCCACAGCGACGCCCTCGATATCCGACGGCAATGTCGACTGTCCGGTGTCGTTGGGCAGGAGCCAACCGGCGGTGCTGCGTACCTCGACCTTGCCGCGGCACGGCCAATGACTTGGATGTCCGAAGCGAAGCCGATAAAGGATGCCGCTTCGGCCGATCAGTTCATAGTCGTCCTGGTCGATCTCGACATCGTTGATCTTGACGTACGCCACCGCGGTGACCGGCTTGCGGGCCAGGACCAAGCTCTCCCGATGATGGTCGTGGTGGCGAAACCGAAAGGTCTGGACGAGATCCTCGGACGCTAGGGTACGGGATCCGTCATCGGCCATCGGCACCTTGAGGTACGAGCAGATCAGCGCCGAAACGCGCGCGATCGCCTCGTCAATATATGCGTCCTCGGCTGTTCCAGTGATTTTGAGGTCGCTCTTGACGCGGTCTCGCGTGGTCAAGCTTGTTGTGGTCGCCGCGACGGCGCGAACGATGGTGCTGAGCATCTACGCCTCGCCGTCGCAGCCGATCCAGATATCAGCCGGCCGTGGCAGCGCCGGCATCCGTGCCGGCGACAGGCTTGCCACCGGCATCGGCCTGCGCGCTTCCGGCACCAGCCTGGCTTTCACCACCTTCCTCTTGACCGACGGGCGCCACATCGCCGCCAGCACCAGCCGCGCCCGCTTCCGACGTCTCGGGATTCGCGCGCCGGTCGACCTCCGCCTGCACGACGTTGCGGGCCTCATCGGTTCCTGCCACGGGCTTGCCGAGGATCTTCTCGGCCAAGGCCTTCAGGGCAAACCATTTCAGTTTCGGCCAGTTCTCCGGGATCTCGACCTGGCCATCGACGACGATCACCTTTCCGCCGCCATCGCCAGCACCGGCGGTATCGGCCCCTTCGCTCCCCTCCTGGACCGCTAGGCCATACCTCAAGGCGGTCTCAGCGAGGTCCCCATCAATCACGTCTCCCTCGACGAAATGGGTTGGATTGGTCTCGCCATCCTTGACGCCAGGAAACGGCGTCACGACTACCGCGCTCATGGCAGGTCTCCCTAAATGTTGAACACCGGCTCACAGGCTGCGGCGCCGTCATGGATACGGGGCCGCACCTGATCACTCTGCATTCGGTTACGGAAGCGGCGACACACGGGCCCGCGAGCGGACGACGGCCATCGACTGCACCAGGCCGGTGGTCGCGCCGGACGTGAGGACCGATCCGCGGACGTAGCGCTTGCTGCCGACATAGCCGACGCGCTGCACGGCATTCTGGCCGGTGCCGCTGGTAACCGGAGCGAATGCGCCCTGGATGTCCGGGGCTGCGGCGGCAACGAAGGTCGTGCCGTCATCACTGTGCTGGATCGACGGGGTGTGCGAGCCGTCGGTCCATGCACCGGCCTCGAACGCAAACATCGCGCTCTCGTAGCCCTGGAGGTCGACGGTTACGCCGTTTGCGGTGCCGTTCACACGGGCCGCCGGCGCAAGAGTCTGAGCAACGTCAACGTTGCTCCGGAGATCACGCTTCATAGCGCAGGTCCCTTCTGAAGGTTGAGGAAATTGGGGGGAAGGTGCCGCGGCCCGGCGTTGGCCGAGCCGCGCTTGCGAACGTGGCTCGGAGCGCGCTTACGCGAACTTCAGGAGCTTGAACGCCTCGAAGTTCTGCACGCCACCGCCGACGCGCTTGGTCGTGTAGAACAGCACGTAGGGCTTGGCGGTGTACGGGTCGCGCAGGACGCGGATGCCGATCCGGTCGATGATCAGATAGGCGCGCTTGAAATCGCCGTAAGCGACCGAGAGCGAGTTCGCGCCCATGTCCGGCATGTCAGGCATCTCGACCGCGGGACGACCGAGGATCTCCTCGATGAAGCCCTCCTGACGAAGGACCATGTTCAGGAGGTAGTTGCCCTGGCCGTCCTTCAGCTTCCGGATCGCGCCGAGCGTGCCGCGGTTCGCCACGAAGGTCGAATTGATGCGGTACGGGCTCTTCACCGAGTGCAGGAGGTCGACCAAGCAGTCGGCCGGGTTGGCGTTCGCGAAGGCGCCGGCGGCGCCGGTGGTCACGAAGCCGATCTTGCCCCAGGCATAGGCGTTGTTGGCCACGGTCTGGTAGCCACCGACGATGCCATTCGGCTTGTTCTGGCCGTCGCCGACCACGAAGGCGTTGCCTTCCTGGCGGGCGAACTCGAGCTGCACCTCACCGGCGATCCAGGCGCCGATGTCGACGAACGAGTCGTCGAGCAGGCTCTGGGACGCTGCCGGCATGGCATACATCTCCATGATCGGGAACTTCAGCTCGCTCAGGTTCGAGCCGGCCGTCTGCGGACGCGAGTCCACCTCACCGACCCAGCCCGAGGCGGTGCCGTGCTGGTTGACCAGCTTGCGGTACTCCGAGGTGCCGATCGTCATGACGGTCGCGAGATCGCGCATCGGCGAGATCTGCTGGACGACCTCGTCGATGGTCTGCTCGATCTCCGGCAGGACGGTGTAGCCACCATCCGGATCGGAGCCGACGGACATCGCGGCCTTCACCTCGAGGTCGCGCAGCGCCGAGGCGCCACCTTCCACGGCATTCTCGCCGCGGCGGAAGTACCGGTTGAACGCCTTCGCGTACTCCGGCAAGTTCGGGTTCGACGTGCGCGGATCCTTGCTCGCCTTGGTGCCATTGCCCAGAACGGTCAGGGACGCCTGCTTCTCGGTCAGCTTCTCGATCTCAGCGGTGATCTTGTCGATCTTGGCGCCGATATCCTTCTGCTGCTTCACGCCCTCGTCGATCGCGGCGTTGATGCGGTTGACCTGCTCGGTCATCACGGCATCGTCGACCTTCGCCTTCAACGACGTGTCGTTGGCAGCACGGAAGTCGTTCACGACCTTCTCGAGCTGCTTCATGGCTTCGACTTGAGCCGACTTGAAGTCGCCCAGATCCTTGGTGAGCCCCTGGACGAGCTCGGCCGGACTTACGTCGGCGCGGACTCCCGGGAGCATGAGTGCACGAGGCGCAGCAGACAGCAGGCTGCGCGGCGCGAAATGGCGCGTCATGGCCAAATTCTCCGATTGGATGGATTGCGTTGAGCGTTACGACTTCGCGACCTGCCTGAAGGCGGCGATCGCCGTCAGCAGTTCGGCTTGTCCAGCGCCAGGCTTGGACCCGACATCAGCGCCAGGCATGACGTCACTTTGATTGGCGGCCGCCGCAGGCGTGCCGCTCTTCAAATCTCGGATGAGCGCACGGAACGTGCCGCGAGACATGCCTTCATGCTCGCCATCGTTCCGGGTCAGGATCTTCTCGATCTCACGGACTGCCGGCGTACCGTCGGCGCCGGCACCGGCCGCATTCACAATCATGCTGCGCGCCTGTGCCGCGGGGACGTGCCCGCGGCGAACCAGGGCAGCTTCAATGTGAAGGGCAGCAATCTTGGACTTCGAGCTTGCGGCGGCCTTCTTGTCTTCCTTGATCTTCTCCTGCGACAGGAGGGTGTCTGCAAAGCCCTCGTCGATCGCCTGCTGCGCGCCGATGAACGTCTCGTCGTCCATATAGGTGGCGACGTCGTTCGCCTTCATGCTGGTCCGGGCGACGTAGATGTCGCACAGCGCCTGGTCAAACGGTTCGAGATAGTCCGCGACTTCACGCATATCGTTGCGGTTGCCGATCGCCATGACCCAGCAGTTGTGGATCATGATGAAGGCGCCCTGCCCGATCTGGACGTCATCGCCGGCCATGGCGATCACCGAGGCCGCACTTGCCGCGAGCGCCATCACTTTGACCGTGACCTTGCCGGGATACTGATTCAGCAGGTTGTAGATCGCGATGCCCTCGAACATATCGCCGCCGGGCGAATTGATCTGCACCTCGACCGGCTGGCCGCTGAAGCTCTTCAACTGGCTGGAAACTGACTCCGCGGTGATCCCGCCGCCGCTCCAGAAGTCGTATCCAATCACGTCGAACATCTCGATGACGTTCGGTTCGTCTGCGGTCGCGGCGCGGATGCCGGGATTCCAGCGCGAGAAGCAATCAGGACTCGCCGGCGCTGACGATGCAAGGTCCGAGCGCGGCTGCACCTCAATGCGCGGGGGCCGGTTCGCTACGGTGATCACCCCACCACCGGCGTTCGGGCCCTTGCCGGCATCAGCCTGGCTCGAGTCAGTGTCGCCGTCGATCTCGTCGAGGAGCGCGCCGGCTGCATCATAGACTACCTTGTCCTTTTGCGAGCTCGACCGCTGCCGGATCGCGACCAGGGCGCTCCGATAGATCTTGCCGTCTTTAGCGAACGGGTACTTCCAATGGTCCTTGGTGTCGAAGTTCTCGGTCGTGTCGATACCGAGATGATGCTTGCCGTAATTCGCCCAGTCGGAGCCAGCGTCGCCGAGCAGCGTATTGCCATCATCGGCAGTGAACGACCACGCCGAGTCCCGATCGATGTTGTCACCGGCGATAAGGTCGCGCGCGAACGCGCGGCCGGCGCGATTGAGATCAGCCATGTGCCCTCTCGTCAATTACTTGGATGTCGGAGCGTTTGGATCGTGCGCGGCCAGATCGGCCGTCGCCTTGCTGGCGTCCTGCATGTTGACCGCCTGCAGGTATGTCTGGCCGATGCCGTCGGGCAGCGGGTTCTCGTCTTCCATCTCGCGTACGTCGTCGGCAGACCACCAGCCCCATTGGCGACCGACGGCATACGACAGCACTCGCGTCTTGATGTCGGCCCGCAACAATCCCGACGGATTGATCCGCACGTAAAGGGTTGGGTCATCCGGCGGCTGCAGATCGCGCTTGATCGCGTCCTGCCACATCGTGAACCAGTCCTGAAGCGTATAGGCCACGAACCCGATACCCATCTGTTCAACGCCGGAGCCCCACGACGTTTGCTTCGTGGTCAGACCGACCATGAACGGCGGCACTCCGAAGAACATGCAGATCTCGGTCGCCGTGATCTCACGGTTCTGGATGAACTGGAGATCAAGGTTGCTGAGGTCGACCTTTTCCCATTTCAGACCACCCTCGAGGATGAGGGTCTTGTGCGCGTTCTCCGCACCACGGTACTCCTCAAGATCAGCCTTCAACCTTTCCCTGTCGTCAACCTCGCCGGCGGTTGAGAGAACGGTCCCCACGGAAGTGCCGTTCTTGAACACCTTGGCCAGGTGCTTCTCCGACTGGATCGAGATGCCGATCGTCTCGCGAGCGAAACCGAGAACCGAAAGCCCGTTGATGCCGTCCAACGACATGCCGCGGAGGTGAAGGATGTCCTCTTGCGCAATCGTGATCTGTGCACCATCCGGCCGAGTGTACGTATAGGTCAGCGTGAAGTCGGTGTTCTGCTTGACCTGCATCGCGCCGACCAGCGGGATCAGCCACTTGATCTTGCCAAACGCTCCTCTCACGATCAGCGCATAGCCATTGCCGCGCATCAGCACCATCATCTGCATGAGGCGCTTGAATTCGCTCGGCGTCTGCCAGGGGTTCGGCTTCGTCTTCAGCACGTCCCAGATGATGGCATCGTTGGCATCGACGCGGGTGTTGCCGGTCCGCCGCTTGATGTCCATCGGCAGCGTCGCGATGGCACCATTGATGATGGCCGCGCAGCGAAAAGCGGTGGCCACCTTCAACGCGGAGTGCGGGTTCACCGGCGCGCCGGCCTCGCTGCCGAAACCGCGGCCGCGCAGATATTCCTGGATACGCGGATCATCGAGGTCCGCGATCGACGAAACCTCGGCGGAGGCCATGACCCGCGGCTCGCGCCGCTGCTCCACCGGAACGCCGCCACGGGATCTGAAGATATCGAAGATGCCCATTCAGACCCTCAAAGAACCATGGCCCTCGGCTTCGCGTGGCCATGAGCCTTTGGATTGGTCGCCATCAGGTAGGCTGAATTGAACATCGCAATCGCGGGGTCGATCTTGGCATCGCCCGCGGTCTGCTTCGTTGCCCTGATTGCCGTGGCAGTCGGCTCGATCTTCAGATTGCTGACGCACCAATCCATCATCGGACTCGGCGCGTGCCGCAGCGTTCCTTTGACCAGCTTGCGCTCGCAGGTCTTGATGCTGTTCATCATGCCGAAGCCCTGCGGGGCGCCGATGAGCAGCTTGTTCTCGACCGTGATGTCGATTTCCTTGTCGGCCAAGGCGTCAACGAATTCGCCGAGGCCGGCAGGGTCGACCGAAACACCGCCCAGGAGCCGCTTCTTCTTCACCAACTTGATGATGCGAACGATCTTCGAGATGTCCTCGAGTTCGTCATCGACGATCGTGAGATCGCCCTCCTTTTCGAATTGCAGCAGGCGCGGTGCGATCGACTGCCGCAGATCGAGCACGCCGCGGTGGCACCACGCATGCACCCAGAGGAGCCAGTCCTTCGTGATCTTGTGCCGGCCCAGCAAGCTGAGCCCAAAGAGGTCGTCGAGCCCGCCGCCGTCTATACCGGGCACGATGACGTCGCAGACCTTGAACAGGTAGCGCAGCGTGATCTTCTGATCGCCGCGCTTCTGCCAATGCGTTGCGCCAGGCCAACGATTGGCCCGGAGGTTCATGCCGATCTCGACGTTGAGATGCTTGGCGAGGAAGGTCCGGAGTGCGTCCTCGTTCCCGCGCTGGGCCTTGATCAATTCGCTCAGCAGCCATTCCGTGCTGACGGATTTGTCGAGGTTGGGGTTGGTGATCCGCCAATTTGACGGATCGAGATAGGCCTTCGCTGCGATTATCGCCGCAGGGAATTCGTACAGCACGCCGAGGCTGGTCGGATCCACGATCTTTCCGTCCCGGACATCGCGGAAGTAGTCCAGCTTCTCCTTGAACACGCCGGTCGGGGGAGCATCTGACTGGGTCGTCAGGAAAATGACGAAACCTTCCGGCCTCGAGACTAGGCCGCCGAGCGCCTCCTGCAGCATCGCCGAGGCGTTCGCACGCTTGCCGAATATCCAGAGCTCGTCGACCAGGACGAAGGCTGCTTTCTTGCCGCCGACCACATCGGTATCGGCGGCGACGACCTTCAGAACAGCATCCGTGGTCAGATGCGTGATCTGCCGGTAGTTGTCCTGGACGTGCAGCAGTTCCCTCAGCTTGGGGTGCAGCCTGACCATGGCTGCCGCAGGCACGAACGAGTTGTTGGCGATCTCGATCGTCGGCGCCAGGATCAGCAGTTCGGCGCCGTGCCGCCAATTCCGCACCAGCGCGGTAACCATGATGCCGGCGGCAATCGTCGACTTCGTGTTCTTCTTGCTGATCAGCAGCAAGAACTCGCGGATCAGCCGCTTCGCCTGCCCGTGGTCATAGGCGCCGAAGATCGCGCGGACAAAGTCGAATACCCATGGCTCGCAGACCTCGCCGAAGGTGGGCTGCCGCGGCAGATCGTAGATCCGGAGCGACTTGAACACCTCGAGGGCGGCATCGGCCTCGCTCGGGAACAGCGGCTCGAACGCGATCAGCCCCTCACCCGCAACTATCCTCCGTTCCCAATCGATGCACGCGGTTGACCAAACCGGAGTGGTCATTGCGATCGCGTGGACCTATGACGCAGGCGAAACCCCTTGTGCCGGCCGGTCACGAGAGGCTCAGCGCGCCGCTTGCCACACCGCGATAGGATGCCGACGGCCCGATCAAGGGGACAGTGCGGCAGGCGACGCATGATCCGCATGGTGATGATGCGGCGACCCGGGCGCTCTTCATAGGACTGCCGCCCGCGCATGCCGGCTACTCGTTAACCGCAGTATTGTCGATCACAAGGCCAATCTTTGGCGGCTCAGGGGGCTGAAACGCTCCCGATGCCGCAACTCGTTCGGCCGCGGCCTTTCGCTCCGCCTTTTTCCCAACCTTCTCTGGTGCACGTGGTGCAGCCGGAACCTCGACACCGGCGTTGCCGAGATCGGCGATCGCCTGAGCAGCGGCCGATACCCGGGTCATCTCCTCGAGTTTCTTGATGCAGGTGGCATTGCCCTTCTTCGCCTGCTTGAAGAGCATCCCGACAACCTCGGCCCGCTTCTTGGCCACACCGGTCGCGATCTCCTCGGGGAAGGACTTCACCAGCGTCGGCGTCGAGATCCCGAGCACTCGAGCGCATTCATCCTGGGACATTCCGCACGCGATCCACTCCTCGACCTTCGTGCGCTGCGCTTTCGTCGGTTTGAACGCCGGCCGACCTCGGGCCATGCCGAAACTCCAATTTCTTTGCCGTTTTGGGCGAACTGGATGAAATTTCCGGTCGACCAAAAAAAAATGTGCGAATGAGCCCCCGTGCGGTAGGGGGTCCCGTCGATTCCTAGACTTTCCGACCCCATACCCCTTGGCCTCGAGGCGCTGGCCGGTCCGGATGGCTGGCGTGGTGCTGCGCGCGTCATGCGGCGGGCGCTGGCGCGTTGCGCGTCAATCGGAGCGACCTGGCCTTGCCGCGCTGGCCTAACGCATGGGTGCCGCTGGCGCCCGCGCCGCGCGCGGTAACCTCCCGCGCTTCCCTCTCACTAGCTCGACCTAGTGGCGTGTTGCGGTTGACGTTGCGGCCTTGCGTCCATCCGCCGAGGCCGAGGCGCCGAGGCCAGAAACGCAAAACCCGCCGAGGTTTCCCGCGGCGGGTTGGCTGCAGCGACAATGCGCCGAATGCCTGTTCTGAATCATAATCGGAGTCGGAGTGTCAAATCCGGTTCCGCTACTCGGCGGTGCATGACGGCGCGGCGCGGCCTCGGCCTTTCCCTGTTCTGTGATAGGTAACCCGGCAATGAACGTTCCGGACTCACGCAAGAGGGAAAGCACATGCCTGCAGCGAAGGCGGATAACTCGGCGCCGAGGCAAGCTGGCAAAGGCCGCGCCTATGCCTCGGCCGGCGCCGCAATGCGAATCAGCGCGGCCGAATTCAAGGCCTGGCAAGAGGAGCTAGGCCTATCCAATGGCGCCGCAGCTGCAGCGCTGTTTATCTCGCCTAACACTGTCACGGCTGTACGCGCGGAAGGCGGTAGCGCTGAACTCGCCTTGAAGTGTCGCGCCGTTGCGGCCGGCCTTTCGCCCGCGGTACCCATGCAAGAGGCCTTTCGCCTCGGGCGGATAAACGCCATTCTGCAGGAATAGGCCGGAATTCCCTCTAGTGTGAGTCCGGCCGGTCTAACCGCTATCTTTTTTCACAGAATAGCGAATTAAGGGATTGACACGCGCCGCGCTTTATAGGCATGTGCGGCGAACGGAAAGCGCGATTGTGCGCAACTCAAAAGGCCGCCGACATGGCAAAGACCCTCGCCTATCAAGTCACTGTCCGCCGTATCGCAACCGGTTGCGATTATCATATCCGCCTCTTTTCCCATTCCGCTGATCATGCCTGCGACCGTGCCAAAGACCGCGCGCGCTTTGCCGAGCGTATTTCGTTGGCCAAGTATCGCGAATTGAACGCCAAAGGCATTGCGTGCTTTCGCGTCATATCGTGCGAAGTGTCCGCCGACCAATCGCGGCCGAATGCTTAGGGGCCGCGCCGTGCACGCCTTCCTTTCCCTTTGCGCAGCTAACCCACCGGTTGCCGGTTTGATTGTTGCGGCGATCTATACCCTTTGCTGGGCTGGCCTAGCTCCCTTCCTTTACGCGCCGGCAAAGCCTCGGCGCCTCATGATCCGGCGCCGCGCGCGCCGTTCCAGTCCGCCGCGCCGCTAGCCCGGTCCGGCTCAACCCGCGCGATTGTGCGCAAACTTGAAGGCAAGAGCAGTGACAAACTCAACCGTTAGAAGCCTGTTGCATCATGCGGCCGCGGCGATCCGCCTCGGAAACCTCACACTCGCATTGCGGCTTGTGTCCAATGCCGAAACCCTGGCCTCGGCCGATCGCACCATTCCAGCGGACCGCCTCGGCCATATCCGCACCGCGCGGCTTGCGCTCGCAATCGCGAATTGAGGAGCGCGCAACAATGCAAATCGGAAACCCTGTAGCACTGGACGCGGCGCGGCATGCACTGCGCGACGAATTCGATATGGCTTGGATGGCTGCAGCTGATAGGCGGACAATGCAGCGCGCAGCACATTGCGCCGTGCTCCTATCGAATCCCGACTATGCGCACCATCGTTTCGCAAATTCGATCATTCGCCGCGAATGGCGCGGGACCGCGCCGGCCGTCATTCGTTGCGAAACTGGCGCCGACCTGGCCCAATCGGATTCCGTTTCGATCCTGTTAGGCTTTGGCGATACCATCGCCAGCGCGCTGCAGGATCGCCGCTAACGGTTTGCAGCCTATGCCGTGCACGTCACGGCATAACCGACAAACCGCCGAAACCGCGCAATTGTGCGCAAACTGGAAAAGGAAAACGAGCTATGAAGTATCGCAAGCATGATTCCGAGCGCCGGCCGATGGACAAGCGGACTCGGCGCGCCGCGGACCGCAATGGCAAGCGTGCTTTTCTGAATTCTTGCCTTTGAGGAGTTAGGGCAATGCCTGCAGTGTCACTTGACGGCGCCGTCTATTTCAATTGCTGCACTGGTAACACGGCGCCGGATTGGTCGCCATTTGATTGGCTTGAAGTCGGCGGATGCAACACGGAAACGGACGAAACCGGGTTCACTTTCACCAATGGCGGAATCCCGGATTCCGAGGCCGAGTTTTGGACCGTTTACGCCCATCTCAAAGCCGGCGGTTGCGAAGCAATTACCGATTGCCCAACGGCCGAGGCCGCGCAGTCTGTTGCGCAAACGTTAAGCGCGCTTTCCGGATTGCCTAAGCCGCCCAATCAAGCCGCCTTCTGACTTTCCCCTGTACGGCGCCGCGCGCGCCGTACAACGGAACGCCAAAGCGGACCAAAGCGCGATTGTGCGCAAACTCGAAAAGGACAACGGCCAATGCCTTGGAAATTGGAATTGCAGGAAACCCGCCGCGGTTGCCAAACGCTGGAAAAGACGCCGCGCTATGACGTTCTCTTGAACGGCGCGCGGACTGGCCAGCTGTATTTCAACATTCGCGGTTATGTCGGATATCTGCCGACTCCGACCGGCGGAAAGTTGGATATCGGAGAAAAGGGAATCACGGCGTTTCGTCGCGAGGTTTCCGCGCTCAACCGTGAAGCTAGGAACCTGGCCAACTAACCCGCGCGATTGTGCGCAATCGAAAAAGGCTTTCGACCATGAACCGCAAACCGCAATTCGCTTGGACGTGTTCCTACATGGGGACCGTTTACTATCGCGTGACAGATGAAACCGGCAGCTATGAAGTTTCCATCCGTCATTCCGTTTCTGACTATGAGCTATCGATAGCAAATGGCGATGACGTCCGCCGCGCCATGCGGACCGGAATCGGCATGCTTGTCCGATACGCTGAACCGCTACCGGCGCATATCGTCGCGGCCTTCAATGTGTGGCGCGCGGCCGAGCATGCTGCAGCCATGGCGAAACTTGACGCTGCGCCGGAACGCTATGGCGTGATTCCGCCGGATGACGAATTGCGCAAGCCGCCAATGATCGCGCGCGCGGCCTCCTATGATCGCGCAACCGGATGGACCGCGGCTTGCGAACTGGAGCGCGCAGCATGAATCGCGATGCATACCGCCGCACCATTTCCGCGCTACGCGCCGAGGCGCGCGTCCGGCGCCACAACGTGGCAACGTTCTGGATTGTCTGTAACGGAATCGAATTCACGGCGCGCGCAGAACGCGCGGCCGGTCCGGTTGCCTTGCGTACCTCTCGCCTATCTTGCCGGCCGCGCCGCGCGCTTGCGGCCGAGGCTTTGCACTGGGCGGCTTACTATCGGCGCGCGGCGAAACTCTCGCCCATGAGCCGCGCTCGCAATCTGGAGGCCGCGCGGGAATGCATCGCCGAGGCCTCGGCCTATCATTCCGTTTTCAACCGCCTTCCGTAAGGGATACCGCACCATGAAAACAGCGCGCTTTTGGCACTATCACAAATCCGGCCTTGTCCGTATCGCGTTGCGGACTGGCCAAACGTTGCACCATTCGCACGGCGCCAGAACGGACGAAGGATGGACGCGCGAGTCAAATATCTTTTCTTTCGACGGGCAAACCGTGACTAACGAATGGTGCAACGATGGCGCGGACTGCGATGGACGCATAACCCGCGATGGCGTTTGCAGCTGCGCGGCCGATAGGCTCTCGGCGGGGTACAACGATACCGAAAACGGCGCGCGCTTTCCGGACTGGCAAATCGCCGAGACTGGCCAGCGCGACTATTCCGCCGAGGCCGCAGGTTACTAGGCCGGCGCCGTCGAATTCATTCGCGCGATTGTGCGCAAACTGGAAAGGACAGACTACAATGGCACGCTATGGCGGCGATCCGCGATGGATCATTACCAAATATCCGGCCAATGACCGCAACGGGCATTTCATCCCGGTCGGAACGCGCGCGTTCTATTATCCGACAAGCCGCCGCATGCTTACCGGCGCCGAGGCAGAACAGGCAAGCCGCGACTTTGAGGCCGCGCGCTTTGACGAAAGCGTCTAGGTGCACCGATGGATTTTGCAGCATTCCAAGCCGCCGCGGCCGAGTTGGATAATCGGATGAAAGAGGCCGGCGCGCGCCTCGGCGCCGTGACAGAAGGCCTTGCGGCCGAAATGGGATTCCGGCGCGCGGTCCGATGGGACTGACTCCGGACCGAATTAAATTCGATCCGCGATACCGGATTGCCAAGGCCGCGGCCGATATCGCCTTTTCTGAATTGCGCGCATTCAACGGCCGTTATGCGCCCCGGTTCAAGAAAGAGATACGCGCCGCGATTGACGCGCGGCGCCGCGCCAAAGCTACGGCCTAACCTGGCCTCGGCCTTCCCTCAATTCTCGGCGCAATCGTGCGCAAATCAGAAAGGACAATGGACCATGCAACAAGTTGATTTGATCGCGGCCAAGGCCGCAAAGGCAACGGAACGGCGCGCGCTGGCGATCCTCGCCTATGACAACGCGACCGCGAATCCCGACGGCGCGAACTGGCGCGGCATTGCCGATTTGCTGCGCCTCGCATTGCCGGCGCAGAAAGCTGGATCCGGCGCGGCCAAGATCCCGGACGGCGCGGCGGATCCATGGGCGGACTACGTCATTCCTGCAAGCGCGACGAAAAAGCTAGGCAAGTCACCTATCATCGTTGTGACGTTCGCATGCGGCGCCGTGGTACGCGCGCCAGCGGTTTCACTGCCTGGCAAGCCGGTCAATATCGGCCGCGGCTTGCGTGTTGCCTTTGCCTTCTACCGCGCGCGGATCGCGCGGGAATTCGGGAAAGCCTCGGCCATCGGTTCCGATTGTGTCGCGGTCCCGTCCATCATTTCCGCCATCTGTGACGCTACCGGCGCCGAATATCCGGCCGAGGAATGCAACGCGCGGACGGCCGAATATCGCCGCGGCCGTTTCGATCATGTCGCACTTTCCGCCGAGGCCTCGGCCTTGCCGGAAACCGCCGAGGCCGGCGGGTTGACGCGCGCCGACTTCTACCGCGGGCACTACCTCATTGCCTCGGCCGAGGCCGAGATTTTGGCCGGCGCCGACGAGGAACGCGCGGCCGAGCTCGGCGCGCAGATTGCAGACTATCGGTCGCGCCTCGGCGGTATGGCATGGCTGGAAATTGAAGCGCGGCGCCGCGCCATCGTTCGCGCGGCCGAGGCCGAGGCCAAAGCCGCGGCAAAGGCCGAGGCCGAGGCCGGCCGGCGCGCCGAGCAAGAGGCCGAGGCGCGCGCAGCTGCAGCCAAGGCCGAGGCCGAGGCGCCGCGGTTGCGGCTTGTCGCAGACAATTCCGCCGGCGTCGAAACCGCGGCGGCCTCCCTCCCGGATACGGCCGATTCCCTCCCGGTTGCGCCCGCGCCCAACTCCGCGGCCCCTATCCCGGTTGCGCCTTCCCGCGCCGCGCGCTTCCTGGCCTCGTCATCGCTCGGCGCGCCTCGGCCATCCCTCCCGGTTGCGCCTCTCTGCGCGATCCGCGCCAGCTAGTCGGAGTCGCCAGCAATGCGAGCCTATGGATTCGATATCTTGCCCGATGGCGCAAAGTTTCGCCTGGTTGATCGCTGCGAATTCAACAATTGGGGCGAACTATCGCGGCGGTTTGATATTGCCGCCGAGGCCGAGGAATACGCGCGCCGCTGCGACGAATTCAAGCGCGGCAAGCGTTCAGGCGTCGAATTGCGCGCCTGGGAACTGCACTAAGAAGCGGCGCGCCTCGGCCTCACGGAATGCAACACGCGCGATTGTGCGCAACCGGAAAGGAAAACAGACCATGCGGAAACCGAATCCCAACAAAGAAAAGGCCGCGCAGCTGGCGCGCCAGATTGCCAACATGACGGAAGAGCAGAAGGCGCTTTGGCTGCAGCGCGCGCCGATCCTCACCGCGGACGCGCGGCCGATATCCGGCAAAAATCACATGCTGGCGGCGATGCAATGCGAAGGCGCAACCATGCTGGGCGGCTTCAATCAATGGCTTGCCGCCGGCCGCGCGGTCCGCAAAGGCGAGTCCGCAATCTACATCTTTGCGCCGTCCGGCCGGCGCGCAACGGCCGAGGCCTCAGCGGCTCCGAGCGCGGACGGCGCCGCAGCCGAGGCCGTGGCGGAGTCGGTGCGGTTTATCCTGGTCCCGGTTTTCGACGTTTCGCAGACCGACGAAAAGCCGGCCGAGCAAGTCGCCGCGGCCTAGTCCCGGTTGCGGCCGATTTCCCCAATCCGTCGGCTAGGCCGATTTTTTCGGCGCAATGGTGCGCAATTCGAAAGGAGTTAAACGACATGGCAAAACTGATCTTGAATAGCTACGCGGCGGAACGTAACGGCGCATTCGTTAGCGTGGCGCTTTGCATCGGAGAGGACAAAAGCCCGCTCCCACGGCGCGAAGTCGAGATCAAGCGCGCGGCCGATGCAGAAAAGGCATTCGCGGACTACTGCGCGGACCTGGCGGCAACGGGAAAGCCGGCGGTTGCCACTATGCGGATTGGCAAGGGCGATCGTTCCCCGCCGGGCTTCAAGGTCTTGAACGGTGCGCGCGGCTTTCACGAAGTGAATTGCTAACAGTCCCGTCGCCGGCCGATCTCCCATCACAGAACAAAGGAACCGTTATGCATCTCACCTTGCCCCGCTCGCCGCTCGCCACGCTCGTTAACGAGGCTTCAAAGTATCGATGGCGCGTCCGCTCCGCGCTGCAACGCTACGGCGTAGCCTGGCGCTACGCGCGCCAGCGCTCAACCCGCGATGACGGATTGACGAGCACATCGCCGGGATTTACGGCCTCGCGTGCTTGTCGGAGGAATCCGTTTTGGAACGCGCGCGCGACTTTTTCGGCGACGTTCCCGGCCTTGAACGATGGACCGCGGACGCATGCGCCCGGGTCAACTCGAAACACGGCGGCGGCGACGGCGAAATGATCGGCGCGGCGGAAGATTGGGCGCTGACTCTGATTTCCGAGTATGCGGCCGAAGACGGCGTCACCCTGGAGGAGCTCGCCGAGTAACCCCCGGGGCCGGCTGATTTCCCGGCCGGCGGCGCACCTCCCGACTACGGCTGATTTTGCGCGGTGGATGACGCGCGCACCTGGCCGCGGTCGCTCCACCATCTGCGCGATAGTGCGTAAAACGAAAGGACGAAAGCCAAATGACTTACACCTGCACCGACTTTACCGACTCGATTCTTGACGCGCTGAATGTTGACGTTCCGCACGAGGACAGCGACAGCCCGAGCGCACAAGCTGACTTGGCGCTGGCCGAGATTGAGCGCCTGCAGAAGCGTGACGCGCAGTTGTCGCTGTTGGAAACGCCGCCGGCCTCCCGCCTGGAGCGTGTCCGGCTTGCCGCGCAGTTGATCCGCACCGCGCGCAATCACCTGCGGATCGCCGACGCCAACAATGCAGCGGATTACGTGGCGCGCGCGCTGAAATCCGTAGAGGGCGCCGAGCGCCACGCGCGCTGCCTCGAAACCCGCACCAATCCCCCCGCCCGCGACTGATTCCGCCCCTTGGCTACGGTTGTTTTTGAAAGGAGATCATCACAATGAGCACAATCACGATTTGGACTTGCACCACTGAGGGCGACAACTGCGGGACCGAAACCACGGTGCACGCCACGCAGTCCGAGGCGGCGGAATATGTCCGCACGAGCCTGCGCGACATCCTCAAGCGGACCCCCGAGCGCCTGGCCGCGGTCGAGGCCGCGACGGCGGACAATATCAGCGAGCTATGGGAAGATGCCGTTGACGGCCCCTGCATCATCGAAGAGCAGACCGTGACGCTGCCACCGCTCGCCGTGGCTACCCATGAAACCCGGCACGGCGACGAAACGCGCCTCTATCCTAACAGCGACACGGCGCGCGCCTGGCGCCGTGAGATCGCGGCCGAGAATTGGGCCGCACGGATGGACGAGGACAAGCCGGCCGATCCTGACGAGCTAGCGGAAGCCTATTTTGAGCGCGTCGGCGAAATGCGCGGCGACTTCTTCCGGGTCGAGGAATTGGAGATTGTCGGCGGCACAGTCCCGGTTGCGCCTGCGCAGGACTGGCGCCAGATCGCCCGCGACCTGGCCGGCGCGCTCGACGCCTGCACCCATCAGATTGACCAGATGCGCGGCATGTTCAGCGACGAGGACGGCACGATTGCGGAAGCGGTCTCCGACGCTGACGAGGCGGCCGAGGCCTATCGCCGAGCGGCCGCCGGCCTCCCGGCTGCGCCCGCGGCGCAATTCATCGGGCAGGATGACCGCGCTTGCTCGGAAGGATGGGGCCTGTTCGAGAACAGCGACACCGGCACGCTTGAGATTCAGGCGGACGCCGAGTCTTCAATATTTGTCCGCGACGGCGTGAGCCGCGACGACGAGGCCGAGGCATTCGTAAAGGCCAAGGCCGCCGAGGGCAGCGAGTATCACGCCTTGGCACTCCTGCGCGTCGGCACTGCGCAGTAGTCCCGGCTACGATCGATTTTCCACCCCCGAGCTACGGCCGATTTTGCAAACACGCTTGACAGATTCGGCCGACACAAATTAGAGAAGCAGCCCCGCGCGATTGTGCGCAAGTTGAAAGGATGAAAACACATGCAGCATTCCGCCACCTATTCGCCCGATGACAACAAGCTGCGCCTTTATCCGGCGCACCGGCTCGACGCCGAGGATTACGCGCGCGTGAAGGCCGCCGGCTTCAAGTGGGCGCCGCGTCAAGAACTGTTCGTCAAACCAACCTGGAGCCCCGGCGCCGAAGACTTGCTGATTGAGATGTGTGGCGAGATCGGCGACGAAGACACCGCGCTGACCGACCGCGCCGAGCAGCGCGCCGACCGCTTCGAGGGGTATAGCGAAAAGCGCTTGGCGGAAGCCGAGAGCGCGCGGAAAGTGTCCGATGAGATCGCCGAGCGCTTCTATGGGGGGCAGCCTATTTTGGTTGGGCACCACAGCGAGAAGCGTGCCCGCAAGGATCAAGAGCGCATACACAGCAACATGCGCAAGGCGGTCAGGCTCTGGGACACCTCGAATTATTGGACTGCGCGCGCGGCCGGCGCAATCGCTCATGCGAAATACAAGGAACTGCCGGCGGTGCGTCATCGCCGCATCAAGGGCATTGAGTCCGACAAGCGGAAGGTGGAGCGCCAGCAGGCGGAGACCGAAAGGCAGCTGAAGGCCTGGCAAATCGTCGCCGGCATCAATGACCCCGAGAAGCAGCGCGCGGCCGGCTTGGCCGTGGCCAATGTCGGCGGTTATTGGTCGATGTCGTTTCCGTTGGCCGATTATCCGCGCGACCCGCCGGCCTCGCAGTATGAGGGGCCAATGGGCCTTTGGTCGGCGATTGATGGGAACGTCATCACCGCCGCGCAGGCCGCCGCGATTGCGATTCCGAGCCTGGAGCGCTCCGGGCCTCGGCGCGCCCGCTGGATTGCGCACTATGACAACCGGCTGGCCTATGAACGGGCGATGCTGGCCGAGCAGATCGGAGCGGAGGCGACCGCCAACCCGCTTGCGGACCGCTTCGCCTTCGCGGTCGGCGGTCAGGTGCAGACGAGCCGCTGCGACGAGTGGCTTACCGTGCTGAAGGTCAACAAGGGCGCCAACGGTTCGGTTTCCAGCATGACGACGACCGCGCCGACTGGCTCGCGCTCCAAGCGCGCGCAATGGAGCGTGGAGAGCATCAGCGATTATCGGCCGCCGAGCGCGGAGAACGTCGCCGCGGCGAAGTCCGCCGCCAAGCTCCCGCCGATCTGCAACTATCCCGGCGAAGGATTCCGCGAGATGACGGAGGCCGAATGGAAGGCGCGCCCGCAGTTCTCGGATTTCCCCTATATCGGCAAAGTGAAGGAGACCGAGACCCACAGCGCGCACCGCGTCCGCCAGATGCCGAAGCCCGGTGAATACTGGAAGAAGGTCCAAGTTTACATCACGGATGCAAAGCGGGTCGATCCGCCCAAGATCGCGCCAGCACCGGAGCCAACCGAGCCGGCCGAATTCGTCGCCGAGTATGTCGCGCCGCCCGCGGTTGATCTTGACGCCATGCTGGCAACGGTCGGCGCGATCATCGGCGCACCGGTCGAGAGGGAGGCCCAGGACGAGCCCGAGGCCGTGGCGGCGCTGGTCCCGGTTGCGCCCGCGGAAGAGCCGCGGCGCCTCGGCGATGCCAAGGCGGAGGCGCAGCGCGCGGGCGCCGAGATCATCACCGGACTCGGCAAATTCCGTGTTGGCCTCGGCCAGCACGTTACAGATTGGTGCGACGACGAGGCGACCGCCTGGCGGCAATTCTGCGGACTGGCTGGCGTGCCGTTCGAGGCCGAGCCCGTGCCGGCGGACCTTCGGCCGCGCGTTCTCGCCCCGGTCCCGGATACGGCCGATTTGCCCGCGCCGACGGCGGCGGATAGTTTCGAGGCCATGCGGGCGATGCTGAAAGGCGGCGGCGTGCAAGTCGTCGTTGCGCCTCAGCTCTTCCCGACATCGGGCGAACTCGCCGCGGACGTGGCAGAGGCGGCCGACATCCGGCCCGGGCAGCGCATCTTGGAGCCGAGCGCCGGAACGGGCGCACTGATCGAAGCTGCGCGCAACTGCGCCGATGGTCTGCAGGTGGTGGCGGTCGAGATCAACGCAAAACTTTCGGAGCACCTGCGCGCAGCGTTCCCCGGCACGTTCGTCCACTGCGGCGACTTCCTGGACTTCGACCCGCCGGCCGAGCGTTTCGACATTGTCTTGATGAACCCGCCATTTGAGAACGGCGCCGACATCAAGCACATCACGCATGGCCGGAAGTTCTTGAAGCCTCGTGGCCGGCTCGTCGCGATCTGCGCCGACGGTCCGCGCCAGCGGGCGAAGCTCGAACCGATGGCGGTGGAATACCGCCCTCTGCCCGCGGGGTCATTCAAGGCCGCCGGTACCATGGTCAACACAGCGCTCGTCGTGATCGATGGGCCGCCGCCGGGATAGCCCCCGGCTGCGCCCACCTCCCCGGCTACGATCGATTTCCCATCACCCCCTCGGCTACGACCGATTTGAACGGAGGTTCACCCATGACGGCCAAGAAGACTGAAATCTATTCCGGTCCCGTTGAAGGCGCGCGCGCCGGCGTCCTCGAAGCGCTCGGAGGTGCCTTCGCTGCGCCGCCGGCTCCGGGCCGTCAGCTGACGGACGACGAAAAGACCTTCATTGCCCGCGTGGCGCCGCACTTCATGGCCGGCAAAACGCTGGAGGAAGCCGCGGCGGCCGTCGTCAAGGACGATGAACGCCTTTGGCTGACCGCTATGGAGGACTCCGACGTTGGCCGCGCGATCCGCGACGAGCTCGCCCGCAAGGTTCATGCAGCCGCGAGGGCGCGGCGGTGACAGCACGCAAGCACCCTTTCCACTGGGACACCTATAACCGGCTCCTGGACGGCCTCACGCGCGTCATGGACTCGAATGACCAGCGATTGCGGCCAGAGGTTCGGGAGAAGCTTACGGAAGCCCGAGGGGCGATCTATCAGGCTTGGGAGGTGCAAGCGGCCCTTGAACGAGCGAAGGGCCAGCGAACATGACCGAACAGATACTGACGGCGGCCGGCTTCAAGATCGTGACGCGGGCCGGGTTCGACGCCGCAACGGACGTTCCCGCGGCCGTGCGCCTGGTGGCCCAACGCATCTTCAAGCGTTGGGGCGGTGACTTCGTGGTTTACGATCCAGCGGGCGGCGATGATGGTTGGCTGCTGATCGATGATGATCGCGACCAGATCATAGGCGAGACGGTCGAGCACCTCGGACGTCTTAAACCTGAGCCGCCGGCGCCCGCGCAAGGCTCGCTGTTCTGATCCCCCGGATACGATCGATTTTGAAAGGAGATTGCTATGTCAAGAACCGTCAGGCAAGTGCCCGCTGACTGGCAGCACCCCCGCAACTCCGGCGGCCGATATGTCCCGCTGCTCGAGTCCGGCCCGGATGCGCCCTCGCCCGATCCCGCGCGCAGCATGCCGGCCTGGCCAGCCGCGGAGCGAACGCATTGGCAGCTATACGAGACCACCAGCGCCGGCACACCGGTTTCGCCGCCGTGCGCCTCGCCCGAGGCCCTCGCCAAATGGCTGGCCGACCATCATGTGGAGGCTGCACCAGGCTTCACGGGAACGGAGGCGCAATGGCTGGCAGCGATTAAGCGCGGCGGCGTCATCCCGCCGGTGATGACCGTCGGCAAGCAGATGGTCAATCCGCTCGACTACACCTGACGGCCGGGACTCCCGGCTACGATCGATTTTGTGCTACCCCCTCGGCTACGGCCGATTCCGGGCGATTGTGCCCAACCGGAAAGGAATCTCCAGATGTCCCCACCCCGATTTGTTCACCGCAAGATCTCGGCCGCGGACTTCAAGGCCGAGTTGGCCAAGCAAGGCATGTCCGTGCCCGCATTCGCCAGGATCTGGTGCCAGAACCTTACCACGGTCACGAAATGGGCCAACGGGGGGAACGACATCCCGACTTGGGTGCCGATAGCGCTGACCATGATGACGCTGCCGAACGCGCACGGGACAGCTCGCATGGCTGCGGCTGCGATGATCCAGCACGACCGGCTGCATCCGGATCTCGGTGAATTTCCCTATCAGAAGCTGAGGCAGATGCCGGCGGACGCCGATATCGAACAGGGCGAGTAGGACCGCATGTTAGCCGATATCGTTCTCGAGAATGTCGGATCTGCAGCCGATCGCCAGTTTCGCGGAGCCATCACCCAACTTGCCACCCAACTCAGGACGGCCCAGCGGTTTCTATTCAGCGATACCTCCGCCGAGGCCATGAGCCAAGTTGCTTTCGCAAAGCCGTCGAGCCTGCTGTCAGCGGTTCCGATGGTTCGACTGCCTTTCCCAACGGTTTGGCTCGAATGGTCTGAGCGCAGGTCACTTCACCGCAGCGAGGCAACTGAAAGCTTGCCGATGCCCGACAAGTTCGGCGTGCTCCTTGAAACGCCCGAAGAAGGGCTGATTTTGGCTAGCTACGTTTGGCTGCACTCCCGAGCCTCTGCGGTCGCGAGAGGCTTGCACGACGAGTCCGCCCGGTTGAACCTTTCATATTTGAGTTCATTTATCTGTCCCAGCGGGCAATTCCCCGATTGGGTGCCTCGATCCAAATGGGAGATATCCGATGAATACGTCCAGAGGTTTAGCGGCAACGAACGTGAGTGGGATGCAATCAAAGCACTGACCAGCCTAGAGTCGGCCACCCCCTGCCGTTTCTACGGTGCATTAATCAAAACTGTTCCACCGTTGCAGTTAAAGCAATTAGAGGCTTCAGCAGCTGAGAATTTGGTCGGCGAGAGCAAGCGAGTAATCGCAGCAATTGCGCTCTTGAACAGCCGCAATGCCATCGACATAGTCGATGCCGACCTTTCAAAGATCAATCGGAAGCGCACCGGCACCAAGCCAAAGCGTCTCAGTCATTCGATTGTAACGATCAAACTCTCATCCCGACAGTCCGCAAGTGCCGAGGCCCAGCACCTATCCGATGCGGAGATACGAGAGCATGAGGTTCGGGGCCACTTCAAGGTCCGCAAGAGCGGGATATACTGGTGGCGTCCGTTCATCCGCGGACGTTCCGAGGTCGGCGTTTTACCCCGCAAGCACTATCGAGTGATCGGAGAGATCCAGAGTTAGTGCGCTGGCTATCTCCTTCGGACCCTTCCGCGCTTCTGCCCCTCTTCGTCGGTGCCCGCTTCGGCGCCGGCGTTTCATCCTTGGCAGCGGCCGCCGCTGCTACGGCGTCGCGTGCGTCGAGTTCGCGCTTCAGTGCCTGATTCCGCTCCCAGTTAGCTTCCCGCTGGGCACGGAGCGCGTCAGCGCGCGATGTCGGCTCTCTCGACATTGCTCCCTCCTACGATCTCATGCGGTTTGCTCGAGCTTCCAGTCCCTTCCGGACGTTGTGCTCGGCGCATTTGCAGGCTCCATTGTCTAGATCCAACGCGCGTGATCGATCGTCCCGGATCTCGATGACGTGGTCGGCATAGACCTGGTCGCCGTTGGCCCGGCTCCGCTCGCATCGGCGACCGTCCTCGACGTGCTCACACCGCCAGCCGGCGCGGCCCTTAACCTTCCGGGCCCAGTCCTTGTGCTCAGCGGTCTGGTAATGCGGGTCGGCCAGCTTGGGTGGCGGTTTCACTTTGCGGGTGTCGAGCGTCGGCACGCGTGGGCCGAGCGTCGGGATACGGGCGCGGGTCATACCGGCTCCAGGAACAGGACCGGATCGGCGCAGATGACTTCGTGGACGACATAACCGCTGCCGAGCACATGGTTGGCGATCGAGTTGAGCGCTCCAACCTTCGGGTCCTGTCCGCACTGAAACGTCATCGGAATTCGATAGCGCTCGTTGAACGCGTCCGGATCTCGCTTCCATTCCTCGAACAGATTCATGGCCCGCTCTCTGCGGCTCTCTCGGCTCATCGACCGCTCACCTTCTCGTTGCGCCTCGGACCGAACATTTTGCGGCCCATCGAGCGCAGCATTTCGCGCTGGTCCCAGGTCATCTGGTCCTTATCGACGTCAACCAGAAGGAGACCGTATTCACGCCAAACCCGCTGCTTGGTCTCCAGCGGGGTTTCGCGGGCGTTGGGAGCAAACCGTCCGAGCGACATCGATCCGGCCCCTACTTCTTCCGCAAGCCCATGCCGGAGGCGGTCTTGAGCCGGCGCACCGCATCCCACGTCCGGTCGACGATCACGATGCCGTCGTAGAGCTTGACGAGCGCGTTCAGTGCGACACGGAAGTCAGCGTTGTTTGTTCTGTGCTCTTCGCCGCCTTGCAGGCGGACGTCCTCGCTGCTGTGCTCGAGTCCGATCCTGGCGAACAGGATGTCGAACTGACGCTCGCCGAGGAGCCGCTCGACTTCTTTCAGACGGCCGCTAGCCTCGAGGGCGATGGTATGAGATGGCGATCCGCCACCCACACCATCGACCTTGTCCTGCAGCGCGAACCCTCTCGACCCGTGGAACATGGCCAAGTCGAAGTCTCGGCGAAATCGGTCCGCGGCACTTTGACGGAGCTTGTCTTCCGGGTCGGCCGCGCCCCGCTTTTTGGATTCCGTCAGGTTCAGGTGCGATGCCCGCACGGTGTCGACCATCACGTTGAGCGACGGGTTTTGGGGATCCGGGATGACGTGCTTGCGCTTGCCGCTGGCAAGACGGCCCTCCTCGTCCTTCGCCTTCCGCTCCTTCTTCGTCAGCGGCTTGCCCAGAATATTGAGCAAGTCAGCAGCGCGAACTGCAGCATGCTGGTAGCCTTGCTGAAACAGCTTGTTCGAACGGAAATACTCCGTCACCAGGCGTGCGACGGGGGTGTCGTAGCCCATGGCCCATTCGATGCCGGCTTCGCCAATGCGGCGGGCCCTTGCGCGCTCTTCTTCAAGCACGATCTGCGCGTCGTACGAAAGACCGGCGTACGAGCACATCGGCTTGGCCCGCCGAATATCACGCTGGAAAACGCGAGCGCGGCGATCTCGCTCCTTGTCGACGTGCGTCGTCGAGACATCCGTGATCCGTGCTTCAGACATTCCATCCTCCACGCAGAATCACGAATAGATTTCGCTGAGGTGATTTGTCTACGATTGCAAGCGGAAAGTTGGATCGTCATCCACCGTGTTTATCGGAGGGCACCGTGACTGCTCCGATATCCTCCACCTCGTCGGCAGGCGCATGGACCGGCAGTGTGCGTCAACTCTGCCGCCAGCCCTCAGCCTCGCTCCCAAGCCCGCTCAAGGTTTGGATCAACGCTTACCGGCGACCGGGACACCGACCCGAACAACGCGCGCGACAGGTTACTCGATGTGCGGAGTGGTGGACTCCGATGACGACAACGAGAGTGATGCTTCTCATCACTTCCCGGGTTTCGGGCTACAGTTCATCGAGTGCAAGCCGCCTGGTCGGAAGCTCAGGAGTTGCCCACGCAGCTGACGAGGACAACCTACTGAATGCGTTCTGTATGCTCGTACTCATTCTCACCGAAGAATGTCCTGTGGAAAACTTGAAGCGTTTCATCGGGACTGCATCGATATTGAGGAACCACTTTTCGATTGTAAGTTTTATTATTTATGCAAATTCTTCTGGAGTTCTCGCCCTCCCCGCGCCATTTCCTGCCATCTGTGCCGTCGGCGATGAATAAGAATGGTACCGACTTGGAAACTCGCCCCACAGTTTCGCATTTTTTCGGATCAACTTCATACCATCCCCTGACAACAGCGTCCGTAGACGGCCACTGCCCAGCTGAAACGGCCACCCAGAGAACAGTGCTGGTATCGTTGCAGAAATTCATATCGACTGTCGCCAGCCGCTCCTTGGTATTGTTCAATCCGTTACGAGCGTTCTCATAGTTTGGATCTTTCGCTAACGCCGCTTCAAAGTCGCGCTTCGCAGCAGAAAAATTGTTCCGATCGTAATAAATCCATCCCCGATTGTTTAAGCCTCGCTTGCTGTATGGGCCATCCGGACTAAGCCTGATTACTGAACTGTAATCTCCGACAGCCTGATCCATCTCTTTTAAATTGGCGTGTGTCACTCCCCTCCAGAGATAGAGTCGGGATAGCCGTAGCGTATCCGACTCCGGACACAATCTGATGGCATCGCTGAAATCGGACAAAGCCGCGGAATAATTCTTTCTAGTCCAGTTAACTTCTCCCCGAATTTCGAAGGCTGCTGGAGAGCTTCCATCAATCTTAACGGCCGCGTTAGCCTCCGAGAGCGCGGTGTCATAATCAGTTGACTGCAAAAACCCTCTCACTCTCTTCAAGCTTGCATCCAACTCACCAGAGTTTTCCCGTTCGAAAACCAGAGATCCAGGACATTCCGATGTCTCATTCGGAGGATATCGCAAGTTCCACGCCATTTTGCGCTCCCCAATCTTACTAACGTAGTAGAAGCACTCCGCGTTGGCTCCGCCCTTGCCAGCTGCGACTTTGAGATGTGAACCGTACTTTCCCTCTGACTCCACAATCGCAGCCTGCCCCCACCATGGGATATTCGCATCGTAACCGGCGAAGGCCTTGCTAAACCAAAATGGATCACCGGTCTTCGGTCCGGTAATCGGCGTCCACTTACCGATTAGGTAATCGAAGTCGTTAGAAGCGAACGACGCACTCATCGAAGAGAGATATGCAAGGAAAAAGAATACCAAGCGCATCGATGTACCTGATCGAAACTACTGGCAAGTCTTTACGGCAGTGGGTCACGTTCCAATACAATCGAGCGAGGACAGTTGCCAGACTCAGCAAATCTCAAATTCCAGGCCATCCTATTTTTGTTTATCGGGCTTACATAGTAATAGCATCGGTCTCCGGCTCGACCCTCAACCTTGATGTGCGAACCGCGATATCCATTCGAGCGGCTTATGTCCGTCTGCCCCCACCAGGCGATGTTTGCGTCCCATCCACCAAAACTCTCGTGAAACCAGATGGAGTCGCCAATGTCATCGCCTGTAACTGGCGTCCACTTGCCTTCTAGGTAAGTGAATTGATCTTTCGCTGACGCTGCGCTGGCCAGTCCAACGATGCTCGCAATGCACAAAACAATACCGAGACGTTTCATAACTACTCCTTTAAAGCGAGTAATTCTGGAACTCTAGCGCAACTTTCAATCGGGTGGAAGTTGCTGAATGCTCATAACCCAGCGGACATGAACCCAACTTGAATAGCTTATATCCTGCTGCCCACGAACTGACTGTGGTCTCTGTCGATCGCGCACATCGAAGTGGGGCCGGCCTATTGGCCGAGCCCGTTGGCTGCACCCTGCGAGCCCTCTGCGGAGTGCCAATCTCGGCCGAAACCCGATCCGGGATTAAGTGACGTTTGTCAAAAGGGTATCTCCTCTCTATTTGCGATACCCCCGAACAGCATCCGCGGTCCATTGAAGTCGACCTCCTTCCACTTGCTGCCGGTGCCGCTGCGGTTCTTGAAGACAGCAAAGGCCGCCTTCTCCTTCCAAATCTCCCATTCTCGAAGCCAACGGTCGCGCTGCTCTCGTCCTTTCGGGTTTTCCTCGCTGGCAGGCTCTGGCTCATTGTCGCGGAGCCAAATCTTGGGAATTGTCAGGCCGATGATGATGTCGCTGTTCTCAACGATGAGGCCGCCACCGTAGATGTCGCCGCTTCCGAATTTCCAGCTGGGTGCGCGCTGTCCCTCACGAGTCAGTTGCGCGAGTTGCCAGACAACGCCGTCGAGCTCCTTCGCGAGATCCTTGGTGTAGGCCGAGGCGTATTCGACCGTACGGACGACGTTCCAATGCTCCTGCTCGGGCTCGACCAGCTTCAGGTGGTCGATGCAAAACTGCTTCACACCGTACCGGCGCTTCGCCTTCCGGAATTCATTGCCGATTTGCTTGATCGTCATCCGGCTACGGTCTTGGACCCAGACCTTGGTCGACTCGAGCTGCTCCTTCGCCCGGCGGATGTCCAGGAATTCCTTCTGGTTGAAGTCGCCGCTGATCTGCTTCTTGACCGCGACGCCGGATAGCGACGCAATGTCGCGATATGCAATCTGCTCCGCAGACATTTCGAGGCTCAGCGAGAACCCCGGGAAAATGCTCGTATCATCCAGCGATGGCCCGGCGTTGTCCCGCAGGATCTGAGCCATTAACGCCGATTTGCCGTGGCCGGATGGCGCGGCCAGCGTGACGGTTGTGCCGCCGACGATGGGTCCGAGCACTTCATCCAGTTCCGGGATCTTGGTAAGCACGCCGACGGCGCGCCTGCCGCGGCGCTCGTAGGCTTCGGCCGCCTTGATCATGGCAGTCCCGGCGGCGTCGGCCAGGCTGACGGCATGCCGTACCCGGTCATGATCGTCGACGACGCGGAGCAGGTCGTCGATGTCCTGCCGGGTTTGGTCGAAGGTCTTATTTGGAGCGCTCGCAACCTTGCCGAGCTCGATCCGCGCGCGTTCCCGCCATGCCAGCACAATATCGTCAACGAAATCCAGCGCGCTGCTGACGTCGGCAGCTTTCTCGATCAGGATCTGGAGCACAGCTTCGGTATCGCCGACGCCGTCGAATTCGGTCGGCAGCTTGGACTCGAGCAGCGACAGGGCGGGCCCGGCACCGTTGACGCAGCAGTCCTCCACGGCGGAGAAGATCAGGCGGTGGTGGTGCAGCGTGAATTGGTCCGCCGACACGCGATCCGAGACGGCCCAGAAAGTCTCGGCCGACCCCAAAATTTTTCCGATGATGGCTTCCTCAGCCCGGACATTTTGGGTCGGCCTATTGGGCGCGGCGGCGGGGCGTTTGCTCATGCGGACACCGCCTCGAGCTCAACAGAGGTCAGCATGGGGTGGCTGGCACTGATGCGCCTGGCCGCCATTTCGGCATAGTCAGCGTTCAACTCGATCAGGATGGCGTCGCGCTGCAGCCGATCCGCAACCAGTCCGGTGGTGCCGGCGCCCGCGAAGGGATCAAGCACGGTACCGCCAGGCGGTACGCCGGCCAGGATGCAAACCGCTGCGACCTCCGGCGGCATCACCGCGAAATGGTTCAGCCAGTCCTGATGCGAACCACATTCGCAATATCGGAGCGTGAACTTGCGACCGTCCCGCTCGACCTTCTCAGTTCGGAGCCTCCCGACGTCGGCGCTCGCGTAAAACCGCCGGCAACCGGTGCAGAACTCGTCATTGAAGCCGCCCGGCGCGACCCACCAGACAGACCGAAGAGCCGCGCCGTTGGCGCGCTGTTCGGCCACCGACATGCCGTCCCAGCGATCGTTGAAGCCGGCATGGCGCCGCCCGTGCCCTCGCTGGCGATCGCGCTTGCGCGCGCCTGCGTGCGGCGGCTGCCCATCAGGCGCGTAGCCGCCGCCGCTGACAACAAGGCCGCCATCCTCTGCGCCGAGGCGGTCGCGCATAGCGCGCGCAAGACGTGTTACCGACTCCGGCGCCGCTGGCAGCCTGACGTCCTCATAGCCGTGGTAATATGTCTCCGACTTCGTGAGATGGAAGACGTATTCGTGCGCGCTGGTCGACCGATCCCGCGTGCTTTCGGGCATGCCATTTGGCTTGGCCCAAATGTTGTCTTTGCGCAGCCACCAGCCGTCCGCGCGCAGCGCGAACGCCAGCATCCACGGGATGCCGATCAGGTCTTTCTGCTTCAAGCCGCCCGGCGGCGGCTCCCATGCTCGCCCGATCGCGCCGTCACCCTGGGCTTTCGCCTGGATGCCGGCCGGCAAGCGGCTGCCGCGCTCGGTCTGCGCCGCGGTCCTCGAGCTGGCACCAATCTCCCAGTTCTGTCGGACCACCATCGACGCTTCCTGTGACTGCAAAGTGCCGAGAAGCGTCGATGACGCCGCCGCCGGATTGCCGCCACGGCCGGATCCTGCATAGCAGTCGCCGATGTTAATCCAGAGCGAGCCGTCATCCCGCAGAACGCGCCGGATCTCCCGGAAGAGGTCGACGAGCTCCGCGATATAGGCCTCCGGCGAGTTCTCGAGCCCGATCTGGCCAGCCATCTTGTAGTCGCGGAGGCGGAAGTACGGCGGCGAGCAGACGCAGGCGTGCACCGAGTTGGAAGGCAGGAGCCGGACGACGGCCCGGCAATCACCATTGAGAATTCGAACCGTCAAGCTGAGGCCTCCACGCGTCGCCGCGCATTCCAGATGTCGAGATAGTCGGTCCGCATGCGCGGCTCCGGCTGGCTGTCGTGCAGTTTTCCGATTGCGACCATGCGTTCATGAAGCTTCCGCACCGCGGCGCGACCGGCGGGCTCGGCCAGGATGAGCTCACCGTCCTGGCGCCGCCACGGCTTGTCGCCGTCCGGGAACGAGGTGATCCGCTCCACCTCGATCGGCGGCTCGAGCCCGGCGACGCCGCTGGTGCTGAGGCCCGCCCATACCGGGCGTCGGTACTTGATCAGCGCGCGCGCGGCGAGACAGGTTTCCAGCCCCTCGCCGAGGCCTATATGAGCCGCTACGCCGCCGATCCGCACGGCGCCGCCGGCAGCCGCACCAGCGCCAATCTTGGCTTTGTTGACGGGAGCCTTCGCCGCTTTTGCGGGATCGAGGTGGACTTTCCAGATCGCGGTCAGGTCGCCGAAGACGTCATCGACGCGGGCAACCAGCGTGGGAAAGGATAGCCGGTCATCGAGGTCGTATATCACCCGGCCATGAAAGCGCAGACACTCATCCCACCCGCAGGGCGGGACAGGGATGCCACGGGCCAGCAGATAGGCCTCTGCATGCGTGCCGGCGATCGGGACGGCCTGCTGCCATATCTCTGCGGCGGTGTGCTGGCGCGCCTGGACGTGCTCGGCGGCGCGTTGGTCGTCTGCGGCCCGCTTCGCCGCGGCCTCGGCTGCTCTGTCCTCTCGCCGTCTCTGCTGCTCTGGTGTCTCCTCCCGGGCGCGATCGAGCCCGACGAATTCACGGGCGCGATCGAACACCTCAGCGTCGGCGCGATGGCTTCCAGTCAGGCCGTAGGCGAAGAGATTGATCTCGTCGCCTCCGATGCTGGCCGAGCTCCGCACCCAAGACCCGCGCGCGTATTTACCGACTGTCCCCAGATAGACCTGAAACGAACCGAGGTCGCCTCTGACGCCGGGAGTGGGATACGCGATCTTGCCGCGCGTCTTGTACCCCTTCCAGAAATGGTCAAGGACGCGCTCCAACTGCTCGTTCAGCCGCTTCTTGATCTCGGCGGTGTCTTCGCGCGTCATGCCTCAACCTTCGGCCGGCGGCGCGGCGCGTCCTCGGCGCCGAATGACGCTTTGATCGCGACGTCGTCCTTTATCCGCTCAAAGAGCGCATTGCATTCGGTCCATGTCCGCCTCCATGCGTTGAAAAACTTGGCGCGCTTCGGCGACCGCTCGATTGCGTTGCCGCGCTTGTCATAGCGGCGCTGGAACCACCTCGCCCGCGCGCGCAACTGCTTGTGGCGATTCCGCATGGCGACGTCGCCCATATGCCAGTGACGACCGCACATGATCATCACACCCTCGGCGTCGCCGGCCTCGCGCTTGAAGGTGCGCCCGCAACCTGGAATGCAGCAGCCGATCCGTTTCACAGCAAGGTCTCCTGCTTCGGCACAGGTTTAGCGGCCGGCCGCGGGGCCAGCGGATCGGTGGGTTTCCAGCGCTCGAAGTCGGCGGCTATCTGGTCCCATACGCGCGGGTGCTGCGCCTTGAAATCCGGGAAGCCTGGCGCCCCGCGGTACACTCCATTGTCGAGCACCAGCCAGCCGGCGCCGGAAGGCAGCCAACGGCGGTGATCGATATTGATGTGCTTGAAGTCGGCACGGACGAGGAAGCCGCGCTTCTCCAGGATGATCGCGATCTTGATCGCCGCGATCTTCCAGCTTGTCAGTTGCACCGGTGATGGCGCGCCGGCATCAACGTCCGGCACATAATCCGGCAAGGTGTGACGCTTGGCCGGAGCCCATTCGTACCAGTTACTGTTGCTGCCGCGGTGCGGATCGCCGGGCAATGGCGGCTCGAAGACCCTAGGCTTATAGCCGTAGTAAGTCTTCTTGGCCTCGACCTGCTCCTCCGACCGAACATAGATGATGGTGAGACCGATGTAATCGCAGATGCGGTCAAACCCACCTTGCGAGTCCGCGGGGACGAGCACACCGCGACAATCCGGCCCCTCGCGATCAGCGGAGTAAGCACCATACTCCTCGAGCGCCTGGCTGATCACCTCGGTATTGAGCCGGAGCTTTGCCTCGACGCCAATCTGGAAGCCGTCGGCATCCCGCACCAGCAGGATGTCCCAGCCACAGGACTCGGCGTAAGCGGTCCATCCCTCGGGCAGCGAGGAGATGAACCGCTTGCACAGTTCGACTTCGGAGGCGAATGGTTTCGGCTTTGCCATTCAGGCACTCGCGCGACGTTTCGCCGGCGACTCAACTTTGGACAAGACGGCGGCATCCGACATGATCGCGGAGACCTCGGCCTTCATCAGCGAAACCGAAACGGCATTCCCTATTTGCTTGATCTTCTGGGTCTTGGTACCAGCGAACTCGTACTCGGCTTCATCTTCGTTGAAGCCCATTGCCGCGGCGAGCTCGTGCGGCTCAAGCATTCGGAAGAGGATGTCGTACTGTGGGGTCGCCTCGACGAGGTTGATGTGGCCCGTGGCAGTGATCGCAGGGGTCGGCCCGGCGATGTCGTGCACCCGTGGTGCCTGCCCTGCCCGTTCGCCAAACTGGGCCGCGATGAAGGCGAGCTCGCCGCGGTTGGCTGTCGTGACGGTCGGGATCGGCTCGGCCAGGTCCCTGACGCGGTCGCTGTTATCGTGATGGGTGACCGGCATGACCATGGCGAACTCGCCGCCCTTCGCCGTCGTCAGCGTCGGCAGCGGCTCTCCGAGATCGCGCGCCACATTGCCGCCCTGGGTATGGGTGACCGGCACCACCATGCCGAAGCGCCCCTTCGACGTGACGGTGTCCAGAGGCTCCTCGGCGCTTTTGCAGGTCTCTCCGGATCCCGAACCGTAGTACGGCGATATCAGGACGTGGCTCTGCTTCGCGACCTGGGTCGGCGTCGGGTCGTCGACCGATCGCGGCGCTCCGCCGGCATGACGAGACAGCATGAACGGCTCAACCAGGTACCCGCCACCGTCACAGTTTGCGGTCGGCGCCGGATCGCCCAGCGAATGCGCCCGAGACTCGGCATAGCCGTCGCCGTGGCGGTTGAGGATGAACGGCTCGACCAGCATCGGCCGCGCGCAGCCGGGGTCATCAGATCCAGCGCCGCCGGTGGTAATCGTGGGTAACGGATCGTTCGTCGGACGGGCCGCGCCGCTACCGGTTGCCAGGACGAGCGGCTCGGCGAGCCCAATTCGAGCCTGTGTCATCACGGTCGGCGCCGGGTCATTGACGCACTGCGCATCCCGCCTGAAATTCTGCTTCAGCAAGATCGGCTCGGCGAGCGCGATGTGAGTGCCGTTGGCCGCGACGGTCGGCAGCGGCTGGTCCAGGCTCCGGCCGCCCATGTGATTGCGCAGGACGACGAGAAACGGCTCAGGCCACTTGAACTTGACGGCGCCGGCGTAGATGCGGGCCAGCGTCTTCGGCGCGAGGGGTTTCTTCCGGTCGAAGATCGAGCGGCCCTTGATGTCCCAATCGATGATTTCGCGGGCCGGCTTCCACGGCTTCATGCCCGGGAACAGCAACGTATCTTCGGCCCTCTTGGCATGGGTCAGCGGCGCCCAGGCGACCATCTTGCGGTCGATGCGCGCCTTCAGGATGAACCTCTGCCGGGTGGTCGCGTCGCCGTAATTGGCGGCGTTCAACTTTCGCCATTCGGGGTCGAAACCCAGCCGGCGGATGGTGTCGATCCAGAGCGCGAAATACTCGCCCTTCCGGCATTTGATCGGCTTGCCGGTGCGCGGATCGACCGGGCCCCACCCCACGAATTCCCAGACGTTCTCGATAATCAGCCGCTTGACGCGAAGTTCGGTCAGCCAGGTGATGATGTGCCACGGGTCGGAGCGCTGCTGGTCCGAAGTCGGCTTGCCGCCGCGCGCGACGGAGTGATGGGTGCACGTCGGCGACGCCATCAGCAGGTCGAGATATCCCTCCGGCACGATAATGTGCGGACGCACCGCGGCGATATCTTCGCAATAATGGCGGGCGAGCGGATGGTTCTTCTTGTGCGTCTCGATCGCGACGCCCCAATGATTGACGCAGACCAATTCCATCTCGAGCCCGAGCTCAGCGAGAGCCCGCGCGCAGCCGGTGGACGAACCACCGGCGCCGCAGAGAAGGTCAGCAACGAGGATCTTGCGGCGGCTCAACTCAGCGCCTCCAAGATGTCCCGCACCAGCGTCGGTACCGCGATCGCCGCCGAATTCGGGGGCGCGCCCGGCACATATGGGCCGCCCTTGTCTCCGACCTGTCGGACGGAGATCAGACCAATGTGCTGAAGGCCCTCGATGTTCAGCGCCGGCACGCCGTGACTTCTGAAAATGCGCAGCAGTTCGGCTTCCAGCTTGCGCTCATCGTGCTTGATGATCGCCATCGGCTACACCCTCATCGGCATGAGGACGTAGAGGATCGACTCGTCGGTGCCGCGCAGCAGCGCCGGCGAACCCGGGTCGCCGAGATCCAGCTTCACGGTATCGCCCTGGATCTGCGTGAAAATGTCGTGCAGGTACCGGCTGTTGAAACCGATATCCATTCCGTCCCCAGCGTACTCGGCCTCCAACTCGTCGGTGGCCGTGCCAGCGTCCGGGTTTTGACAGCTAAGGGTTATCTTGCCGGCACCAAGGGTCATCTTCACGGCGCGGCCTCTCTCACTGGAGATCGTGGCAACGCGATCCGTGGCGGCGAGCATGTCCTTGCAGACGACCGCGATCTTTTTGTCGTTGTTGACCGGGATCACACGACCGTAGTCCGGGAAAGTGCCGTCGATCAGCTTCGATGTCAGCACTAGGTCGCTGCCCGAGAATCGGATCTTGCTGCTGGAGGCCTCGACGAGGATTTCGTTCTCGCCAGCGTCAAAGAGACGCGTGATTTCGCCGACCGTTTTCCGGGGCACGATGATCCCCTTTAGGTCCTCTGCGCCCTCCGGCAAGGGATACTCGACCTGGGCGAGGCGATGCCCGTCGGTGGCGACCGCTCGCAGGGTCGCGACATTCCCCTGTTTCACGGCATGCAGATAGATGCCGTTGAGGTAGTAGCGGGTCTCTTCCGTCGAGATCGCGAACGCCGCCCGATCGACCAGCCGCCGCAGATCCTTCCCGGCGACGGTGAAACTGACATTGAGGTCATCGGCCGAGAGGTTCGGATAATCGCTCACCGGCAAGGTCTGGAGCGTGAACCGAGAGCGGCCCGACTTGACGATTGCAGTAGAGTCCCCGGTCTGCTCCAGCACCACCTGCGAGCCGGCGGGCATCTTCCGGACGATGTCATGGAAGAGCCTGGCCGGCACCGTCGTGCTGCCTTTCTCGGCCACCTCGGCGCTGATCGAGTCGATGACCTCGAGGTCAAGGTCGGTGGCCTTGACGCTCAACTTATCCTGACTGATATCGATCAGGACGTTGCTCAAGATTGGAATGGTGTTGCGCTGCTCCACGGCGCGCGCGACGCGGCCGAGCAGCTTTGCGAGCGCGGCTTGTTCCATGACGGCTTTCAAAACGGGGTCTCCTTTCGAGATGGGGTGAGTGTCGGTTCGAAGAGGTCGCCGCGCGGCGCTGCGAAGTGCGGATCGAGGTGGCCGCGCAGCCACCAGGCCACGCCGAGGCTCTCGGCGGCGTCGTATGAGGTGATGGTTTTGTCGATCAGTTGCGCGAATCCGAGGGACGTGTCTTTGGTCGCGCGGCCGCTGCCGGTGAAGGCCTTCCGCCAAGTGCCTTGATTGACGTAAATGAACGGGACGTCATGGGCGGCGCAGGTTTCCTCGGCGATCGCGCACAGACCGTAGATCCGCTGGAACGTCTTCATCGGAGGCCGGGTTGGCTCCGGCTCCGGGTTTTCCTCGGTCGGCTTGCCCTTGAGCTCGATATCGGTACGAAGCGGTTCCTCCGCAGCCACGTACTTGACCGCGTTGTCCTGGATGATCTGGTATAGCGTCTTCCGGAAATGCCGGAACACCTGCCCTGAATTCTTGCCGTCCCAATGGAATGCCCGGGCAAAGACATAGCGATCGCCGTCGAGCAGCGTGATGCCCGTTGTCGTCGCGATATCTAAGCCCAGGATCTTCATTGTGGTCACGCCGCCTCGATCGCGGACTCGTCGAACCACGCTTCGGTCTGCCGGTTGTCGCCAGACCGGTACCGGACGAGATAGCTGTTGGCATGGCTGAGATATTCGGCACGGCCGATCACAGTGCCCTGCTCGTTGCTCTCGACCATCTTCACGGTCGATTTGAGCTCGTACAGGAACGGCTTACTCTTCATGGTCTCTCTCCTTGACGTTTACCGGCTGCGGAATTGCTGCCGGTCGCCTCAATCAGGCCTTGCCCTCTTCGGCATCGCTGGCTCCACCCTTCTCGCCTTCGGTCGCAGGCGCCGGCATCGACAGGACGTGATCTCGCTCCGAGCGCGCATCGCGGAATGCGGAAAGCCACGCCTGTCCCTTGAGCGAGCCGATTTCGTATGGGTTGTCGGTTTCTTTCGAGCCGGGCTCGCTATCGAGACGGAAGCCGGCGGCGCGGCCCTCGAGCTTTGCCCTCTCGTCCTCGGGCGTCGGGCCGACGCCGGCCATGCCGAACAGTTCGAACTGTCTCGGGCTAAGCACCTTGCCGAGATACCCGACGTAGACGCCTGCCTTCCGGACCTTCTCGCAAAACTCGTCGATGGCTTCGTCACCGCCCTCGACGAGATCCAGCGCCAGCTTGGCAGCTTCGTTATGCAGGCCTTGCGCCTGGGTCTGGGCGTATGTCCCGCGCAACTTATTCTTCGCGGTGTTATTGACCTCGTTCTGCGCGGCAGCTTCTGCCTGCGCGTTGCGAATACGTGAAAGGTTCGCGGAATCGAGGGCGGCTTGGGCAGGTTCGTTGGGCTTCGACATTGGGGTTCCTCTTGTTGTCAGTGGGTGATGAAGGCGACGGGCCTTTTCGATTGCCAGCAGAGGCCGCAAGTCGCGCAAGCCACGGTCCGGCCGAGCTGCTGAGGGCACACGATCGCTTCCGCTGGTGCCTGCAGCGGCGTCTCAACCGATACGGTCGAGCATTCGTCGATCGGGGCGTCGGAGAAACGGATGGCAAAGCGATTCCATTTCGCCAACACCAGGCGTACGAGCGCCGCGGCGATAGGATCGCGCTCGGCGTCCCAGCGCGCAGAGAAACCGAAGACGTGCAACTGCGGCACTTCGGCGAGGAGACGCTGCCAAAGCGCGACATACGCAACCGAATAGAAGTCGCCCAGGACGTGAAGCCGCACCACGAAACCGCGACGATGCCTGCGGCCGAGCGCTCGGACCTCCTGCTCCAGCCGGGCTTCCAGCGCGGCGCCGCGGGCGAGCCGGTGCGCGTGCTGCATTGAATTGCCGTAGCAGGAACGCCAATGCCGGCAGGATAGCGGGCACGTCGCGCGCTCCTCGAGCGTCAGGGTGTAGATCGGGAAGCCTTTCCAGCGGCCCTTGGTGACGGCCTTGCCGATCTTCGAGCTATTGAAGCCGCTCTTGAGGACGTCAAAACCGTATGACCCCGGGTCGACCACGGTCGAACGATAGACCGTCCGCCCCTCCACGATCGCGGAAGTGTCAAACGCCGGGATCTTCGCGGGTCGACCGGCCAGCGACAGTGCGGACTGCCGCGAAATGTTCGTCGGTTTGATGCCGACCTTCCCCTTGATGATGAGGCGGAGATAGGCTGGCGATCCGCCGACGCGTGCCTTGATCTGCGGAACGGTCAGGTTCTCCGCGTGCAGCGCCCTCACCTGGTCGTGGTCGATAGTGCGCGCCCTCATGCCGCGACCTCGAGCAAGTCGAACAGCGGCGTCGGGGCGATTATCTTTTCCTTCTGCCGGCGCTCAGGCCGGCGGCCGTCGTCGTATTTGCCGACCTCGTTGCCCCAGGGGACAAACCCCTCATGCGTCTCGCGCGAGAAAAGGTCGCAGCGCGCCAGTCCAGGCGTGCGCTCGCGTATCATTTCGTAGAATTCGCGAGGCTTCTGGCTATGGCCGCGAGCCTTGCCCTTGATCACACCCCAGAATGGATCATGGATCTGCTCTCCGTTTCCGAAGACCCCGACCAACACGGACTCGTGCATCCCGCGGGCGCGGTACCCGGTACCGACACGCCCCTTCGGCCAAACCAACTCGGTCTTGTAGAGCGCGCCCCAGCGCTTCAGCAGCCACATCGACTTGTCGAGGGTCGGCGGACAAGCCCAAAGACCGACGACACCATTGCTTCGAACCAGGTGACCAACCGGCAATTGTCCAAGCTCGTCCCACGACAAGATGTCGTACTGAGCGGACGCCGACTTCTTGTTCCCCTTTGAGGAATAGAGTTCGAATTCCGTCGGCGGATCGACGATGCAGATATCGAAGCCAAACATCGGCAGCGGGTCGAAGAAGAAGTCCTTCATGGTGCAGTCGGCTCCATGAAGTATGCGCGCAACGCTTCCTCGGCCGCCGTGCGCTCCGAGATCCGATGTTCTTTGGCGTAGGCTCGGATTGCCCGTCGAACCTCCGGCACCGGGCGGACAACGAAGCCATCACCGATGCCCGGTTCCGGGATGCTCAGCGTGCGGGCCTTCCCGGGCTCCCGTAGCAGCGCGCCGCGCTCCACGATGCTGTCGATCAAGTGCGAGATCGTGCCCCGGCCTCGAATGCCAAGATGGTCTGCAATTTCACGGTAGGAGGGCGAGGCTCCGCAGGCATCGATCCGGTGCCGCACAAATTCGACGCACCGCGCCTGGACGCTGGTCAGCCCAATCATTCTGAGCCTCCAGCCGGCAGGGTCGGCTTGATCACCTCATCGGCGTAACGGGCAAAGACGTTGTAGGCCTTCTGACGGCCGATCGACCTAATGAGATAGGCCGCGATGGCCTGAAGGTGTGCATCAACCACCATGGCGGCGACGTCTTTGCCGCCGGCATGCTCGACCGTCATCAAGGACACGACGCATTCCTTGCGGGCGTAGTCTTTCATGATTGTCGAGGCAGCTGGCTTCATGATGCTGCCGCCCTCTTCGCGCGGTTCATCGCGGCCATACGCTGTCCCAATGCGACACGCCGGGCGCGCTCCTCGGACGTGATGCGGATCTCGCGCTGACCAGCGCTCTGATAGGCCGCGCGACAATGGGGACCGCAGTACGGCAGTTCCGACACAGCCGCATCACCGCAAAAGAAGAAGTCAGGCGTCGTGGGATCGCCGATCGGCCATTTGCAATCGCCGTCGCGAAGGTCGAGCAGCCCCTTGCGGCGCTCCACTGCAACGCTGGCGTCGAATGCGCTCGCGTAGCCCGCGGTGGGGTCCTCCACGGGCTGCTTCGCCTCCGCGGAGCTCGGATTGGAAAGAACAGCCCGCAAAACCTTAGTGCGCTTGGGCATCGGCGAACCCAATCGCGGTGCGCGCTTCGCCTCGATGGCCTTCGCCCTTCGGTCGTCTGCCCTGCCAGGCAGTCCAAGGCGATGGACCTTTCCGATCACTGCATTGCGGGTGACATTGCCGAGCTCGGCAGCGATCTGCGAGCATGACATGCCGGACGCCCAAAGGTTCTTGAGCCGTTCAACGCGATCTTCAGACCAGGTGGGAGGTACGGTCATCGCGCTGGCACCTGAAGCTCGGTGCGGCGGACATAGATGCCGTCGTAAACTGGATTGGCACGGTGCCGAGCTAGCCACCGCTCGCGTACCCGCTCAGGCAAGCAATTCCAGAGCGCCTCGAAAAACTCGACATCGTGCTCGGTATCGAATAACCGCATGACGGCATCGATATCGATCGAGCGCTTCCCGGACTTCCAATTGTCTACCGTGCTCTTTGCACAGCCAACCGCGTCAGCGAACTCCTTTCTCGTTCTGAATACCTTAGCCTGCCTGACGATGGCGCGAGTGACCTTCTTCGCCGGACTCAGTGAGGTCTCGTTGACATCCGGCTCGTCGGTAAACCCGATTGCTGCGTAACCAGACCGCTGGATGTTCGCAATTGTGTCGCGAACCTCCTTGCAATCGTCGAACCACTCTCCCTTCTTCCTGTGCGCTGCTAGCGCGAGATGGATAGCGCGCTCGAACGACCGACTGCCGGATACGTCACACAGGAGGTTCAGGCGGGCGGAAGAACCCACCTGCATCTCGCGGACGCGCCCCTCGACATTCCGTGAATACCCGATCTTGATGCGGCCGTTGGACTCCACGAAGTAAACACGTCCGATCATGAGTTCCTTGCCTTCCGGTCAGCGCGGATATCGGTGAACGGCTTGGCTCCACCGAGGCGCAGCCACCTGTTGAAGTCAGACCAGAACTCGGCGTGGTCGATCCAAACGTCCCGACGGACGCGATGGAAGTCGGAGAGCTTGATGCACGCGCGAGCTATAGCGACGGCCGTGATGGATAGAAGGTTGGTCACGAAGAATTCCAAGCTTGAGATGGTGCCGCGGTCCCGCGCGGCCCGTACCGTCACTTCGAGGCGTTGAGGTCCATGTTGAGTTGGCGCAAACGCGCCTGGGCGTCACGATCCTCGATCTCACGCTGGCGCTGGCGATCCGCGAGAGTGCGGCGCAGCGCCTCGGCTTCGAAAAATCGATCGCGGACACGCTGCGGCACCTGCTCCCACATCGCTTCGAAGTATGCGGTGCCCTCAGCGCTCTCAGTCCGGTCCAGCAAATTGAAGAACTGCTCGAACTGGATCGAGCGATCCTTCGAGATCCAGTTGTCGATGGTCCGTAGCGAGCAGTGCGCGAGCTCGGCGAGCAGCTTCCGCATACTGCCGCGATTGGCGCCGTTCTGCGAAATACGAATGATTTCGGCGGTCATTTTCATCGACCGCACGTTTGTGCATTTCGAACTGTCCGAACGTGCAGCGTGGGTGTTTGCATTGATCGAAGCGGCAAGCGATGCTGTTCCCATGATGAATGCTCCCTTCTTTCACAAACAAAATTTGAGCGTGGCAGCGCTGCCGACGCCTGACAAAGATGACGACTGGGCGCGCGCCGCCCTGGCCGGAACACGAATGCTGATTGCGGAAGAATGCTTCGATGCGATGCTGCAGATGCTGATCGATGCCGGGCTCGTGCACCGGAGCTGTGCCGCGGTCATGCTCGACCGCCTATCGGAGCGATTGTTGCTGCACGCTTCGGGAAGGACCGAAACTCACTGGGCGATCCGGACACCCGAACTGATCGACCAGGCAACGAGGTTGTCGAGAATGGCCGCGACGCTGAAGACTGTGATCGGCGGGGTGTCATGATGGCGCCCTCACCGACTGGCGGCGTCGGCGGGCGTCCGCGCGGCGACGTTGGCGGCGTAGAGTTCCTCAGCGGTGACGTTGCAAAGCCCGCGGATCACGCCCCAATGTCGATCCGGAATGCCGATCTTGGGCCATTTGTAGACGGCCTCGATCGTGACGGCCCCATCGGAGGCCTTCGCGAGCTCCGCGGCGCCGCCGGCGTACTTGATGATTTCGGAAACCGTCTTGGGACGATCGGCGGCCGGAGTGTCTGCGGAGGCATCTGTCATGGCTTCTGGAATTTACTGGAATTTAATTCCGGACACAAGGCGTCCGAATTCCATTCCGAAAATAATTCCAGTTCCTATGCTGGCGGGGAAAGAATCCCTTCGGCTGAGAGAGTTAGCTTGAACGCCACCCCAATGCTCTGGAACCACAGGCTAAAATCGGCTCGCCGAGCGAAGGGCTATTCGGTCCCGCAACTTGCTCGATTGATCGTGGGCGATGATGCCGATGCGATCGCCGTGATGCGTGAGCGCATCTACAGCTACGAGAAGATCTCAGCCAAGCAGAAGCCGGTGGAACAGCCCCGCGGTCAGACGATGTCGCAACTGGCCAACGCGCTCGGCGTGACGGTGCAGTGGCTGCGCGATGGCGACGCAACTAGCGGTAACCATAAAGTTTCCGCGACCTTAGGAGGTCTTGACGAAAACCCTGTGCCCGCAAACGTTACGAGCGAACAATCAGAAATAAAATACCCACGGTCTCCTCTACCAATCTACGGGCGAGCCGCTGGGGGGCGCGAAGGGAAGTTCGTTTTGAACGGGGAAAAGGTTGGGGAGATTCTCCGCCCGCCGAGCCTCGAGGCTGTCGCCGAGGCTTACTGCGTGGAGCAGAGCGGAGATTCAATGTCGCCTGCCATCGAGGATGGCTACAAGCTGTACGTCAATCCAAAGCTGCCGTATCGGCGCGGACATTTCGTTGTCGTGCAGATCCGTACGGAAGTTGAGGGCGAATTCGATGGCTATGCGAAGAAGTTCGTGTCGTTCTCGAAGAAGGAACTGGTCCTTGAGCAGTTGAACCCTGCCAGGCAGATGCGTTTTGCCGCGGACCTGGTTGAAAGCATCCATCGCATTGTAGGCGTCGAGTTCAACTAACCACCACATCTTGTGGATTCGACTCGTGCTCGGAAAGATTCAATGATGCCGTCATACATCGTCACGAGCGAGAGCGATGCGGCGTCAAAACACTGCAAAATCCGTCACTTCCGAGCCTTTCCTTCAAATCCTGTGTTCAGACTGCGGTCACGCCGTCGTCTGGACGTGCGAAGATCTCCAGCACTTCCGGATCCCATCAGAGACCACAATCGATGAGCTTGGCCAGCGCCTGTTCTGCTCGCGGTGCCGTCGCCAGGGCGGCCGCGGGTTCAACCTCGAGATACACCCTCGCCGCGATTATCCTGATCAGTCTTGGCGCCGCCGCGCGGGTTGAAGCCGCGCAGCCGTCCGAGGAGACGATCCGCGCCGCTCGCACCGAGATTGCTCGCATGAGCGAGCCCGAACTGCGATCGCTGCTGAATTACTTCGCGGAATGCACCGACCGCACATCGCTGAACCAGGCGGTGAGGCAAGCTTGCAAATCGGCGTTCCTCAAATACCAGACCGAGTTCGGCGGGAAGCGAACCGTCGACAAGCTGATCGCTGAGCAGGAAGAGCTGGGCGATATCCAGCGAACGTTCCGCGCTACCGGCCAGTCGACGGATTCAACCTATGTCGAGACCGTCGATCGGCAGCTGCGCCAGGCCGTCGGCGATGCCTTGAAGGCAGCCTCAAACCGTTAGCGCGCTCTTCCGCCGCCGAACGACGTCCGCACCACCCTGCTTGGTCATGTCGGCTAAGGACCAAACTCGGACATGGCGCGCCAACAATATGTTGCCCGAAGGTGCTGTGCCTCGCTTTGGGGTTCATTCGAATGACTAGCGATACAGACTCCAGCCATATCGCGCTTCCGCAGTCGCAGTCCAAACAAACGCGATGCGCGCCAATCCTTGAAGAAGTACAACGGATGAGCCGACACCGTCTTCCAAGCGTACGATCGCAAATGTCGTTCAGCGAGCCAAACAGCTTTGCAGGCACTGATTCCCCAAAGCCATTGAACGGGCTCCGCACGGGCCAATTAGCTGTTGAGCGGCCAACGCTTGAGGGGAATTATCGCCATATTTGTCTTTCGCTTTCCACCAATCGGCAACAACTGTTGTCCGGCATAAGTCATTAGCACTAGCCAACACAGGGACGCACTGAGAAGAGCATTGCTTCATCGCGGAGGCATCGTTAGCCCTGCTTGTGCTTGGTCCTGGTGAGCCCGCGTCAGGGGCGCTTGGTGTCGAAGGCGGACGCAGAGCGGGCGCGCTGGTTTTCGATGGAGTGGCGTGCTGCTTTTGCGGCTGGCTTTTTTGAGGGACTTGATCACTCGCTTTTTCGTCGGGGCGGCATTTTTTTCCAGGGCCAGGATGAACAATTATGTTTCCGAACTCGACCGTGTCAGATTTGAATGTCTGAACAACCTGCGCACTCTCACAGGCAGGCACAACCGAGTTGCTACTGGTTTTTGTACTGCCGGACTGCACCGTGTAGTAAACGGTAACCGATGTGCCACAGTTGTTTACTGCGTTCCATGTTTGCCAAGAGTTATTTTCCTGCTTCCGAGTTGGACCATCAAAACATTTTTCTTGGGCACAGGCATTGCTGCTCAAAAGCAACACACCGATTAGAAGCGCAATGAAACGCATGTTGATATCCCTTCCCCGACACCAAGCCAGCTTAGGCCGCAGGCGCGTTAAACACCAGCGTATGCGGCCGTGACTTGGCAGCTGCAGAGTGCACCCTTGAACGCTTCCCATTTGTCGGCGTAGCACGCGTCTGGGCTACGTGCACTTCAGCTTCAGGGGCAGACCGAAAACCGAGTGGTAGTTTTCCAGCGACGAAGTCCGTTCCGGGTCAAACTCGGAAGTCGGAACGCGCGATCGCGACGTCCGCTTCACTCCCGGCACCGGACCTTCAGTAGCCAGCGCGTCACTTCCGAGAAGGGCCAGAGCCGGACCTCCTTTGGGTCGACTGCGATTGGGAAAGCAGCGGCGGCCTATATTCCGATATTAGAGTGCGTGATTACCAACAAGTTCTTTGAGGCACCCGAACGAGCGTACCCAATCACTGCTTTCGTGATAAGAATGATCACCGACAAGCTTCGCTGCCGGGCCCACAAGCACTGCCGCCGCCATGCGGGGCCCTTCCGGCCCCTCCGCCGCCAGAATTGCCCCCGGAGGTCCGCTGATAGGCCCTCGCCATCCCCGAAAGCGCACCGACGAAGGTCTGTACCTGTAGGGAGGACTCCATTTCCTCGCGGGCTCGCTGTTCTGCCGATTGCCTGTTCAATTGGTCAACTACGTCCTTCATGTTATCATTTGCGGCGCGAATGCGTGCTTCCGCCTGGGCGCTTTGGCTCCCATCATCCGATGCGCAAGCATCCACAAGCGTGCGGCACAAATTTACGCAGGCACTCATGTAATTCTGTGACCCGCGGCTCTTACTGACGCATTTTGCGTCGCAGTTCTGCGCCTGCGAAGCACACCAGTTGCGCACTCCTGCTTTGTACCGCGCAATTTCACTGTCGGCCGCTTGCTGGTGCTGCTTGTTAAGTTGACTGAGATCTTGCCGATTTTTTGCAGCCGCATCTTGAGCGTCCGTTGAAGCCGATTGCAGCTGCTTCGAAAGATCGCGTGGTTTCGATTCCGTGGAGCCCTCAGGACAAGCGAAATCGTACTTGTACTCTCCAATCGCACCTTTCTTGGGACTGCAGGCCACGATCATCTCACGTTGGGAACCTCCCATGCGTTTTACGCCAGTGAACACTGCCGCTCCGCCACCGGGTAGTTGAACAGAGACGTTTACATCGCAGGAACACTTATTGGTCACGCGCGCGAACGTCTGGATATGGTCGGCGACGCCGCACGACTTCGTCTCAACGTCAACCGATGGAACACAGTTCAACGTCGCTGCGTACGCCGAGGGTCCCGCTGAGATGAGCACTATGGCTGCCACGAGAGGCATCGCGTCTCGAACGAGACGCATATAAGTTTGCTTAACCATCGCCTGTCCTCAATTCGCTATTTCGTCTGGCCATATTTCGCCGCTGACACGAGTATGCTTAATGCATCGCCAGCATTCTTGACCTGCGATGGACATATTCCCTCGAGGGTCATCTCCTCAAGCTGATCCTTTGCGCTGGATTCTCTTCCGTTGCCACAAGAGGCTCCATCGAACGACTTGCAGTTGCCCTGCCCCCACGCACTGTCGAATTTGATGCACTTATTTCCTCGCGCGCAAGCAATACGGAGTTCTCCCCACCTGTAGGCTTCAATAGCTGCGATTGATTTCAGGCCAGCAGAATAGTTCACCTGACCCATATCGTCGCTAGCGGCGTTGACGCCCGGTATCGGGATGTCCGTTTTCATCATCTTTTGACCGGGGAATTTGAACCCTTGGAAGTCATGCACAATCCCTTTAATGCGGAGGACCGCACTATCTCCAACGGATTCGTATTCAAGTTTTTTGTAAGCCGCTCCTCCCGTTTGAACGGGCTTGGCTGGGCACTTCAGCGCAAGGCTAAGAAGTTTTTGGGCCTGAGCCGCGAGGGTTGAATCCTGAGCCTTCTTTTCAGGCTCAAAGATCTGCGGTCTACTCAATTCGTCTATGCGAGCGCTGTATAGCGAGCGCATGCAGCCTGCGTTGATGGCGCAGGCGCGGCGGCTAACTAAAAATGCGCGTTGGTCACTGCGTACCTTGTCAGCTGTTTCAAAGTTCGCAGTAAGGGCCTCCTGGTATACAGAGTTTAACTGGTCATCAAGACGAGATAAGTCCTCGTCCGAGCATACGACCTTCTCGTCTTTCTGAAGCGCGCCTGTGCATTTGAACCCAGCCGCGTAGGCAACATCACCTGTCATCAAAATCGCAAATAACAGCACAATAGATCGAAATGAAGTTCGCATCGCTGGCCTCCAAAAAGGACAACCATCGTTCGCGCGATGGATTTCGCGCTATCACGACTGACGGAAAAAGAGCACCCGGATCGTCTGGTGTGGACGAACGGCGAAGCTAAGGCTGCAAAAAATCTAAAGGCGACCGCTTGATAGGAGGAGCGCTGTGGCAGCACTTATTATGGATGCACCCTGCGCCTTATGCACGCGATCCGCAAGGCCGAAGAGATGCCCGCCGAGTTGAGGTCCGCCTTGGGTCACAAGGCGATATCCCTGACGTTAGGTCGCATGTCTGGTTTGCCCCTGAGAGCGGGCGTGCCAGCGCGGTCTAGCTTCGCAGCGATCGCGTTGCGGATTGCCGGAAGGCGGTCAACAAACTCGGCGACCCCTGCGAGCTCGTCGCGGGCCGCCCTCACCTCCACCATCATCTCGGCGATCGCCGGCAGGAACCTGGACTTCTGGCGCCACCTGCGGCACGCCATCTCAACGGCGCCGAACGACGGATCCAGCGACATGACGTCGTCGCGCAGGAACTGGCCGAACACGCCTGCGTCTTGGCTGCCGGCATTCGGGTATGCCTTCAACAGCAGGCCCAGATAGACCACTGTGCCAGCCGCGGGTATCGGCGCCAACGCTTGCTCCAAGACGGCCCGGTTCTTCCGGTGCACCTCGATCGCTCGATCGACCTGTTCCAGGAGTTCAGCGCTCGGCTCATCGGCCAAAGCCGTGGCTTCTCGGGCTGCGGCTATTGCGCGCAGGGCTGGCTCGAGACCCGAAAATGACGGCGGCGCCGGCGGCGTTCCGCGCGGTCGCTCAACGAGATCGCGCATGGAAATCCCCCTCTGTCAGACCGGCCATCATGCCCTCGATCGCGGTGTCGGCACGGCTCGGTGCCTGCGGCGGACCACCTCGAGGCGGTTGCCGGTCGTAATCGTTACCGACCCAGGTGCGCCAGGCGGCCAACCAGTCCGCCATCAAGTTTCCCTTGGCCGCATGGAAATTCTTGAATTTCTCAAACTGGAGATCGATCTGCCGTTCCGGCCAGCCCCGCTTCCGCGCGTATTCGCGGCCTTCCTCGGGTAGATGCCAGTTGGGATCAATGGCCGTTCTGGCATTGGGACGTCGCTTCGTCGCTTGGCGCTTTGCAGGGGCGACCTGACCGAGAGGGAGTTGTTGATCGCGCTCGGCCGCTTGGCCGGGCGGGTCTATCCCTTCCTCTCCATTCCTTTCTCTTCCTATCCCTTGGTGATCGTTACGTTGACCGTCACGGTCATCGTCACGATCATCGCCACGTTTAGCGTTACGAGCCTCCTCGGCTTTCCGTATCCGAGCCTCCGTTGCCTTTGCCGTCTTACCCGACTGCTTCTTCTTTTTTGTGCCGGCTTCGATCGCAATGTCAGCAATTACAGGATGATAGAGGCGCCCATCCGAGCATTCCAAGAAGCCCCGCAAGGCTTCCTTCTTGACGCCGTTCCACCCTTTCAGGTCGCGGCCGAAGCCCGCCAACTTGGCCAAAAGGCGGTCGTCGGCCGGAAGCGAAGCTGCAGGCACTTGGTGCCACGCGGCGCACCACAGCAACACGGCGGCGCGGAATTCGTCGCCTGTCGCTAGCGCCGCAAGGTCGGAATCGCGGAGCCGAACGACCTCCAGAGGCATGAAGCCGAAGTCGCGGAGATCCAGGTCGATGGGAGTCAGAGGTTCGGTCATGGTGTTGCCGCCCGCCACTCCTCCGGAGTACGAGCGCCCTTACGCAGATTGCAGGTTTCGCAGGCGATTTTGATATTTGCCGCTGTGTCAGTTCCGCCGCGCGAGCGCGGGAACACATGGTCGAAATGGAACGGGCCGTCAGTTGCGTAGCAATACTGGCAGATCCACCCGTCACGGAGTACGACCTCACGCCGAACGGCGGCGGGGATGTGCGAGCTCTCGCGGCTACGCATACGAACGCCCATCGCGCGCAATTCCGATGGACTTGATAGCTCGATGCTTGTGTCGGCGGGCTCGTCGCTTTCCGGCACCGTCATCGCGTCGAAATCGACAATTCTGATGACGTCTGCATCTCGCTCCATGAAGCCAACGCCGGCCAAACGACTCAAAAAACTGTCGAGATGCCGCGACGTCCACCCCCACTGCTCCGCCAACTTCCGGCGATCGAGATCGATTTCGCTCCGTTGAACAGGCCGTCCGAACGGGCCTGTACCGCATCGAACAGCCGCTGCTGCTATCAACCAAATCCAGGCCTCCCGCTCTCCGAACTCGCCGTCTCGTCGGAAAAACGGAGCGGTGATCAGGTCACGGGGGATGTTGGTGAACAGTGGTTCGTCCAATTGGGGGATTCCTAGTCGGCGACCACGCTGAGCCGCGGTCGGCCCGAACTGATAATCTCATCTGGAATTTATTTCCAGTTTTTTATTGACAGGTTTCCGCGCCTGGAATTACATTCCAGATGCCACGGGAGACTTGTTTTGCAGATCACGACACCAATCGCCGATCCGGTTGCCCTCGAGGAGGGACAGCGCTGCCCGATTGCGAGCTGTGACGACACAGTCGTGCTGGTCCGCGAAGGCGACTTCGCGCCGCCGTGCCCCGCCTGCACGGAGGCTCATCTGGCTTGCGACGTCTGCGGCGAGGAGCGCCGGCCATGACGGAGCTTGGCTACGTCGCCACCGCTATTGCCTTTACGGGGGTCGGCTTCCTCCTCTGCGCGACCTTCTTCACTCGCGCCTACTGGGATGCGATGCGCGACCGCGGTGAGCTTCTGCTCGCCCTGTTCAATGCCGGGTCCGCGCTGAAGGCGGCCGGCCGCGCCGAGGAAGCCGCCTTGGCCTTTGGGATCGCGAAGAAGGTCCAGGAGACGTCGGCATGACCGATCTCTCCCTCGACCCGACCGCCATCATTGACGATCTCGCTTTCCGGGCCGGGTATCTCGAACGGGCGCACATTCAGACCATTGAGCGGCTGAGAGCGCTTGCCGCGCGCGGTGGCGCTACGGCCGACGAATTGCGCCTGGCGATCGCCGGGCTCGCAGTCGACACGCACAAGGGGCTTGGCGCGCTTCAGGCTGGTGCGGCCGCGCGGATGGCCGCTCGTCACGCTGCGGCCACGCCCAAGGTGCGCGGGAAGATCCTGCAATTCCCGGTGCCTGCCGCTGAAGTAAGGGCCCTGCCGTCATGACGGAGAACCCAGCATACATCGTGCGCATTTCGCCGGCCGCGTTGGAAACGGAGACCATCAATCCTTGGCACGGTGTCGCCAAGATTGCCGAGCGTCTCGGCGTCAGACCGATTGAGACGCGGGAGCAACCTGGCAGGCCGACCGTCATTGTGAGCGGCGCGGAGTCCGTTCCGCTGCATGGCGGAGCACGCGCTCCGTCTTACGACCTCTTTGAACTCCTCGAAGCCCTGCTGGACCGCCTCGATCGAGTTGAACGGGGGGAGTCATGATCGTGGCATCCCTCCCACCGACTTGGACCCGCCTGATCTTCGCGCCGGCGGCGGAACGCGCCGCGGCGCCGCCGGAGGAGCGAGCCGCCTACGACGACTTCGTCATGCGGCTGATGGCGAACCCCGAAGATTTTGGCTTCCGGCTCGAGACTCCCGAGGACGGGGCGGCCGATGACCGCCTCGACACCGCCCTCGCCGCTGAAAATCAGGATTGGGGATAGCCATGGCGCATCCAGGAATGACCCGGTGCACGCCGGACACCTTCGACCTCGATCTCACGGGCGCCTTTGCTGTGATCCTTCGCGCCTACGGCATGACGTTCGAGGGGACAGTCGACGAAGTCGAGGCTCGCGCTTTCCAGATCCTGTGGAAGCCGGCCGAAGGCCGTCCGTATTCCCAGGTCAAACCGCGGCTGGCCACGGCGATCGCACTCGCGCGTCGCGACGGCCCTATCGACTTGAGCGCGGTGGCGGCATGACGCTGGAGCGCGCGATCATTCTAATTCTGCTGGCCTTCGTAATTGCCCTGCTCGCCGGCGGCAACACGGTTGAGGGCTTTGGCATCGGGCTGCTCGTCGGCCTTGTGCTTGGCGCCCCCGTCGGCGCCGCCTTTGTCACTGATCGTCCGAACAAGGAGCCGACCTCGTGATGAGTGCTGTGCGAACATTCGCGCGTGAAGTTGCGGCGTTCATCGTGGTCGCGGCAATGATCTTTGGCTGCATCGTCACGGCTGCGCCAGCGATGGGGATTGGCCATGGCTAAGCATGAACGGCGCGTCGAGCTCGATCCAACGGTGCTAACGCGCCTTGGCGCCAATATGGAGACCATCGGCCATGCATGGCAGGCCGATGTCGATGAATTGAACACGGCGCGCGATCAGATCCAGATGCTGAAGCGCGAGCTCGACCAGGCGGATGATCGTGCATCGAACCTTCTGGCCGAGCTCACTGCGAGCCGGTCCGAAGTTCGACAATTGCTCCAGCGCAATGCCTTCCTCGAGGCCCACACCCAGCGCCTATTCGAGACAGCTCACAATGTCGGCGACAGCATGAAGTCGCTGGCCGAGTCTGCCGTCGATGTCGCGCGCCACGCGCCCGCGGGGGCGCCGATTGGCGCGGTCCCGGTGCGCACCGACGGCACCACGGCGCCGCGGCCCACTGTGGTCGCGGCGCCGACCGGCCCGCAGGCAACACGGTCACGCACCCTCGACGACGTCCGCCGGGAGCAGAAACAGGCCGACCCAGATGATGACGGCACCGGCCTTCCGCCCGGCAAGCCTGAATTCCTCAGAACCCCGCTTCCCACCGTAGGTTTCGCATGACCGCTCAGGCAACACCACTCAAGATCCTATCGCTCGATGTCGAGAACATGCTGCGTGTCCGCGCGGTTCGCATCAAGCCAGACGGGAACATCCTCGAACTCACCGGGCGCAACCGCCAAGGAAAGAGCAGCGTCATCGACGCGCTTTGGGCCGCGCTCGGCGGTGAGAAGATGATCCCAGCAGATCCCGTGCACGACGATGCCAAGATGGGCACGGTCATCGTCGATATCGGCGATGCCACAGGCCTGAAGTATCGCGTCACTCGCCGGATCAAGAAGAAGGATGACGGCGATTGGTCGACCAGCCTCACGATCGAGAACGAGGACGGCTTCCGCTCTGACAAGCCGCAGCAGATCCTGAACACCCTGATCGGCGCGCTCAGCTGCGATCCGCTCGACTTCATTAACAAGAAGCCGAAGGAGCAGTTCGACCTCCTCAAGACGTTTGTCGCCGGCGTCGACTTCGATGCCATCGCGAAGGCGAACGATACCGACTTCGACGAGCGGACGAGGGTCAACCGCGACGCCAAGGCATTGCGGACCCGTTCCGATGCAATCGTCATCGACGAGACCGCCCCAACCGAGCAAGTCGACGAAGCCGCCCTGGTGCGGGAGCTCGCCGAGGCGGCCGACAAGAATGGCGCCGTGCAGCGCTTCCGATCAGAGCAGGCGGCGCGCCGGCAGCGCGCGGCCGAGCGCGATGCCGCGGCGGAAACGGCGCGGCAGCGTATCGCCCAACTCCAGACGGAGATCGTGGCCCTGACCGATCAGGTTGACGCCGACGAGACGGCAGCCGCCGAACTCCGCCTTGAAATCAGCGAGGCCGGCGACGAGCCCCTGACCGTCGACACCCAGGAACTGCAGGCCAAGATCACGGCAGCCCGCGACACGAATGCCAAGGTCGCAGCTGCGACCCGCTCGCGGACCGAGAAGGAACGTCTAGCCGGCGAAGCCGCCGCCCTCGAGGAAAGGTCGGACACCCTCAGCAAGGCGATCGCCGCCCGCGAAACCGAGAAGCAGGAAGCGATTGCCCGCGCCGAGATGCCTGTGCCCGGCCTGTCGTTCGGCGACGGGGTCATCCTGCTCGACGGCCATCCGCTCGCGCAGGCCAGCCAGGCGCAGAAGCTCAGCCTTGCCGTCGCCATCGCGATGAAGCTGCAGCCGCGCCTCCGCTTCCTGACGACCAAGCATGCCGCGTTGCTGGACGACGAGTCTTGGGCGGCTCTTGTCCGGCTCGCCGACGAGCAGGATCTGCTCGTCATTGCCGAGACGGTCAATTCCAGCCGGCCAACCGCAGTGGTCATCGAAGACGGCCACGTCCGCGGTGCGGCCCAGCAAGCTGCGGAGTGATCGCGATGTCCGTCGAAATCCACGTTGAGACCAAGCGGCCCAACCGCTTTCTCTCCCTACTCATGCAAGCCGTCTTCTGGTTGATGCTCGTCAGCTCGATCGCGATATCACGCATCTGGTTGGGTGGCTCCTTTCTCGTCGAGCTGCTGGCCGCGATCTTTTCGATCGTCGTGCTGGTTCACTTGGCCCGCGGCTATAGCGGCGCAGAAATCAGGATGTCCGTGCACGAGGTTGACGCTTGGATCCGCGATGGCGCGCCCGTGGACGTCAAAGAATGGCTGGCCGCTCGTTCGGCGAAGCCGGTGCGGAGCCGGCCATGAGCGACATCATCACCGCGCCGGTGAGCGGCGAAGCCGTTCGGTTTGAGCCTGGCATCTACTTCGGAGTTCCCGAGGACAAGTACCACCAGGACACCTCGCTCGGCTCCACGAAGCTGAAGGAACTGGTGATCGATCCGATCGAATACCAGCACGGCCGCCTGCACGGCGCCGAGCAAAAAGAAACGTTCCAACTCAAGTGGGGCCGCGCGATTCACTGCCGCGCGCTCGAGGGAAAGCAGTTCCTCTGTGAGCGCTTCCCGATCGCTCCGTCACTGGCCGACTATCCAAAAGCGCTCGTGACGATGGATCACCTGCGCGAGCACGCCAAGAAGCTGGGGCTGACCAAGACCGGCAACACCAAGGCGTTGGTCACCACCGCGATCCGCGAATTCGACCAGGCTATCCCGATCTGGGACGAGATCATGGCTCGGTTCGAAAGCGAGCACGCCGGCAAGACCATCATTCCGCGCGAAGCGATCGAGCACATTGAGCGCGCCGTGGAATGGATGCAGCGGGAGCCGAAGCTGGCGCCCGTCATGGAGGATGGCACCTTCACCGCGGGCGCGTCTGAAGTCTCGATCTTTTACGAAGAGAACGGCGTCCGACTCAAAGCCCGGATCGACCACCTCCTCTCGCATGCCGTGGTCGACCTGAAATCCTTCCGGCCGTTCCTGCAGGAGAGACTGCGGGATGCGGCAAAGAAGGCGATTTCGCGCATGCGGTACGACCTTCAGGCCGCGGCCTACGTCCGTGCGTTGAAGGCCGCCGCCAAGCTCTTCGCCGACGGCAAAGTGTTCGATTGCCCCTACCCGCCTGAATTCCTGAAGTCTGTGTTCGCTGCTCTGGCTGCTGCCGAGCGCGATCCACATTCCGAGGACGCTTTGAAGTGGGTCTGGGTGCTCATCAAGGCATCGGGGGCGCCGCAGCCTGTTGTCGCGGAATTCGATCTCGGCAGCATGATCTTCCGCCAGGCCGCAGTCGACATCGAGGACGCCATCAAAAACTACCGCCGCTACGTCGAGAAATTTGGCCTCGACCAAGACTGGGTGCCCGAGATCCCAGCCGAGACGTGGGGCGACACCGATTTCCCGTCGTGGGCTTTCCAGTGAGGCAATAGATGAACGAGATCATCGACAACGAAAACATCGACTCGAGCGACACCGCCGGCATGCTGGTGACGACGGCTGGCGGCATGAATGCTGTCGCCCGCGCAGAAATCGACATGCAGATTTCCACGGCGCGTGCCTATCCCCGCAGGCCGAGCCAGGTGCGCAAGGCGCTGGTCGAACTTGTCACTCTCGATGACGCCGCAGCAGAGGAGGCTATGTACGCCCTTCCCCGCGCCGGCAAGCCGGTGACGGGACCATCCATTCGCTTTGCGGAGGCGGTTAAACAAGCGTGGGGCAATTGCCGGGCGAGCGTCGAGGTCAGCGAGGTCAACAAAGAGCTGAAGTACGTAGAGGCCGTCGGCATCTTCCACGACCTCGAGACGAACACGGTCACCCGTATCCCACATCGTCGCCGCATATCCGGTCGCAACGGTAAGTTGTTTCCGGACGACATGATCATGGTGACGTCGAACGCCGCGTCGTCGGTCGCCATGCGCGAAGCTATTCTCAAGGGCGTCCCGAAGCCGGTTTGGCGCGCGGCCTATGAAGCCGTCGTCAAGGTCATCTCCGGTGACGTCATGACGCTTGCCGAAAACCGCGAGAAGGCCATCAAGGCCTTTGCGATCTATGGCGTGAAACCAGAGCAGGTCTTCGCCGCGATTGGTGTGCTCGGTGCCGACGACATCACCCTCGAGCACATCACGGTCATGCGGGGGATGTTCTCTGCCTTGAAGAACGGCGAAGAGACAGTCGAGTCCATGTTCGCTAAGCGCGAAAGGGAAACAGACCCCAACTTCAACCCGCTAGTGAAGAAGGACGCCGGCGGCGCTGATCAGCAGACGGTGGTCGGCGCAAACGACGCGGCGGCAGCTGCAGACCAATCTTCCGCAGAAAAGCCGGGCAAGGATTCCGCCGCGGCGGAGGCAGCGCATCCATCTGGCCATGCGGCGGGACATCAACCCGCGGCCCGATCGGACAGCGCTGCCACCCCGGCGCAGGCATCGGCGAAGCCAGCCCCCGCCGATGCTGGGACGAGCCAGGAGCGCACCGCCAGTGGCTCGTCCCAACCTGATTTGCTGTCCGGCACCGCGCCCGCGGCCGGCGGCAAACCGCAGCCGAGTGAGTCCCCAACGTCCTCGGCAGCTGACGGAGCGGACGCGACCCGTGGCAATGGCGCCGCGTCCGCTCCCGATCAGCTTCGCTCCTACCACAAGGCTCTCGCGACAATCGAGAACGGCGGCCCGCCGAAGGTCGGGAAAATGTCGCACGCCTGGTACGAGAAGAACGGCAAGGACGGCGCGTTCGACGACGCCGGCCAGAAGAAGGCACAAGCCATCTATGCCGTGCATGTCAAGCGCGTCACCGGCGAGGTGACCGCGGCGGACTGCACGAAGCAGGTCGAGGAGATCATCGCGCGATGACCATCCTCGATCGCCCGCCGCCGGACTGGAAGCGCCCGACGACACATTGCAGGGTTAAGCTGCAGGTGCTGATCAACCAGGGCGGCCGCAGCAAGATCAACAATGAGCGTCTCGGCACCGTCGAGAACACTCATTTTGATCACCGGCCAGCGCTTGAGGCGCGGAAGTTCGACACGGAAAAGTGGGACACGATCCCGCCGGCGAACGATCCGGAGCACATCGAAGCGATCACGCTTAAGCAGCACGACGTCCGGACCAACGGGCCCGGCGGCACGAAGCGCATAACGACGCGCGGCTCCGACACCGGCGAACGAGCTCGGACGCGCAACATCGCGCGCAGCCACGCCGATCATCAGGACGTCATGACGGCGAAGATCACGGGGCAACCACGGCCCGAGCCGAACAAGCCAAAACGCAAACTCATGGGTCGGTCGTCGTTCCCGAAGCGCCAATCGAGGAAAGTTGGATGAACCTTGCCACGCTAGAATTCCACACCGCGGCCGACATGACGGCGCACTACCGTGCGGTCCGCGCCCGGCTGCCAGTCGCCATTCCGCAGTGGCGTCGGGATCTGCTGGCCCTGCCCCAGCCTGGCGTCCTCATGCTGCCGGTGACGACCTCGTTCGCGACGGTCGAGGATATCGTCCCGTCGCAGTCCCATCGCGCTCCGGCTGAGGTAGCCAGGCTGAGTGCCGAGGCCGAGCGTGTCGCGGTCCGCCGATCCATTGCCCGGTATTTTGCCCTGCTCGGTCGGCTTTCGCGAACAGAACGTCGGATCGGCGTGGTGAAGCTGGCCGTCGGCCATGCCTTCAAGGTCAGCCAGGACGGCTTCACCCACCATTCTCGCCGGCACGGCGTTACCCGCATCCGACAGATCGCGATGTGTCTCGGGAAGATGCTGACGCCGACCAGCCACAACGAGATCGGCCGCTCCTTCGGCGGACGCGATCACACCACGGTGTTGCACGCCTACCGGAAGTTTCTGCCGCTGGTCACCGACGTCCTCGCGGAAATGTACGACGGCCAGTCCTGCCCGATCGAGGTCGAGCAATGATTGGCGACGACGGACACTTCACCGATCAGCCGATCGTGCCTGGCGCCGACGTCATCTATCGTCCAAAGGGTAATGCTGGCGAATACGCACCGCTGGCCACAAATCCCTACCGCGGATGCGGGCATGGATGCGCCTACTGCTACGTCCCGCCAGCAACGCACATCCCTCGGCCGACCTTCGATCAAGGCGCCGTGCCGCGGCCCGGGTTCATGCAGCGTCTTGAGCGCGACATCCGACGCTATCAGGCCGCGGGCATCTCCGACGGGCATCCCGCCGATCAGATCTTTATCACGTTCTCCAGCGATCCGTTCCACCGCGGTGACCTCTCACTGACGCGGCAGGCCATGCACGCCCTAAAGGAAGGTGGCATGGCATTCTGCACGCTGTCCAAGGGCGGCCGGCGCGCGCTGCCTTTCCTGCCCGAATACCGGCGGGCCCGAGACGCCTATGCCTGCACGCTGACAACGCTTGACGACGCTTTCTCGCAGAAATGGGAGCGCAACGCGGCGCTGCCGGGAGAGCGGATCGCCGTCCTCGAGACATTTCACCAGGCCGGCATCTTCACTTGGGTCTCGCTTGAACCAACGCTCGATGCCGCGGCCTCGATCGCGATCGTGCGGGATACCTATCGGTTCGTCGATCTCTACAAGATCGGCCGGGCCAATTACGTCCCGACGATCTCGAAGACGATCGATTGGGCTGCCTACACCCGCGATGTGACCCAGGCCTGCCGCGAGCTCGGCGCGCGCCACTACGTCAAGCGTGACCTCCAGGCTTTTCTTCCCGCCGACTACGAAAACCCGCTGCGCGTGCCGCAGTATCATGGAGCCGCGGCATGAAGCCCGAGTTCATCACCTTCACCGGCATCGACAACTGGACCGAGCTCTATGACATCCACACGCTGTCGCTGAAGTATCCCGTCGAATTCGGGATCCTGTTCAGCCCGAAACGTCAGGGCACCGATCCGCGCTATCCAGATGGTGACGCGCTGTCCCGGTTCATGTGGAGCGGGCTTCGTCTATCGGCACACCTCTGCGGCGACTACAGCGACGCCATCATGGAAGGACGGGACATCGAGAGCCCTCCGGTTGATTTCTTCTATTTCACGCGTGTCCAGGTCAACCACGCCGATCCAAAGCCGGCGCGCATCATCGAGTTCCGAAACGGGTGGGGAAAGATGCGCGGCATCGCGCAGACGCGGGCCGACGCCTTCCCGACCGACACATCGGTGGACTGGCTGTTTGACCGCAGTGGTGGCGCCGGCGTCGCGCCGACAGCCTGGCCGGTGCACCCCGGCGGCGATCGGCTCGTCGGGTACGCCGGCGGCATCTCCCCGAACAACATCCGCGGCGTCATGTCGGTGCTTGAGCAGATGCCGGGTCGGTACTGGATCGACATGGAGAGCGGCGTTCGGACCGACGACCGGTTCGACATCGCGAAATGCCGCGCCGTTTGCGAGGCTGTGTTCGGCAAATGAAGGACGTTCCGGTCATCTTCAGCGCCCCTATGGTGCAAGCCTTGCGCGCCAATCGTAAGCGAATGACGAGACGCTTGGCATGGGCCAAACCGTTCAGCGTCTATGGCGACGAAGACGGAGAGCAAGCGCGAAGGCTACGGGCCAACGGTAGCAAAGTCAGCGGTGCCGACGACACCGGCTTGCGGATCGCCTGGCCGCCGTCACCGTGGCAAGCGGTGAAGCCCGGCGACCGGCTCTGGGTGCGCGAGACCACCAGCGCCGAGCACCGTTGGACCGGGACGAAGCCAAGCCTGATCACCGATACCGAGGTCTGGTACTGGGCCGACGGCAATCCGGATGATGGCGACTGGACCAAGCCAATCGTCTCGATTCACATGCCGCGCGTTTTTTCGCGCATCACGCTCATCGTGACCGATACCAAGATCGAACGGCTGCAGGACATCACCGAAGCAGACGCCGAACTCGAGGGCTGCCGAGCCTTTGGGCCGGATCCGGGATTCGATGGTCCCGTCGGCGGCGCCGCGGATGCCTTCGCACTGCTCTGGACCGACCTCCACCGCAAAGGCTCTTGGGACGAAAACCCCGAGGTCGTCGCCCTCACCTTCCAAGTCATCATGGCGAACATCGATAAGCCGGAGGCACGCGCAGCATGACCGAGACCGCTCCAATCTGTTGCGGAGTCGCCACTCGTCTGACGACCGGCACCGAGATCTATCCGCACCGGCGCGACCTTCACTGGAAGCACTTCTATAAGTGCGACCGCTGCGGCGCCTACTGCGGCTGCCACCCCGGCACCACGAAAAGCCTCGGCACGCCGGCGAACGCTGCCACACGCGCTGCGCGATCGAACCTGCACGACAACGTCTTCGATCCGATCTGGAAGAGCGCGCTTGAAACCGGCCATTACTCACCGGAGGACCACCGGACCGAGAACCGGATCAAGAAGGCCGCACGATCGCGGCTTTACCGCTACCTGGCGCACCACCTCGGGATCGATCGCGATGACTGCCATTTCGGCATGTTCACGCTGGAACAGTGCCAGCGCGCGACCGAGATCTTGACCGGGCTGACCTATCGAGCGGTCCGGGATTGGCATTACGCACAGGTCAAGCAGAACGGCAAGGCGGAGACCGCCCATGGCTGACAGGTGCTGCGAGGTCCATCAGAAGATGGACGTTGCGACATGGGATTGCGCCGTCCCGTCTACAGCGCTCACGCCGGCCGTCTTGAAATGGGCTGAGCGCCGCAGCTGGTCGGCGGAGCGGTCTGGAGCGTCGCCATGAGCAGGTCTCGCTCGCAGGAGCCTGATTACGACCGCGACCGGTTCGTTAGCGACCCATCGTATCGCGACGGCGTGAGCGACGGTGTCATTTTCATGGCTGCATCGGAGGAAAGAGAAAGAGCGCGGAGAGCAAAGGAGAACTGGGCTCGGTGGGAGGAAATGCTTCGCACCCGACTGTTCGGTTGGGATGGCGAAAGCTGGGTCTGCTACTTCTGGCGCACCGGTTGGGACCATTTCTCTTTCGGGCTCCACATCTGTTTCGGAGCGCCGAACATCGAGATCCATCTCCCGTTCGGCTTTCTCAGGATCGGCCGGCGGACTGATCGACGCGAGCGGCAAGCAGTGAAGGAGGCGGCGGATGCATAGCGCCCCTCTCTTTGCCGGCATCGGCGGCCACCAAACTCCGCGGCGCGGCCGCACGGACAACTGGCTGACTCCGCCTTGGCTGCTGCGCATGCTCGGCGGCTGGGAATCCTTCGACTTGGATCCGAGTGCGATGGTCGACCAGCCGTGGCCGACCGCCCGCCGCCACTACACGATTGCCGACAACGGGCTGCTCCTGCCTTGGGAAGGCGACGTCTGGCTCAACCCGCCCTATCTGCGCGGGCTGCTCGGCCGCTTCATGGCGCGAATGGCGGCGCACGGCCGCGGCATCGCGTTGATCTTCGCCAGGACGGAGACATCGACATTCTTCCGCTACGTCTGGGAGCGCGCCACCGCGGTTCTGTTCCCGCGCGGCCGGATCGACTTCTGCACGCCAGATGGTGGCACTGCCGGCGACTCCGGCGCGCCGTCGGTTCTCTGCGCCTATGGCGATCGACATGCCGCGGTGCTGGCTTCTGTCGATCCAGCCTTCGGTCAGTTCGTGCCGCTGCGGCTGCCGCGGAGCGTGGTCGTCCTGGCGCTGGCGACCACCTGGCGCGACGCTATCGCGGACTGGCTGCGCGCGCAACGCGGTCCCGTTGCCCTCGCCGATATCTACCGCGCATTCGCGTCTCACCCGAAGGCCGCGGCCAACCCGAATTACCAGGCCAAGATCCGGCAGGTGCTCCAGCTGGGCGCCGGCGTACGGGTCGGCCGTGGACAATGGAGCGCAGCTTGACCGAACGCTGGCTTCCAGTTGTCGGCTTCGAAGGGAAGTATGAGGTCTCTGAGCTCGGCCGTGTCCGAAGCCTCGACCGCATCGAGACCTATGTCCGGCGCGACCAATACAGCGGCCGCGATCTAACAATCCGGCGAAAGCATCGTGGCCGGATACTTCAGCCTGGCCCGCAAGTGAGCGGCCATCGCACCGTTGTGCTCGGGCGAAAGGAAGGCTCTCGGCTCGTCCACCACCTCGTGCTTGAGGCTTTCGTCGGGCCGCGCCCGGCCGGACATGAAGGGTGCCACCGCAACGACCTTCCCGATGACAATCGTCTCAGCAACCTGACCTGGGGAACGCGCTCGCAAAACGTGAAGGACGCTGTTCGGAACGGGAAGCGCCAACCAGGCGGTAGGTACAAGGCGAAACTGCTCCCAGAACAGGTTTCGGAAATCCGGCTGACGATCGGCATCCGACCCAAGGGGGCGAAGGGGAAACCTTCCATCGCATCCGTGGCGGCAAGTTACGGCGTGGGCGAGTCCTGCATCCGGAAAATCATCAACCGTCAGCACTGGAGAAGCCTTCAATGATTATTCGCTCGACGGATCTGGAAACGACCGGACTGGACGAACGAGCCGAAGTGATTGAGATTGGCGCGCACGACATCCGCGACGGCAAGCTCTATTCGCTGCCGCGACGTACCTTCGTGAAGCCGGCGGCGCCAATTCCGCCGAGTTCGTCTGGCATTCACCACATCACGGACGCCGATGTCGCGGATGCGCCAGCGTGGAACACCGCCTGGCGGATCCTCGTCGAGATGGAAGGTGATGGCGAGGAGCTGAAATTCGCCGCGCACGTCACGTCCTACGAGCGGCAATTCCTTGACCCTCTCATCAAGGCGGACTGGATCTGCACGTGGAAGTGCAGCCTACGACAGTGGCCCGATCTCGACGGTCACTCCCTCCAGGCGCTGCGCTATGCGCTCAAGCTGGAGCCCGCCGACCCGACACTTGCGATGCCGCCGCACCGCGCCGCGCCGGACGCCTATGTCTGCGGGCTGCTGGTGCTCGAACTCCTGAAATACCAGACCGTGGAAACGCTGGTGCAGTGGAGCAGCGAACCAGCTGTCTTCACGAAATTCGACTTCGGGCAGTTCGACGGCAAGCCGCTAGCGACTGCCGATGACGGCTACATGGATTGGCTCGCCAACAAAGACCACAAGATGGGAGAGGATTGGCGCTGGAACGCTCGCCGCGAGATCGAGCGGCGCGGTACCGTCAAGCGGAAACAAGCGCTGGATCTCCTGCTGCCCGCGATCGCCGGCGCCGCCACCGTCGCCGATCTCGAGAACTGGTACCACGGGTCGGGCCCCTATCTGGCCAAGCATGCCATCCTGATCGGCTCGCCCGAGTACGACACGCTGATCCAAGCCTGCGCGGCCCGGAAGAAGGCCCTGATCGAAGGCGGCCAGCCGCAATTCGGGGCGACGTCATGAACGCGGCGCTCCACAATCCGGGCGGCAAGGTCAAGCTGCGGCTCGCCGATGGCGTCGCCGGTGACGCCATGTTCTGGGGCGAGAACGATTGCTATCGGCCGATGCTGACCCGCAAGTGGGCGAACCTGTTTACTGCTGGCACTAGGCTGCCGAACAACTTCGTCCTTTGGATTGGCATGAACCCGTCGGTCGCCGATGCCAACGTCGACGACCCCACCATGAACAAGGTGATCGACTTCTCGATGGAGTGGGGTTTCGACGGCCTCGCCATGATGAACGTCTGCGACTACCGCGCAACCCAACCCGCCGCGCTTCTCAAGCCCGGCGTAGCACCGCGGAGCAAGGGCAATCTGCCGCTTATCCGCGACACCGCGAAGCAAGCCGCCAGGATCGTCTGCGCCTGGGGCAACCTTCACCGCAACCTCGTGCATTTTGCGGTGGATGCCGAAGACGCTTTGCGTCGTGACGGACACGAAATGTGGTGTCTGGGTCTTAACAAAGGCGGCACGCCAAAGCACCCGCTCTACGTCAGAGGCGACACGCCCCTCGTTCGTTTTAAGGAGGTTCCTCTATGACTTTCGTATTCCCGCGCGCCGTTTTGGAGCAGCACACTGCGTTCCTAGGCAAGACGGGCTCGGGCAAGACATCCACGGCGAAGCTCGCGGTCGAGCAGATCCTCACCGCCAACCCGGCCGCTCGAGTCTGCGTCCTCGACCCGATCAAGTCGGATTGGTGGGGCATGACGTCGAGCGCCGACGGTCAGCGGCCCGGCCTGCCGTTCTACATTCTCGGCGGTCCGCGCGGTCATGTCCCACTGCATGACTCTGCCGGCAAGGCGATCGGCGAGCTCGTCGCCACCGGCGATCTTCCGCTGTCAATCATCGACATGGCGGACTTCAACGCTGGCGGCCTCCAGAAATTCTTCAATGACTTCGCCCCTGCCCTGATGAAGCGGATGCGCCGCGTCGTCTATCTCGTGATCGAGGAAGCGCATGAATTCGCACCGAAGGAGCGCGCCGGCATCGGTGCCGAGAACCTCGCGATCCACAACGCCAAGAAGCTGGCGACCGCGGGCCGGTCGAAGGGTATCCGCCTGATGGTGGTGACCCAGCGCACCCAGGCGCTGCACAACGCCGTGCTCGGCAGCTGTGACACCATGATCGCGCACCGCCTAACGGCGCCGGCCGATCAGGATCCGGTCAAGAAGTGGCTGAAAGCGAACGTCGACAAAGTGACCTTTGAGCGGGTTTCGTCATCCCTCGCCTCGCTGAAGACGGGCACCGGCTGGATTTGCTCCGGTGAGGCGCAGGTCGCCGACATGGTGCAGTTTCCGAAGATCTCGAGCTTCGACAATTCCGCGACACCGACGGACGGCGACGCCGAATTGCAGGTGAAGACCGCGGCGGTCGATCGCAATCGGCTGCGCGCCATCATCGGAGACGCTGTCAGGCTGGCGGAGGAGAATGATGTGCCGCGGCTGCGGGCCGAGATCGCGCGGCTCGAGTCCCAACTCGGCGCGGCCGCTGGGGCTGGGCCGGAGGTGATTGCTGCGGCGCGCCAGGAAGGCTTCGAGCGCGCGCGGCGAGAGGCGAGCGCAGATCTCGCCGCCCGGATCGGCCATCTGGGCATGGAGTTTCAAGCGGCGCTGCACGAACTCGAGGGCCGCTTCATCACTTCGCTCAGCACGATCCGGATCGAAGTCGTGGACACCTTCGCTCAGAAGACTGATATGCCCGCCAGCCCGGTGTCGCCCGCGCGCGGTTCACCGCCCGCGCAGAAGCCGCAGACCCCCAACGCAACCGGCAACCTTCCGGGCCCCCAACAGCGTGTCCTGAATTCGCTGGCGACCTGGGCCAAGATGGGCCACGACGCCCCGGCCAACGCGCAGGTGGCATGGCTCGCGGGATACAGCCCGACTTCGTCATCATACGCGAACCCGCGAAGCGGGCTGAAGACTGCAGGCCTAATCGATTATCCGCGCCCCGATTGCCTGACGATCACGCCGGCCGGTCGCGCCGCGGCCAATCCGATCAAGCTGACCGGCTCGCTGCTCGATTTTGTCCTCGGCAACCTGGGCGGCCCGGAGAGCAGGATCTTGGGCGCGATCGCCGCGCATTATCCGAAATCGATCCCGAACGCGAAGGCCGCGGAAGGCGCGCAATACTCGGCGACCTCGAGCAGCTACGCCAACCCACGGAGCGCGCTGCGCACCAAGGATCTCATCACCTATCCCGAGAAGGACCACGTCCGCGCGGCGGACTGGCTCTTTGCGTCTTGAAGGAACGGAGGTAGCGCCATGACCCCTGATCGCCGAGAAGGGGCAGACGCGCTGCGCGGCGCCGACATCCGCTTTCGGGTCGACCCGGGCGACGTGCCCCCGGAAAAGGCGGCTCGCCGGCTGCATCTGACATTGGACCGGTTCAACGAACTGCTGCCCAACCTGCTGAAGCGCGGCTTCCCGCCGGCCGACCCCGACACCGGTATGTTCGATCTCGACCAAATCGACGAATGGAGAAAGCTGCGATTTGGTCGGGAACAGCCATTGACGACGGACCCGGGGCCCGCGCAGCCTGAGGCGCAGGCTCAACTGGATATGACCGAGCGCTTCCTCAATGCGAAAGAACGGCAGGCCAAGAGTGGGAGGGGGAACCGTGGCCCTTCCTGAACACGTTCATTCGATATCGAAGCCGAACGGACGAACCTATTATTACTACTCGAAATTTCGCCGAACTGGGCGGGAGTGGCCGCGTGTCCGGATCACGGCAGAGCCGCTGTCCGAAGAGTTTGCCAAGCGCGTCATCCAACTGGACAAGCTCGACGCTGTCAGCGCTGAGGGCGCCTGGTCATGGTTCTTCACCGATGTCACCGGCCGCCGGCATCCCCTGCCCGCGCCAGCCGACCATCGTTCATTCTGGGAAGCCGTGGACAAGGCCGAGGCGATCGGCATCAGGGTTCAGGCAGGCAACACGCGGTCCTTCCGGGCCCTGATCGCTGAGTTCAAGAAGCACCGCGCCTACACCGAGGACATCGCCGAAGGGACCCGGGAGCAGTACGACCGGTACATCGAGATGATCGAGGTGGCCTGGGGCGACGACCCCGTCGAGACCCTCGAAGCCACCACGATCCAAGGGGTGCTCGACAAGGGGTTCGCCGATACGCCATCGGCCGGCCGTGTCTTCCGATCGACCCTGAGCCGGATCATATCCTGGGGCATCCCGCGCGGCTTCCGGAAGGACAATCCGGTCGAGCACACCGAGCGCTACGACAGCGAGGGTACGTATTCTCCGTGGCCGCCGGAGGCATTCGATGTGTTCTTCGAGCACGCCCGGGTCGACCTACACCTTGCCGTCTACTCGGGCCTGTTCACGGGCCAGCGCAAGGTCGACGTCATCAATATGCTCAGGCCGAAGTCGACCGACACCGGCATCCCGCTGATCGCGCAGAAGACCCAAGACCGGATCCCGGTCCAGATCCATTCTGAGTACCGGGGCCTCATCGACGCCGCCCCCACCGACAAGGACAAGCCGCAGCTGCGGCTGCACCTCCGGGCGGACGGCGAACCTTGGTCCTACGAGGGCTTCAAGACGGCATGGGGCCGAGCGCTCGACAAGAAGCCGATGGCCATGTTCCGCGAGAAGCGGCTGGTCTTCCATGGGCTCCGAAAGAACGCCGTCAACATGCTCCTCGAGGTCGGCTGCACAGAGGAAGAAGTCAGCGCGATCGTCGGGATGAGCGCACAGATGGTGCACCACTATTCGAAGGAGGTCAGCAAGTTCCGGATGGCCAAGCGTGCCATGCAGATCCTCGAAAGCCGCTGGTCGGAGCAGCGTGTCCACGTCCTCGGGGCGAAGAAAAAGGAGGTCTGAAGTGGTTTACAAACCCCCGATTCTTAGCGCCCGTTCGAGCACAAATCCGGCGAAGCGTTGTAAACTCGCTTCGTTGAATTTGCTGGGAAAAACCTCATGAATACTTCACTTTTAATCATGGGGTCGTGGGTTCGAGTCCCACCGCGCTCACCAAACAAAATCAAGTACTTAGCTCTGAAAACACCGCAGATCAGCCGACCAGGATTTCAGTACGTGCACACACCATGCACACTGGCCGACTACTCGGCGTGGCCTACTTCGCCGCGGCAGTCACGGCCAACGTCATCGCTCTGTGCTTGTATTGAGCTGGCGAGCCGCGCTCAGCCAACGATGGTAGGATGCCGGCATGTGGCACCTGTTGCAGTCGATCGTGATCTTCGGGGTGATCGCTTCGAATATACACTGGCGATGGACCCCGAACGGCTACCTCGCGGCAATGATCGGCGCCGGCCTCGCGTGGCTGCTCACCCAGATCGTCAACGAGCTACCGCAGACGCTCAAAGGCCTTCGGCGCCGCCGGTCATAAGCCTGTGGCACAGCCGGTGCAGTACGAATGAAGCTGGGGATTTTACGTCCCAGAGTTAGACAAGCGCCGCCGGGACAAACCATTTCGGGCCCGGCGGCGTAGTTTCTTGGGACGGTCAGGACAGCATGCCGCTGCCGATCGTCGCCAGCTTGCGAGCAAGCAGGATCGACCAAAGCGCCAGCTTCAACCGCGCTCGAGCAAATAGCAGGACGGTTAGGCGCATTCGCGTCCTCCTATCAGGACCACCGTCGATGCCGGCTTTTCGTTCTCCTCGCGCTCGGCAAGGAAGCCGGTGACGAGCTCGGTTGCCAGCCGCAGGACAATCAATGCGTCTTGATCGTTCTCAGGCAATGCTGCGGCGACGCAGATTGCTTGGCGCCGATGCCAGGGCTGCACCTTCATGCGAGTGCTCCCTCTTGCCAGTCCTGCGTTCCGACCTGCTCCAGGAGTCCGTCAAGATCGGCGATGCCGCTGTCGTTGTCCTCCTCGAGGTCGTCGGTCCCGCCGGCCGCCCAGCGCTCTTGGCTGTGGTGGCTGTCGAGGCTTCCAAGGTCGGGTTCGTCGTCCTCGAAGCAGTCCTCGCGCTCGCAGTCATCCTGCTCTCGCTCGGTCATCACGTACTCGTCGCTCGCATCGAGGAAATCGATCAGCCTAGCGATTTCCTCGCGTGCCTCTTTCCTGAGTCTGGCGAGTGTCTGGAGAGTCGTTTCCCGCTCCCGCTGTTGGACAGCGAGGCCGGACAAGATCGCACCAACGGACTCCGCTGGCCGCTCTACGATGGCTTTCATGGTGGATGGTCTTTCGGTATGGCTTCTCACAGCCGCGCCCAGTGACAGACTGGGCAGCCGGGGGGTGAGAACCTGCCGAAAGACAGGTCGCCAGCGCTTTTAAGGGTTTCCCCTCTGGACATGGCGCAGCGCCCCCGGCATAAAGCCAGAACGGCGCGCCCGCCAAGGCGCTCCAACAGCGCCTAGCGAGCCCGCCAAGGCTCACCGCGCTTTCGGCAGCAATCGACGCCAATCGATCGCCAGCCTATTTCGGTCCGGGTTCTCACACCCACGGGCACTCCATCATGATTTGGTAAACGTTGTCTATCCCCTTCCGGGGGCGCCTCGGCGCGCGTTCCTGCCGGTGAACTACGGGCATTGCGGGGATGTTGGGGGCGCAAACCTAGAGCCCTGCGCTCGATGCCGTCAGCATGCGATGCATGGCGCTGCGGTCGAAATCGAAGTATCCGCTCGTTGGGCTTCAACAGCCCGATGAGTTCATGGATCGGCTTCGGCGAGGCTTTAGCCTCAGATCTGTTCTATCGGGCAAGTGGACGCCCGACGGCCTGAGAGTGCGCGGGATCGGCAGCCTTCATGGTTTTGCTTCTCACTGCAAAGCTTTCCCAAGTTGGGGTGCTGAGGCAACGCGACTGGTCGAGATCAATTTGATTACGGCCAACAGGCGCAAAGGCGCGCGAAAGCGAAATCTAACCCATTGCAAGCGAGGCCACGAACTCTCCGGGACCAACCTTGGCATCAAGGCCAGTGGTCAACGATGGTGCAAGGCCTGCAATCACGGCCTGCAGAAGATCGGTTCCGTCATGAAGCCGGAGCAGATCGCTCGCGTGCACAAAGCCATCGAGAATGGGTTGACAGTGGGGCAGATCACACAAACCCGCGGTGCACGACGGCTCATTGTCACGTTCAAAGCTCTGAAACGCTATCGAATTGAGAACCCAAGTTTTGACCGCTTTCTTATCGAGAACGCCCGGGTTCGCCTTTCTCGCAGTCAATTGATGCTGTTCAGAATCGTCCCAAGCAACGCGGAGCATTTTCGGCTGGATCTCGCACAGGAGGATGTTCCACCCTTCGAAATGCAAGCCGGTGACTTCGAATGGATCCTCTCGCTCCTTAAACAGAAACGTGTTCCTTTCGAAGCTCGCTACGATGTGGCGCAGGACATTATAGTGTCACTGCTGAGCCGAGCGATAAGCCGAGAAAATCTTGCAAACCGGATTATGGATTTTACGTCGGAGCACTACCGCAGAAATCCAGGCCTCGGCTACGGTACAGTGAAGCAGCCCGACTCGCTTGATGCTCCGATCTATGACGACGCCGATGTTTCACGAGGCGATCGGGCGCACCGCGGGCTCTGGGACTGACGCATCCACCTTTTGGGGCATTGCCTTTGCCTGCCCGTTTCGGTTGAGTGGTCCCCTCCTGGGGGTGAGCTATGGCAATGTTGACACTCGATTGTCCTCGGTGTTCAGAGCGCAAGATGACGCATGACGTGCGAGGATGCACGTCATTCTATGAAAACGGGACATGCTACGAACTTCTTCTCCAATGCAGGTCTTGCTACAAGAGCGCTATTTGGCAGGCGACAACACGTTACTCAAACCATGGCGTGGACGAGATCATAAGATCGGATGACACGGTGAATGGGCTTTTGAATGTGGTTGGCGTCGTCCGACCTAGAGGTTCAGTCGTTGATGCACCGCCTCACGTTCCGCCAGAACTTAAACTGATTTTCGACGAAGCCGCGGAATGCGTCTCGATTGGAGCCTGGAACGCTTCTAGCGCGATGTTCCGAAAGATAATCGATCAGATATCTAAGGACAGAATGAATGCGGCTCCCGCCGGCCCGCCAGCGGACAAAAGAACGCGCTACAACCTGAAGCCGAGATTAGCTTGGCTCTTCGCAAACAATCTTTTGCCGAAGGAAGTTGAGGCGCTAGCCGACGCAATCAGAGAGGACGCCAATGATGGCGTTCATAACGCGCCATTGGGTCAGGCCGATGCCCTGGATATGCAGGATTTCACGGTCGAGCTGCTGGAAGCACTGTTCACTCTGCCAGGCAGATTAAGAGAAGCCGAGGCTAGGCGCGCCGAACGGCGCGCGGGTCCGCCGACGAGCAGTTGAGAATCTTCGCCACCAGCAAGACAAGAAATTGAGGCAGGATCCTCTTCGCTAGCCACGAGGGCAACGAACCCTAACCTGCTCATTGCGTCCGGCATGGCGATCCACCTGCGACGCTTAGTACCTCCGCGCTGTTCCCTGCCCCAACCTATTGAGGATTTGCCAGCGCCGCGCAACCGCGGAATCAGTTGGGGGCATGCCCTGGCGCCGCAAGCCCGCTCATTTCCTCCGCTACTGGTCCGGCCCCGTCGATCGAAACGCCGGCTTCACAACCGTGCTCGTCTTCTGCGTCGGCTGTCAGCACCACAACGGCCGACTGAAGCTCGCCGACCTTCCGGATTGGGACTGGTACGACATCTCAGCACACCTGAAGTGCACCGCCTGCGGCAAGGTCGGCTGGGTCGATACTCGAATGGACTGGGGCGAGGTCATCAATTTCGCCAAGGGCGTTTGCTGAGCTTTCGTCAAAGCGTCGCTTTCGAATCGCGTCAAAGTTGCGCTAGTATCAACACACCATGCGCGAGCCGACTTGGCCAGGAATTGCAACCGCGGTCGCCCTCCTCTGGATCTTCGCAACCGTGGCATGGTTGGGAATAGCCGGCCCGATTTGGCACGCGACGAATAGTGCTAGTCCCGATGCTTGGATAGGCTTCGCCGGTAATGCGCTCGCGGCACTCGTCGCACTGCTGGCCGCCATTGTCGCCGGCATCGCTGCTTATCGAACCGTTGTTCCCATGCAGCGGCAATTATCCGAGCTGATCCATCAAAACAACTCCGCCCACTATGAACGCTTGCGCCAACGCGCAGCGGACGTAGTTGATTTGGCAATGCTTATCGAACGCGCCAACGCTGATCTTGAGGTGTTTGACCGCTCGCTGTCATTAGCTGGACTCGGAGCTCACGAAGGCCGACAAACCGCATTTGAACGCCTAGAGGCGAGCATTATTGCCGTTAACTCGAGCCGGCGCCTAGTCTGGGGCGATGAAAATGCACAGAGTTTGCTGAGATACTATGCAGACAATTGTTTGCGTGCTGCAACGGTTGCGCGCACAGGTTTGCTCGGATCTCGGACGCCCTTCTCGAGGGACGAGTGGAAGACGGCTAAAGAAATCGCCTTCCAAGGCGGCGTGGCCTTGTACGCTCGCAGTCGTTTGGAGGTCGATATGATCTCCAAGGAAGTCGCAGCGCTTGAACCTACGGTTTTTCGTCGACAACCATTGTCCCAGCTTTGGCAGGGCGATTATCCTGGCCCCGACAAGCTCGCTGCAATGTACGCTGGGATGGTGGACATCGCCAAAGCGAAGACGCCTCGCTCTTAGGCGGGCGACACGCTCACATTCATGCCATCCCCGATTTAGAATACACCAGCGGCCGATTGAAATCCGATCCGGCGTTCGTCCTCTGCCACGCTTCCCACCTTAGGCGCATGGCAACGAGCCGCGGATCTTCTCCATCGGCCAGGGCCTGCTGTCCGGTGGACCTCCCCTTCTCGTCATGCATGCTCAGCACGCCATCCGAAACGGAGTAGTAGACCGGCTCGACGTTGCCCTCGTCGCCACGCTCGTAATCCGGCCGGCGTGTCTGAACCCAGCAATGTTTGATCTCCGGTTTTGGCGTCGTAAGGGCGCGCGGTCGAGCAGGTACTTCCGGATGATCCCGCAACGACTCGGTAGCTCGTTGCATCATCGCGTCAAGCCAGCTCGTCATTTTGTGAGGTCCCCGGTGCTTTGCTGACAACGCGCGAAGATCTCGGCTACCTGCGCGTCGACCCACAATTTCATTTCGTGCGGCCCCACTCCGACGATACCGACAAGGTTCGATGGTGGCGCCGGGACTTGCTCGTGCTTGGGCTTCCAGAGGTGCAGGCACCACCGATCGTTCTTCACGTACTGGGAAAGCGGCGGGTGATACTGAACCACGCATTCCTCTTCATCCCAGAACAGGTCTTTCGCGAAACACATCTCCAACCAGTTGGGCGAGCGGCGCCGGCCGGTCGAAACCGAAACCTGCTCCCAGCCGCTCTGCTCGCCATCATACGATATGAGTTGAAGCTGGCAGCCGCTGGGGCCCTGCACGAGGAAGCGGCCATTGTGACCAGCATTCGGTCCAAAGCAGTCCACGGCGCGGGAAAACTCCAGCTTTTCCGGCAAGATTGCCCTCATGCTTGACGTTCCAGTTCGTCCTTGGCCTTCAATTCGAGATAGGTCGAGCACTGACAGCCCGCGCGAGCGATCGAATTGCGGATCACTCCCAACGGCACACCAGGGCATTCCTTCGCCTCAGCTTCGGCTCGAGCGTCAATGAATGCGTCGATCTCGGCGCGGATGGCTCGCACCCGCTCCTCAAGCTGCAACGTTTTGCTGATCGCCATTGGTCTTCCCTGCCTCCCTTAATTTCTGACGGGCTGCTGCCGCTTCGCTCTGCGCGCGGCGAACTTCCTTTTCACTACGGCTCTCATGGGCGGCGACGTACTTTTGCAAGCCATACGGCAGTTGCAGAAAGCTCGTCTTGTGCTCAGTCGGCCAAGACCGCGGCGGCGCGATCGGCGCGATAGCCTGGAATGCGGAGGCAACCTGCCCTGTGACGGGATCGGCAAGACCGTTGCCAGTGTGAAGGCGCGAGACCTCCTCGGTTGCTCGGATCAATTCCTCCAGTTTCGCCGCCGGAAAGGAGTTGCTGACGAAATCGGCGATGTACACCGGCATTGTCGGCAGCACCGGCAACTTGCGAACGGTTGCCCACCGGCCAAACAGATTGTGCGCTTCCAGATATTGACGCGCGAGGGTCACTTGGACCGGGCTGGGAATGCTCACCTGTTCACCGCCAGCATTTTGCGGTGGAGCTCGCCCAACTCTCGTCGCAGAACCAATCGATCGGCCGCGGCCCTGAAGTCATTGCTGCCGCTGCTGACTGGTCCTGCGTTGGCAATTTCGCGGTCGAGCAAATCCAAGCCCTCGGCGCGCTGCGCCGGCCCATTCAACATAAAGTTTTTGGTGGCCTGTTCCGGAGACCAGTCGCCGCCGGTGTGGTTGATGAAATAGCTCTGGTTGCGCTCTTCGAAGCTTCGCTCGTCATCGCTCATTATCCGTTCCTCGCGCTGCGCCGGGCTTCGGTAAGAGCCGCGGCGAGTCTGATCTGATTATCTCCCGTCGCCGAACTGAAGCGGCGCTCGAGAGCATCGGCGCTGACTTCGGATCGGCTGGACCGTTGCGCGGTGCCAGGACGCTGGACAGGCGGAAGGTCGTGCTTAACCACCGCCTTGGGAGCATTCAGCATGCGCTGATACCGGACCGCATCGGCCGCCATCTTCTGAAATGCAGGATGGTTGAGCGCGAGATTGGTGTTCACCTCCTGCACAAGCTGCTCCCGGCTGACCCCGTACTTGCCGACATAATCGACAAGGTCATCCGCCATCTGCATCTTTTCGGCCCGCGACATCGGCCCCAGAGCTTCATCGGCCTGCCGGCTAAACTGTTGACGCTGGGCCTCGAACTGCTGTTGCCGGGCCTGTTGCTGCGCGGCGGACTGCTGCTGTTGAGCGAACTCTATGCGCTGCGCCCGATCGAGGGTGGACACGATCGCCTGAGCACGGCCGGGATCGGTCTGCGCCAACTGCTGAAGCGCCGGCTCGATCTCGTGCGGCTGCAAATGCGCCAAGCCGGGCGCCAGCTCGAGCAATGTTGCCTGCGCCAACCGTTGCGCCGCATTCAGGGTTTGGCTGAACTGCGTCTTGACCTGGTCGGCCTGCGCAAACTCCCGCTCAAGGGCTTCCTTGACGGCCGGGATCTTCAGCGCCTTCTGCACCTCGGGATCAAGGCCTTCCATGCCGGGTTCTGGCTGAGCAGCACCCTCATCACCCTTGGCCTCCGCCGGTACTTCCGCGGTCGGAGAAACCTTGTCGATGCCGGCCGCTTTCGGATCAAGACCGTCTTTGATGGCATCGCCGCGCAGCGCATCGATCTCATCCGCGAAACTCTCGGAGATGGACTTGGCGGCACTGTCGTTATTTGCCTCGCGATAGGCGGTCAGGGCCGCGGCCGCCTGCTCTGCCGTGACAGCTTCAACGGGACCTTCGTTGATGTCGGAGTTTAACCGTTCACCGTTCGCATCATGAAAGACAACTTCCTCGATCGGAGCCTCGTCCTCCCGGATCGCGGTCAGAACCTCGGCTCCGCCATTCACATCCAGGCCAATGTCGTCCTGCTTTTGCTTCTCGGGATCCGGCATCGGCACATAGCCAGCCTCGACCAACGCAGCTTCCTGACCGAAAAGGCCATCGGTCGAAGGTGCAAACTGGCCCGTCGCCTCGTCGCGAGTTTCGCTCATGCTGTCAGATGATCCTCAGAATGTAGTTGCAGCAGATCGTCGGTTGCACGATCGCATGACCATTGCTGCCGCCTGTTAGCGAAGTTGCGTTTGTCGCGCCGTCACCACTGGCAATCGAGATGCCGGTAACAGCTAAGCTGATGGTAGCGCCGCCGGGCGAGTTAAGACCAAAGCCGCCGCCGCCGGTCGAAGCCCCTCCGGCATTGATAGCGGCGTTTGAGCTGTGCGTGTGCCCGGGATCAGAAATGAAAGCACTGTGACGATGCGACGGTATTTCAGTGGTTGACAGCACATGAAACTGAGAACCCGCGGCGATGCCCAATTGTGGTGCGGCGAAGAAATCCGATGTCAGACGACCCGCCGCAACGCCACCCATGTTGTCAATAGCAGCTGCAACACGTCCACGCTTGTCCGGCAGATTGAATGTCGTCGTTCCGTCCCCGGTGCCGTATGTCGTCCCGACGAGCGAAAACAAACCGGAATAGGTCGTCCGCGAGATCGCCTGACCAACCGGGAATACAAACGAACTGTTGGGCGCCGTGACCCCCCAATACTCGATGCAACCGGCAAGCGGGATATTGTACGCATTCCCAAAGAAACCATGCAGGTAGAACGCTCCATCCGTGTTGTTGTAGAGCGCGATATAGGGCGTCCCTTGGACTAGCGTTCCGCCAGGCAGTTCGACACTGGGAGCCGACCGCAAGGGCTTCGCACCCAACCCATCGACATTGATGGTACAGGTCCCGGTCTGCGTCGTGTGCGGAGTGAAGGCGATCAACTGCCCAGCGAGCCGAGGGAGGTTGTCAAACGTCTGATTGCTCGAAACGGTATACGCAGTCGAGGTACCAGCCGTTACGATCGCGCCCGAGATATCATCCCGCCACTTAGCCGTGCTCGCCATCATGGCGCGAGCGCTGTCATTGACGGAGGACGGTGCCTGACCCTCCTGCCAGTTGATCGTGGGATCTTGGAGCGCGTTGCTCCCCGCAGTCTGAGACCACCATGCAACGCCGGTCATGCGTGCTCCTGCGACTTCAAGACCACGGGATAGGTCCGCACCACCCGCTCCCCATCGACCCGCAGCGGCAACGGGTTCAGGCGCCAGTGCTGCGCAGGATCGAACGGCTCGGTGTCCTCGTTCTCCACAGGCAGCCACTGCCCTCGATCCTCCGGCATAGGACGGAGTGTCACAATCGGATTGCCATCGCGAGACAGCACCAGCTCGCCGGCAGAGACCAGCGCATACTGGGTGAGCGAGCCTGTCGGTTCGAAACCATCAAGCCGTAGCGCCGTCAGAAGGGCTTGGCGAAGGTACTCAGCCGGCTTCGAGCCCTTGCGGAGCGACGCTTGCTGCAGAAGCTGGGCGATCTCGGGCTGACAACGAATGGTCAGCGCTTCGGAATAGCGGACGGGTTCGGTCATCAGCTCGCCTTGCCAGCCTGAACTGCCGGCATCGGCTTGGTAATCGTCCAACCGCGTTCCTGCATCAGCGTCAGGATGGCGAGGACTTCGGTGTGAGCCAGGCGCCCCATCGCGGAATGGGTCTGTAGCATGTGAGCCAGGTCGTTCAGTAGGGCATCGGTCAACATCAGTTGCCCCCATTGCGGCGCTTGTTGCTCTCGCGCTCGATCGCACTGGACAGGTCGCGGTTCAGGTTGGGCTGCGGCGCCGGCTGGCCGCGGTTGATGTAGCTCTCGATCTCGCGGTTCTTGTCCTGGGGCGGCTTGCCCTGGCGGTCGATACCATCGGTCATTTGCATTGATCCTCGGGGTTCAAATCACTCCCGAGAGGGTAAGCGGATCGCTGGCGAATAGCTAGACCACGTAATCTTTAGTCATGTGCATTCAACTGATATTATTGGTCTTTCTGTCAGTTTCCATGTGATGCACGCGCTATGCACACAATGCCGCTGATTTCCGCTGCTCTACTGAGTCAAATTGCCGCACCGTGACCGCGAGGATACGAGCGACCTTCAGACGCCTGGAAGCAGGCCAGTGATCCGCCATCGCTCCGCTTGCCAGCCAGTGAGCCAGGTTTGCCTCGCGCACGCGCGCGTACTGGTCCGCCTCTCGTCCGCGATGCTTTCACGCCATTGCTTCTTGCTGGTCACGGGTAACGGTCACGGTCACGGATGGTCACGGGTGTTACCCGGTCACGCGGTAACGTCACGGTTCTCCCCCCTATAAGGGGGAGACCGGACGTGACCGTACCGCCGTTACTCGGCAGCCTCGACCAGACTGGCAGGTTCAATCTTCGCTTCCCTGAAGTGCAGCAATAGGGCTTCCCGGATCACACGGAAGATTTCCTCTGGCGGGGTGTCGTCGTCGGTCGGGATTGTTTGCTTCACCATGCGCAGCACTTGGCTCAGCAGCGACCACGCTTCCGCGGTCAGGTCCGGGATTGGGTCTGGCTGGAAGGTGACTTGAGCCGGCGGCGGCGGTCGATCGTCGGCGAGTTTAAAGCCTACGCTCGTCTCCCGCAGACCTTGGGCGTGCGCTTCCCGCGCTGCTCGTTGGATGGCCTCATGATATTCAGGCGTGTCGGGTTTGATCATCGAGCCGTCCGCCCGCAGCATCGGGTAGACGTGCACCCAGCAGATGGCCGTTACGTCGTAGGAGCGCGGAGCATCCACGTCGTTCGCTACCAACAGCTCCGTTTTGTCGCCGTACCGCTTCGGGTGCAGCTTCGCCATCAGGAACTTGAGGGTATCGACCTTCAGCCGTGATCGGTTGATCCATTCATGGTTGCACAGGTCCGGCTTGCCTTCCCGCTTGATGGTGTCCTCGGAGTCGTTCCAGGCGATATGCCGGATTTCCTCCGCATAGTGGTCCATGAGGGCTTCGCGTGCCCCCTGGTAGGCTCGCTGGCGTCCAGTGTCCTTTTCCACCCAGCGGAGGAAGGTCGTCTTGCTGGGCATCTCTGGGTCGCGGCAAATCTCGGAGAGCCCTTCCCCCTCCGTCATGCGATCGATGATCTGTTGAAAAAGCTCGTCGGTGAATGCCGGCCTCCCTTTTGGCATCACCGGCGGTGGGAAAATCTCGGCTTCGGTCGTCATGCGTTCGTTCTCCAGATGCCGGTATATTCCCGGACCAATCCCTTGTCCTTCAGCGCCATGCGTGTCTCGTAGAGGCGCTGCTTCACCGTGATGCCCTCCGCCTTGGCGCGTTCGCTCCATTCCTCTGTGCTCAGGCCTGCAGGCCCAGCCTCGGCGAGCAGCCGATACATGACACGCTGATTGGTGGACAGCTTTGGCTCCGCGGTGGTGCTCGCCGAGGTCGTGGTGACTTCCTCACTGCTCACGATGTTAACCGTGATCGGGTCTCCGTCCTCGTCCAAGCCGAACTCATGCACACTCGACTTGAAGGAAAACAGCGGTCCCTCCGGTGCGTCGTTGGCTTTGGCCACCTTGGCGGTCTTGACGGTCTCACCGCCGATGGTCACCAGCATGTCAACGTCGCCATACAGCGCGTTTGAACCGCGCGCCCCGCGGTCCTCGTTCTTACCGGTGTGGCCGATCAAGGCGATATGCACACCGTAAAGCTCGTCCTTGATCCGCTGAAGGTTTGCAAAGACTTTGCCCTGGTCCTTGGCGCTGTTTTCGTCACCGCCGCCGGCCGCAATCATTTTTGCGAACGTGTCGAAGATGAGAAACCCCGCGCAATTGCATCCCTCAAGCTGAGAGAAATAGGCTTCAGCCCGTTGGACTGCCTCGACCACGATTGGCACCGTGGCCGGGTTCATCATGTCCAACATGCCGCCGATCACCACAATCGGGATCGGCTCGTCTTCCAATCCGAGTTGGCGGCGATGAGCAATGAGCCTGCGTTTGACTAGATCGGCACGTTCAAGAGCGAAGTACACTACCCCTACCCGAGCCTCGCTCGCCTTTCGGCCGAACCAAGGCCGCGCAAGCGCGACACTGATCGCGGCCGATGCCAGCAAAGCCGACTTCAGGCCACCGGGCGGTGCGATCCAGGCTGACGTCTCGTTCCATCCGAAAATGCCTTTGATGAGGTAAGACTTTGCGCAATTATCCTCCAGCCAAATACTTTCGAGAGCTTCGACGCGAAGGGCACTCTTGTGCGGGATCCTTAGCGCCCTCAGACGGGCTGTTCTTGGCGTTTCGTGCTGCTGTGCGGAAGCGTCCATCACTCGCACCTCATCAGTTCGGGATAGACGAGATCGAGCGCGCCCATTTCCTCCAGCTTCGCGTCAACCTGCGCTGACGTGATCTTGTCGTTCTTGAGCTGGCGGAAGATGATCCGGGCTTCGCTCTGAAGCCACTCAGCACGGCTGGCCATGAAACGCAGGCCGGCGAGTTGGAGCTGTTTCCGGATGTGGGGATCGGAGACCATAAGGCGATGATTCATTCGCCACCCCCGATTCTCTGCGGCTCTTTTTCAATGCGCGCATCGCTCAAAATCGAGTCGCTACAGGCACTTGCGATACGATTTGGCACATGGTGCTGATCACGGAAGGTCGGCATCGGCCGCACCGTCACCACCACGAGCGGCTGCGGCCCGTAACGTTTGTCGAGCGTCATCCGGCAAATCAGGCTGTCGTCCCGGTAGACCACGCCGTTAAGGGCGTCGTTCCAGGCCTTGGCGATGTTATCGAGGTCCGGCTTTTTGCCGGGCTTGATGTCGCCGGTGATCGCCTGCTGTCTCTTTCGCTCCGACCAGGAAGCCGGGACTGGAAAGACAGCGCGAAGCACAAACTCCACGGGCTCATCGAGCGCCGGGCGCGAACCCAACTCCTGCATGGCCACGGTGCGGATCATGCCTTCATAGGTGCGCGTCTTCTCGGGCGTGTAGTGGCCGACATGGCCACCACGGACGAATGCTCGAGCCCTGCCCTTGCCTTGCGGGGCACCTTGCAGGCTGATGGTGATTGGCTCGCTCACGCTGCGTCCCCTCCCTTGCTGGAAGGGAGGCGCAGTCCATCGAGCAGTCCGCGTGCTGGGCCGGATGGCGGTTTCGGGTTTGCGTCCTGCTCTCGCTCCATCCGGTGGCGGATTTCGCCATAGACAATGTTAATCGTCATTTCCAGCGAACCGGCGAGCGAGCGCAGATCATCCACGCTGATGTCGCCCATCCCGTTCTGATGAAGCTGACCGGCGATGCGATCGACCTGGGAGATGTAGACGTTAATCATGCGCTGCCTCCCCGAATACGATCGGAGCGACGATCGACGCCATCGCGAGACTGATCGCGCAGCGGCGCGTCAGGCGTGCGGCTTGAAGTTTAACGAGAGGTGCTTTAGATTCCGCCGTGTCTCGCCAGACACCATTATTCGGAATCGGGTCGCCCTCTCGGCGGCCCTTTTCTTTTTCGGCCATGAGCTATGCGACCTCCCGAATATCGGAGGTCGATTTGCGCTTGCCGGCGTTTAGCCACGCATCCAGATCGTCGGGGTCGTAGCGGACGGCTCCCCTAGCTCCTTTCCGCTTGATATAGACCGGGCCGCCACCAGTGCAGCGGAGCTTTTCTAGATAGTTTGCCGTTGTGCCGGTGTAGATCGCCGCCTCGGCAGTATCGAGCGGTGGGCGCCGCTCCTTTACTGCGGTGGGAGCGAGAAGTTTCTCGGTGGACATGGGAAGGCCTCGCAAGTGTTTGAACACTTCGAGACAATTGCGGGAAGCAATCCGGCAAACCAGAACAGGAAAAACGACAGCGTTAGATCATGTGTTTTGAGAGCGCGTATCCGCTCGATATGCGAGCGCTCTGTAGTGTTGGGTGAAAGTCTGCCGTCCCTCATGTGGCCTCTCACAGCCTTCGGCAACGATCCAAATTTCTTGATGTCAGCTATTACGGCAAGATCGGCCTCAACGTTCACGCGCCCGCGATCACCTTGAAGGCGCGGCGGTTGAATGAGGACGCCAGCCAATAGCTTGATTTGCTTAAATGCCGTTTCCCTATCGGCAAGAGTGAGGATCACCCGCTGTTCTGCGGCTTCAATCATGCCACGAACGATTTTCCAGCCTTCGTCTATCTCATCTAGCGTGATTTCGTTTCCCCACCGCTGTTTCATTTCGCGGCTCCCAGTTGGAAAACGTTATCCGCCGGCGGGTTCAGGATCAGTTCAACCAGCCCCGCCAGCTTCTCCAGTGCGTCGCGCTTCTCGTCCAGGTACTCATACCGATCATAGGTCTCACGGACACCGCCGATGACGTGGCCAAGCACCCGCTCGGCGTGGTCGGTCGGCACCTTGGCGCGGCTCATGAGGCTGCGCGCGGTGCGGCGCAGGTCGTGCAGGGTCCAGCGCGGCATGGCGTCCCGCTTCTCAACCTTCCTGATCTTGGCAATCTCGCTGTCCAATGCCTTCTTGGCCTTGGAGAAGCCACTGAATGCTCGCGCTCCGTGTGTGGTCGAGAAAACGAACCACGAATTGCTGTTGTTCCCTTTAGGTTTTTCTCCGATCAGGGCACGCATAGAAGCGGTCAGCGGAACGACGTGATCCAGCTTCGTCTTGTAGCGCTCGCCTGGGATCGTCCACACGTCGCCGTCGATCTCACTCGAATGCATGCGCGCGGATTCCGTGCGGCGTGTTGCGCAGACCATGAGCGACTTCACAAACCGCGGATAGCAGGGAGGGACGGCGTTCGCCTCGACCGCGTTATCCAGCGCCTTCCACACGTCCCGGATCTCTTCGTCTGCCAGTGTCCGCTTCCGGGCCCTCTCCTTCGGCTTGGTCCGGGCCATGCCGCGGACGATCGGCGACTTGAATTCGTCATCCCGGGCGGCTTGCCAGTTGAAGGCCTTGCGAACGTGCGCCAGCACCCGGTCAGCCATGACCGGGCCGGCCTCGTCCTCCACGCCGTCCAGCATGATGACGATTTCGCTCCGCTTAACCTCGTAGATCGACTTGGGGCCCAGCTTCGGCCGGACGTAGGCGTCAAAAGCGTGCTCGATCTGGTCCTGGCTACGGAGCTTGCTGGCATGGCGCTTGACGAAGGCGTCCAGGATGGCATTCACGGTGTTTGTGCCGGACAGCTTCTCCTTTTTTGCCTCTGACCGGGCCTGCTCCTGTTCGGCGACCGGATCGCGATTGTCAGCAACCTCGCCAGCCCGCTTTTTGGCGAGCGTACGGGCTTGCTCCGCCGTGAAGGCCGACCCGTGAATACCAAGGCTTAGCCATTTCGAGGCGCCGCCACCGTTCCGATACCGGAACCCGTAGCTCACCTTGCCGCTCGGCAGCGCCCGCGCCACGAAGCCCTTGATCTCCGTGTCGTACAGGATGTCGCCCGGCTCGAGCTTGTCCACGCTGGTCTTGAGGATCTTCGCTTGAATGCCGCCCATCGTGCACACCAAATCATTACGGGGTCTCTGTGCACACTCTATGCACACAGCCACAGGTCAACACAAGGAAAAAGTTGACAACTGCCGGCAATCAACAGAAAGCTAGCTTCTACAGTGATTTAGGATGATTTAGATGAAATCGGCGGCGATGAAAGGACTTAGCCTGTGTGCACGCCTGTAACTTTTAATCATGGGGTCGTGGGTTCGAGTCCCACCGCGCTCACCAATAAATCCAAGCATCTCCGACATTTGAGACGACCGGGGACGCAACACTTCTCTGCTCGGGGACGCTAACACGTCTTATGGGTAAGAACGACCCGCCGGGCGCGAACCGGCCGGCCTTGGTCATCGGCCCGTGGCACAGGCCGTGCAATTTGCTTGCTGCTGGGGATTTCAGTGTCCCAGTTCAGGAAGAAAACGCCGCCGGGCATGTATTTGTGAGACCGGCGGCGTCTTTTTTTGGGATTAGCGCGACCTAAGCCCCCAGAAGGCAATGAGCAGCAAGGCGCAGGCGCCCAGTCCCATCAGCGATACGACGGCTTCCAGCATCATGGCCGAATCAACTCCGCCCGTTAGGCAGCATGCGCGCGAGCGGAGTTTTTGTCGTCGTCAAAGGCGATATAGTCGCCTGCCAACTAAGGTTCGAGCGGTGTCATTCGAGGGGTAGAGCGAGCGACGGCAGCGACTTATTGGCCTGCCCGCAACCTGTTCGTCCCTTGAGAGGCAGAATCGAAGTTGAGCTGGCCACGGCCACCGCAGTCGTCGACCGGCTCATGAATTGGGCCAGATTGGCGTCCGATGACCACTCCACATAACCAACGACTGCAAGGGCAAGCGCTGCTACGACGAGAACGCCGAGCACCGAAGCGGTCGCTACTCCGGGCCAGCTTTCGTTGCTGAATGATGGCAT